TGTCAAAATATGAGAAGTTTACAAACGCAGACTGAAAGCCACGGGCAGCTGCAGGTTGGTTTATCGTGTAGATAATCTGCTGCCAATATTGTTGGATCTCTTTTAAGATTGTTCTAGGCTCACCACTTAGAGGTCTCTCAATAATTTCATCTTGACGAAGATAAAAATCATCTCCCCACTCTTTCTTGCAGAAATAAGTGAAATAAAGTAAAGCCTCGCTTACTGCAACTGCTCCAGCAAACTGAGAACTAATTGCGAAAATCATATTACAAAATATACCACAGAATGACTTTAAATTCTTTGGTGAAGCTGATAAACCACCAAGGCCTTTAATTCCATCCATTAAAAATGGGTACATTGTAACTGAAACGCAATATGGAGCTACAGCACCAGCAAATGAAGATTCATCGTGCTTATAAATAACATGATCTTCAAGATCTCTAATATATCGTTTTGCATTAAAGTCTGGATAAAGCTCTCTAAGCTTATTAACAACCATTGCTCGTGAGATTCTAATGTTGTCTGCTTTATGCGCTTCAGCATTTAAGATAGCTATGTTCTTATTTGCTACATTAGAGTTATCGTCCACTGTACTATTAGCAGCATTTGAAGCCTGCTTAAATTTGTTAATAAACTCAATTTTATTTCTTACAAACTCATCCTCCACACTATCGTTCACTGAAAGCTCGATGATTTCACTTGAATTTGATACATTATCTACAATCATAAAACAAATTCCCCTAAACGCAGATTACTATGCACGTCGATGACGCTCTTTTCTCTTCTTTGTATTATCTTTTGATATCTCTGGAATTGTATCATCATACGGTCTAAGTCTACGATGCTCAATAGAGATAAGATAATCTACTCTAGGATTTACTTCATAAAGACCGTACCAAGTTGTATTTTCATTAGTCAAAGTGTGAACATATTCTAAAGCTTCTTCTTTTGTAGTAAAGTCCATTGTTATTTGTTTATATGGAAACTTTTCTATCATTGCTCTAAATATGCTAGGTTCTATCTTTGTCTCTTTTGGTTTTCTTGCCATACTAATACTCCATGAATAAGATGAGCTATTATTGAATATACAAGAGATCGAAATGTGCTTTAACATAAAGCAAAAGGGAGCAAAGGCTCCCTTTATAATTAAATTTCTATGCTAATGACAATCTATAACTACGGCTCTTCTGTTTCATCTTCAACATTTATTATTAAGCTAGTACTAGATGTAGGCATAAAGCTAATCTGATAAACAGCTACAGCGCCAGATTCGGCTTTAATGTTATCAGTGTCTTCATTGTCAGCCGCCGGAGATACTTCGATATTTTCTACACCGTCTACTGGCTCGACACCAACTTTCTTCATAGGATTATATACGCCTACAATAATAAAATTAGCGCCATTCGCATTACACTCAAGTGAACTACCCCATGTATTTGGCTGCCATGTGTTTGAAGAACTGTCATATTTATATAAATATGATGTTATTTCACTATCAGGTTGATCACCTGGACCTGGCATTGCAGAAGTACTAACTGTAACTTGTACAGTAGTAGGTTCTACAGCAATACCGCCATCATCTTGATCATCAATAATAACGTCTGCACCATCATTTAAAGTTGATGTAATATCATCAAAGCTAGTGTCAGGAATTCTATTTACTGATATAGGAGTAAATCTAGATTCTGGTACTCGTTTAGCTAATTCATTATATGGAGCATCATTTCCTAAGCACACATAGAATGTAGCTAGAGTATCATTGGCTGGGATAATTGTATTGCAGTTAGTAGTAACTGATTCAAATAATTCTGTCGAGCCCTGTTTAATATAAACTCTGATTGAGTCAACTGAAACTGATTCTTTAAACGATATCTGACAATCTGCTGATGCAATGATCCAGTTATTATCTGATCTAAGCAAAGCTGGACCTGAGCAAACTAACTTTGTATTGACGTACACTACCATTGATAGGTTCTTCACTTTTTCTAGCTTAGAAATAAACTCTCTTACACTAGAACATTCGACTCCATCAATAGTCAGACTTTTACGTACAGCATCTTCTAACTTCATTTTATATCTCCATTATGAAACTTCTTCGATTGATTTCTCAACTTTTAATATTCGATATTCTCTATCATCACTAGACTCAAGCTCATCTAGCTTCTGCTTTGCTTCAGTAAAAGTAGCATATGAGCATATAAAAATATATGTATCATCATCTTTATCTTTTACCTCAACAGAGTAGTATAGTTTATGTTTTGTAAACATCACTAATCCCGAACGTATGATACATGGTCACATATATAGCTAACATACTCATCAAGAGATTTCTTGTCAACGCCATCTATGTGACTTTCAATGAAATGCTTGACTGGAGATCTTAGCATCTCTCGCTTAGTCAAGTGCGGATCAACACCGTTCAGCTCAATAGTGAGATACGTTTCAATGTCATACTTATTTAATACGTAATACATGAACGGCTTCATCATAATTCACTCTCTATAGCATCTGTAACAAACAGCTTTGTAATTATCCCATCCTGGATCTATAACACTCTCAGTCGTGTCTGGAGTTACTCTCTTATTGAATGAAGCGTGTTTGCCGCACGTTTGGCAAATAGTCTTCACTTCAATTATCTCATCGGCTAATTCAAATAGCCGCTTTGAAGCTGGAAACAAATGAGTAGTAAAATCAGTTCTTAAGCCAAAGCACAGCACATCAATTTCTCTATCAACTGAGAAATTTCTTAATTCATCAATCTGTGGCTCAGTTAAGAACTGACACTCATCAATGAGAATTACATCTGCATTATTTATCAATTCACTATAGTCATAGATACTATCTTCTTTATGTATAACAATGTCTGCTTTTCTTGGAGGAACTTGAGCTCTTGTTTCAATAAGCTCACTTCTAGTGTCTAGTGCTGGTTTTACAGTGACTACATTCCAACCAGCGGTGTCATAGTTATGTGCTATCGCAAGTAGCATCATAGTTTTACTACTGCTTACAGTGCCATGATAGAATATAAGTTTTGCTGCCATAAAGCCCTCTAGATAAGCTTGTTAAAACCGAACATCTCACAAAGATCATCAATCACTCTATTTGAACTATTACCATACTTTTTTGCATGATCGCATCTTGACTGATAAGAAGCTCTATCGTTTTCAATTTCTTTTTCAAGAATATCTCTACACTGCTTTACGTTATTAGAAATAATTCTAATAAGAGCAAGCTTCTTCCACTGCTCAAGATTTGAATCACAAATCAATCCATCAGTGTAGCTGCTTTGCTTTCCAGCTGAGTCCCATTTATAATATTCAAATGCTGTAGCAAGCTCATCACAGAATTGAATAGCTTCTTCTTTCTTATTCTCGATAATAGCCTGAATTATTAAAGCTTGGTAGCAGTTTGGGTTGATCATATTAAAGATGTCAAACATCGTCTTTCCATGACTAATTGCATGGTTACTCATCATCAGATCCTCACTAATCACTAGATTTTGGTTTTACTAAGTTTTCTATAATACTTCTTTACATAGAATCTGAGCATTCCTTTTGGATCATAATCTTCTTTTTCTCCAGTCTTCATATGATCTAAGGCATTCTTCTCAGTAAGCCAGTAGCATCTAAAGTCTTTATAATCTGGGAAGTCTTTCTTGAATGATGATATGATATGATCAAAATTGCGATTAAGCATATGATCAAAGTTTGTTCCAGACTTCACATTAAGAAAGAAGTACTGTAAGTATTCTTCAAATGAAACAATCTCATTGAACCCAAGATATTCATAAATTCTATCTAAAATCTTCTTTTGTCTATCATTGCAAAGATTGTATCTATCCATAACTAAGCTCCTACAAAAATAAAGGCATCATATATTTGATATACATATGATGCCTTCATAACTTAATTATCTGTAATGAACACTAGAATCCTATGACATAGCCGAATCTGTCTATCGCATGCTTATCCGCTCTAACTGAGCCCTTGATGTAGTCAACAAGTAGCAAATTGAATCTATCATCAATGTTACCTTGATGCAATATTTTATCATCACCACTAGTTGTATAGTATGCAGGCGCAAAGTTTAGAATTTCACCACATTCGTCTGGTAGTGTATCTTTGAAATTAGATTGCTCATACTGGCCAAAGTTAAACAAATTCTGATGTACTCTATAGAAAGCTTTACCATCTTTAACACTGCCTTCAACAATCTTTTTCTTTCGAGTATAGATAGCAATTTGTCTTGGAATAATATTCTGATCAAGCTTAAGAACTTCTTGCATATTACGTGGATTAATAGTCGACGTAATAATTAGATGATGCGGTAGAACATTATCCTGGCCAAGCTTCTCATCTGGAGAAACGATCTCCCAATACCTGTCTCCATAAAAGAACTGCCGTGATAAGCCTCGATAATTACCATCTTCATCAGTACCGATGTCTTTAACAAAATCTACTGTACATCTTACTGCGCCAAGAAGTCCAACTGGGACACATGCTTTTATTCCTGACTTAAGATATAGTGCATTATGTTTAAGAGCTCTCCCACGTAGAACGAGTTCTGAAAAGTATTGAGCAGCTGGCATTTGTATAAGTGGACCAGTAGGTGTTAATGGCTTTGCTATATCATCATCTATTCTATACCAGTTGAAAGTCTCAGTCTCTCCAGATGGCTGCACATAATAGCGATGGAACTGATCACGTGTTATGTCTTCTGGAGCACCTTCATCTTGACTAATAAGAACATCATCTTCATTATAGTGCTGCCAAACACAGGGGAACGGCGGTAGATATTCTGCAGATATTTCTGCAAGACTACCAAGTTGTGGCACCCCATTATTCAATTTCTGTTCAACACTATTTTCTTTTATGAAGTATTGATTCACACGCTTATCATCAAACTGATTATTAGTGACAGTGTTATCAGTTATGATAGATGTGTTGTATGGAGCAAGAGGAATTTCACTTTGAGAATCCCATAGATGATTGCCTATGCCAAATAGCATGTATGTCTCATTATTTTCACCATCGAGAATCTCTTTGAATTCTCTAGCTTTCAAGTATCTTCCATAGTTAGTATATATTGCCATAGTTGTTAGTCTCCATTAATAACTCATGCTTATTTAATTCTCATCACAAGTAGAACTCCGGTGCTAGAGCTTGCAGATAAAACTGTAAAAGCTACTCCGTTCTGCGGTACAATTTCTGTGTCATTGCCAAAAAATATGCTTGCTTCAGGATCAGTAAAATCACATAGTGCTAATGAAATACCTGAGCGTAAAACAGGCGGGAAAAAATCATCACCTTTATCACCACCAGCGCCATAGTTCATAATGCGCCATCCATTAACGCCAGATTCTCTCACAATTTGAGAACCGTATCGTAAATAATTGAATGGATTTACATCAGTTGATAATAAGTTTATAAATCTAACAGTTAAAATGCTACCAAGAGGTGGCATAATTGTCTGCGTTCCTCTAGCACCATGCTCATAGTCTTCATCAGATGCTAAATAATACGGATAATAAGGCATAACACCATTAAAACTTTTAGCATATACATTATCGAACGGTTTAGACTGGCTCCCGACATTTGATGTGTAACCATTGTATGACATTGTTGTGTAGACTATATAACCGCCATTATGAGCAAGTTTGTTATTAGCTGCGCGTATTGTAACCCATGATTTAAGGCGGAGCACACTCATAGTGCTACTTGTAGTACTACTATGTGTTAATAGTATTGGTTTAGAACTAGTGTGTAATTGGTCAATAGCATTGGATATTGAACTAATAGTATCTTCAACAAGTTCATTAATTATCTGTATAGCTGTTGAATAGTCATCATATGCGCTAGTGCCATCTATATAGCCATCACTTTGAACCATATTAATAACAAAGCTATTATAACCAATTGGCTGAATATCATCTGTGTTTAATGTGCTGCTATATGAGTTAATTACGTTTAATTCTTTAAATCGATTTTCTGCTGTGCCAAGACTGTATTCATCATCAATAGGAACCACCTCATAAGGTCGTATAATAAGCTCTTCACTAAATATATCTAGCTCATCACCCTCTATTATAGTGAGGCTAGTGTCATCTTTAGCCGCGCATGTAACACCAGCTGCATTATTCTTAACTCTAGCTGCAATAGTCACTTTAGCGCCGTTTAAACTGCTAGGTATAGTTGAATTATCTGTGGTTGCATGCGCAAAAATAACTGCGCTATTATTATCAGCTCTTGATGACATAACAGTACTATACACTATTTGTTCAGTTGATTCAGCGCTTCTTTTACCAGCAGTAGCTGCTGAATACACACAAGCAGTTCTAGCAGGATACACATTAGTATCTGACCATGATATACGTGACCAGTTATTTATACTATTAGTAATAACATTTTCAGTAGGATTGCCAATATCAGCGCCGCCATCTATCATAGACGCTGTCATGACTGAATGGCAAGCTCTGTTGCATTTTCCAGCCTGTATTGGCTCAGTAGATCTATAACATGATGTTGCAACGGCAGAATCAGAACCAATGCTCTTTCTAGAAGCATGTAACTTTGACCCTCTAAGAGTGCTATCATGTAAATCAACCAGATTTGACGTGTCAGTATAAACACCATTTCTAAATTGCACTGGGCTATTAAATGATTTATAACCCCAAATCTCTTGGTTATAAGAACCATCTACATTGTAAGTATTCATATGATGTTCATTTCTTTCATCAAATGAATTTTCCATATTACCAGCAGTAGAAGTTGATGTAATATCACCACGACCATTAGTCTGTGAATTAGAACCTGATACAATAAGTTGATCTGGCGAGTAATTATATTCATCAGCCTCTGCAAAGTGTAAGTTACAGCCATGCAAATCACTATCACTTTCACTATAATCTTCTTCTACAATACTCCAACCAGTTGGTACAGTATAACTGTTTCGCCATTGATCTCCAGTACCTGTTCTACAATAAAATGTACCATCTGTAATATTAGTCTCTATAAATGAATTTATATATGATGGTTTTGCATAACAGTATACTTTCTTAAGTGATGTGCAGCCATAAAACATGAACACAGCGCACCCTTCTAAATTAGTATTAGTATAGCCTATAACTGGACTTTCTTCTAAAGAAGTGCACCCATTAAACATATAATTAAAATGTGAGTTATGCTCATCATCTGGGTAATCCATTTTTAGTGGTAGCTTTGGTGGAACTACTAATGACGTACATCCGTCAAACATGTTCATGCATGACATTCCATTTGCGGTACACTTTGACATATCAGGTGCTTCTACTAAGCCAGTGCAATGCCAAAATAAATCAAAGAAGTCATATTCGCCTACGGTATCTATGCTTGATAAAATTAAATCTGAAGCCGACGTAATTAGTGGGTTAGCGCAAAACATTCTATTAAATCTATAACCCTGTGACTGATGTATCATTTTGCCACGCATAGATGAAATATCACCAGATAATATAGCTTCTATATTTCCAGTACCCGTAATATTAAAGTATGTGTAACGGTTTATATCGCCAAATCCAGGATTATCTGATTTAATCTGTATACTTTCACCGCCATTAAGTATTAGTGATGCTAATACACTATAGCTACTACAATCTCTACCAAGATAGTCATCAACATGACGGCTTGTATCAATTTCATCATGAAATGTCCACATGTCATAAGTAATCCAATCTTCACCAGACTTTTTAATATCATACGATGGGCTATAAGACTCCCATGATGTGACATCGCCAGACATTCGTAATTCAACAGTGAGTGTACCAGAGCCTTTGGCTGTAATTGTTAGCGGTTCATTATATGCAAAGCTTCCTAGCGTACCTATATGAATATATAGGCTCAACCCATCAATATAAAAATTGTTTACTCCAGCTTCACCATTAATAGGGCTGCATCTATTTGTTAAATACAGCCCGTTAAATTCTAATGATATATCACTTTCATATGTTTCATATAAGCCGCCAGAGTGTATTCTATTGTCTATCTTTTTAGATGATTTTATTATATTATACTTTGCAAATAAAGCTCCGCCGAATGATGTTGACATAGGTTCAAATTCATCTGCATCAATGCGGTCTTTAATATTACCTTTTTTATCAAGAACGTATATCGGTGCCCAACTACTAGTCGAAGAATTATATTGGTCTGGAAAATTTGCAAATGTAAACGATTCACCTTCAAAGGGTTTGATTCTAATTGAACCCTTTAGAGGCCCTAGTTTCCAACAGAAATAACTATCATATGTAAAACCATAATCAGCGAATGCGTTGTTTACTTTAACAGATTCAATGTGAGACTCAAATCCAAGGCCATTTTTACCAAGGATTTCATCCATTGTAAGTTTTCTAGTTTGCCCATAGTAGACATTACCAGAAGCTTCTATTGAAGGGTATAGCAACCTTGCTAGTGATTCATAATCATCTTTTGGATTTATTGCCATATCTATATAACTCCTACTACATAAGAGAATTTGACATAAAGCATTTTACTGCTATAGACATTTGATATTCTAGTCATATACTTACTATACATCTAAGAAATGATTGACTAAACATAGATACAATAAAGCCCTAGCAAATTTGCTAGGGCTGAGCATTAGCTAATTTATCATTATGAAATCTATGACGCAGAAATGTTGCTTCTAAGTCTATAAAAATTACTAAAGAACTTAGTGCTAACATCATCTGTTCTATCTACGCTATACTTATCATAGATATAATATAGACCGTCATTTAAGCATATATAGCGTTTCCTATCTGGAGAATAACTAGTAGGAGGAGTTTTTACAGTTAAAAAGTTAACCAATCCAAACGGATTAGAACTAATGCTATGATTTAGTATAGATGCATGTGTTAAATACCAAGTAGTGTCTATCTTTGTGAATATGAATCCACGTACACCAACATAGTTACTTGAACTATCATAGAAATTAAAGTTTATGTAGATCATACTGTTACAAAGCTGAACAACACTTAATGGATAACCAGAGTCTACAGTTGATTCGTAGTAGTCTGAATTATTATGTATGTATGAACCAGGATTGTTAATAAACGTGCGAATAGCTGACTTGAAATTTATTCTATCAACCACGTCCATAGTAACTGTTGATGATGATATGCTCTTATATTTCGCAAAGTATATATAGCCATCGCTAGCTGAATAGCTTATCCAGCAAAGTGCTACAGTTGGTGTTGAGCTAGATAAATTATCATTTAAGGCATATATAGTACAGAATGGCTCAGAACTACTTGTTGATATAGAAGCTGACTGTGTTGGCAATCCACTATATGTGGTACTAGTTAATTTAACATATCGTGTCACAGATGAACTACCACTGTAAGCTGCTGCAGGAAGACCATAGCAATTAGCTGTATCGTCATTATTCGCATATCTAGTAAACACAGCTAATGGCGTAGAGCTATTTATAAGAACGCAGTCATATATCGAACCATTACTATAGTTCATTGTACTAGAACTACTTAGATATAATCTAAGATAGCTACCATCTGATAAAAGACTTCTACTAGATGATACGTCAAATCTCTTAAGATTACCAGCATTATTATATGGAAGCGCAACTGGAGCCATGTCTCTAATAACAATAACTTTTCCAGCAGAAGAGTCTGCTGGCCATGAAGAACTACTAAGTATATTTGTAGCGCTACTAGCATTACCAGATAAACTGCCACTAAATGTTTTACAGCTCAATGTTTTAGTGCTTGGATTATAGTAGACATCGCTACTAGAAGTAGCTGTGTAAAGCTTTTTCTCAGCTGGAACGCTAGTGCCAGTGTTGACACCATTAGCAAATACTAGTGGGTGTTGTGAGTTAGTAGTTGACCCAGTAACTTGCACAAATTTAGCTGATTGCGCATAGCACTGACTATCAATCATGCTCCAGTAAGATCCATCATACACTAATTCAAAAATACTATTTGCTGGCCATGAGTCAAACACCGTAGATCCTGGAGACATGCCATTATACATCTTAATGTATTTAGCGCCAGTATTATTCACATTAAGAGTCGGAAGATTTGTTAATGTTGTACTATTAGTGTTTGTGAACTTTACAACAACACGAGCACCTATTTCGAGCTTAAATGAACTGTTGTTGATAGTAACTACCTTCGCTGCCGTAGCTGCTGGAGTTGTACACTCTCCATAGTTGGATATGATATTTACTTTTATTGACTCCCATTTAGTCCCAGTATACCTAAATGTTTTAAGAGAACCAGCATCCCAAGTTGAAGTATCAGAGCCGTCAGCAATAGCCCTAGCGCCGGTTGAATTTACATTTAATGACACTTCACTTGTAGACGTATTAGCATACGTAAATAATACGGTTATAATGGACCCTATAGTTAGCGTGAATCCATAGCATGCTACAATACGAGACGACCCTGAGTTTGTGCACGTGCCATTGTAAAATGGTCCAGTAGAACCATCTTCAATAATACCGAAAATACTATGAGCAGTATCTTCTACTAAAGTCCCATTAAACTTACCACCATAAAAGTCACTAGCACACACGCCAGAAAACTTATAGTTGCTAAACCCTAACCAACCTTTTCCATTTTGACTAGGTCTAATTGATGGGTACGCATTATTATTTTCACTATTGCCTATAATTAAATAGCCACTAGATGTATTTTCACCTGAGGCGTATATATGTTTCCATTGCCACGATGTGCTTCCCAAGTCATAAGTGTTTGAAGCATTTGGAACTATATCATCATATGATATTATATAATTATTATTAGTTGCAGAAAGCTTCGTTGTCTTCGTTAAACCACTTATATATGATAGATTGCTTGCATTTGTAGCTGTTGATGCGTTACCAGTAAATTCAGTACCATTAAATGTAGATGCATATATTTCGTTCCATCTTCCATCTGTAGTGTCACTACCAATGTTTAAAGTACTTTCTGTTGGTAAGATATTTCCAGAATGCTTAGTGTCATTCTTAAAAGTCTTTTCTCCATAAATATTTTGCGGATCTCCAGATAAAGCACTAGTCGCAGAATGTGTAGTCACAGATCTAGCGTCAAAGTCTTCTCTTGCAGTAACCTCATCATTTAATTCTTCAGCTGTTGCATAAACATCATCCATGATAGTTAATGTAACATTTGTAGGATTTTCAAAATTATCTACGCGAATCCCAAACTTCACGAATAACTTGTACTCTGGATCAACACTTTTTGAAGAAATAGATGTTTGAGAACCACCGCCTCTACGAGCTACAAATACTAGTTGTTCTGATGGATAAGTAGTGTCTGTCTTAGCCCATACACCGAATAAGTTAGCAAGACCACCACTCTGATACGTATTATTGTCTATTTGACAGTTTATACTAGCAGTCTTTGTATTATCATTTACAATATATGAATTAACGTTGCCACTACCAGTGTACTGGCTAGAATTCTGAACAATGGCAGTTAGAGCTTTCATATCACTAGCTTGTTTATCATCTACATCCCAACTAGACGTAGCAGCTCTAACCCAAGTTATCTTTTCTCCACTAGCAGCAGCTGTCAGTAAATCTTGACCAACATTTGTTATATATGAATTGAGAAACGCCATGATATTACCTCTACTCTTCTATAATACCCAAATTAATAAAGACTGATTCTGAAAGCTTGTTAATTGCACCTTCTTCAATAGTGTTCAAGTTTACTGTAGTCTGTCTAAATGTGTAACCTCGGTTTAGATATTCATCTCTTGGGAGCCACCAATTCTCTTCATCGCCATACACCAAATCTCTTGTTCGCATATACTTTGGATATAGCTCTACAAGTTGTGAGTTCCACATACCGTCTCCAAGCTCACTCGGCAAGTACTCTTGATTATCATTATTAGCTCGAGCACTTAATTTGCTAACTGTGAAGTCAACATACGCAGCATCCAATCTAGTATACTGAATTACTTGTCGATTGATCTCACTTGGCTTAAATGCAAAGTAAGCTCTATCTAATCCCTTATTCTGAGATCCATCTTTATGATAAGTAATTATAATTTCGTATTCTCCGGTATCTTCTAATGTTATAGTAAAATCATTCCACGAATACTCAGATAGAATAACTGAACTTGAGCTCGTACCAGATCTATAAAAGTCATGACTAGAAATCACATTTCCAAGCGAGTCTCTAACTTCAATGGATGGGTAATCCCACATAGATGTAGAAGCTGGATTACTTGGGATTTCACCACAACCCATTATTTTTACGCTGAAGCTAAATTTCTTCGGTACATAAAGCTTGAGCTTCATTGATGCAGTACTATTATGAACATGATAGTTGCTATAACTCTTAAATACCTCATAGTCTAAATCATTTAACAACCCAACTATGTAGCTATCATTTGAATCAGCAGCGTCTGTACGCATCCATTGACCATTAAGATCAATAGACACACTTTGATTATTTAATTCAACTTTATGAGCATCGCATACTAGCTCGTAAGTAGTTACACCAGAATCATTGTTTGTAAACAGCTCCATTCTTGCTATGTCATAATCTACAGGCTCACCTTTTTCATTATATATTCCAAGCACATGATAATCTAGTGATGATGTGTTCGTGCTATATTTATATAATTCATCAATTCCAAAGTTAGTATACTTTGAATGAATCCAACCGATTATACTTCCAGCCGTTATTTTTAACCAGCCTGCTGATTTATCAATTACAGTAAATGTTTGATTATCATTTAGTGTACCAACTATCTGAGTTGGTTGTCCGCCCTGACCATTAATAAGCGGGTTTGCATATACATTTATTGGAGATGAGCTGAAGACAGCGCCTTCATTATCTTCAAGAGAACTTGATCTTACTTTATATAAATAATTATGGAACTCATGAAGTTGGATGTCTTTCTTTGTTTTGCTAAACCATAGACGATGAGTGTTTACAGTCTTGAATGTAACATAATTATACTCATTATGCGCAACACGAGTAAGCTCATTCAAGTTTACATACATTTCTCCAGTACATGGATTGCCTTCAATGAAAGCGTGTGGCTCATAATCATCTGAGTACTCACTTTCGCCATCATAGTATGGGCTACTATCTCCTTGGCCGTCATCTGTATACTTGAGCAATAGATTGTATGACAAGATCGGATTGTACCAAATGTTATCAAGTTCTCCGTAGCTGTAAACATCTACTGCAGATCTCAGACTATCGCTCAAGTCTTTGTTGTCACCCTGATTATCATTAGCAGCTCTAGTGTAGCCAACATATAATGGGTCTAGCTTCCCTACAGTTGGGCGATCATATGAGGTGAATGTTTCCTTAGATACTGGTGGTTCATTATCAGAGACAATGCTCTCGTACTCTTCTACATTGCTTCCATCTGGATTTGATAGCTGAGGTCGATTCTCATTCTGCTTTAGATTAAACCAATTGAATAGAGAAGATTTCTCATTATCATCTGTATTTTGCTGAGCCATGTCAAAGAATGGAGTTTTCTCATTCCAAAATGGTTTATATGTCTTTATATGATGAGCTTTGTCACTCTCTATCAAAGCATCTGTTGCTAGAACGTCCCATCTATATGGACCAGGTTCGTCACTCTTCTCATCAGTGTAATCAATGAATTCATTCTCATCAATAGAATCAGTAAGTGGAGCTAGTGTACAGTAATTAATTTCTCGCTCAGTCGTAGATATAAATGGTATGTCAATAGTTACGATGTCGACATCACAATATGGACTTATTCTAGAAATAACATCTTCAGTAGAAATTCCATCTGGTATTTGCATGCGTATTTCATCTCCATTAATAATGGAAATAGCATGATTAGTAGCTGTCTGATCATCAAGGTTAAAAATGCTTGCTAGCGTCTCTTTAAGATTTATAAATACATCATCTCCTAAAGCATTACTAAATGAAGCTGCATAAGATGTGACTGTAGTAGTTACTGAATCTTCAACTATTTCAGTTGTATGACTATTTATAAAATCATATACTTGTTCGACAGTGTATCTATCTTTATCAAATGGAATACTAACTGGACAATTTCTTATTAAAGCAATAGCCTCATCAATGCTAGTTATCTGACAAACGGTTGCTATTACTTGAGCAACCATCATCTCATAATCTTCATTATATGACACAAGAGTTAAGTGCTTATTGAATAAGAATCTCTGTAGTCTATTCGGCTCAGATGATCTATACATACCATGAGTGTTACATTTCGTTGGAAACGTAGACTCTGTGTCATATAGCTCTGTCTGATCTGGCTCATACACTTCTGGCGTATGTAATAGACTATATGGAGCTGAATCACTTCTGCTTATCTCAACTAGGCTATCATCAGTCTCTGTGTCATAATAGAAATACTTACCAGTCTCATGAATTGGCCACGTCCCACTACTATCTAAAGTCGCCTCTGTGTGAGTCATATTATTCATGTAGTGATAATCAAACCAGTACGGTGTTCTCCATGGGGTATTAGTACCGTTTTGCCAGTCATAGTGCATTGACGCTGGGTACTTACCATCATATGACATGCTATGTGGTCTATAATTCTTGAGATCGCAGTCTTCTACAAAGGTTAGTCTATCAAAGGCTAGCATATTTACGTTGTAGAAGTATGTAGAATCACCAGGATAGACTGGCCTTGGCCATGGGATATATAAATATGTGTAGCCGGCTGGAAGTGCCTGCGCTATAAGAATATCACTCTGTAGAGCCATTGACGCAGAGCTAATTACTCTATTGTCTGAATGTCTAGACGCATTTCCACTAATATAGAAATAGCCGTCCATATCAGAACCGATTTCGTAATGTCGTAAAACCTGAATTGTTCTAAAGTTGTATTCGCTCTTTTTTGAAAATCCAGTAGACCACACTCCCTCAAACTGCCCACCAGACTTAGCAATTGCATATAGTGCATTTTGTCTGGTTCTATTATGCTTTATAGACGGGTACATTCTGTAGAACCGTCCATTTGGCAGCCAGTTATCTGTCATGTTTTCTACTTTAATATCATACAACTCTAGCTTATGGCGTATTTCGTCAGAAGTTAATTCGTCTATATCAAGGCACTTCAGCATTTCATACGCATGATCTATGACTGATAGTCGCACCTCTTCTATAGCCTCTTCTAATTCAGGCATGTACTCAATAATATAATCCGGTAAAATCTTCATTACTCATGCCTCTGTGTAAGTCGCACTTTAGATGAATCTTGATAATAGTTAGATATAGATTATACACCTGAGTCTGGGTAAACTAAAACGAGCTATCACATTTGCAATAGCTCGTTGAAATATAAATCTTATCTTGTAACTGCTTTTACCATTACCACAATGTTATTTAACACTGGCACCATATAGTGATGATCGATGTAGTATTTATCTATTGTACGATACTGGTTAGTACCATCATCTGTATCTTTATACCCTTTGAATATGTCAGTATCTTTATAGTCCCAACTTTCACTATCAAGATCACCATACGCAGCTTGATGACCAAGAAGATCTTCATATGTTTGAACTTCGCTCTCACCAGCTGGAGATATCACATAAATATTTGTAAATTTATCTGGAAATGCGTTATATTTCACTGGTTCATACTTAATCCAAGTTTCATCATCTTTAGTTGCTGTCGTACTGATACCAGTCTTTGTATTATTGTATGAACGACCTTCTGAAACACACTTATAAATCTCATCTAGATCTTCATTCTCTAATTCAAAAACTCTATTGAATGTGTTATCAACAGTACCATAAGTAGAATCTCTAACAATGCAGCTATCCATACGAATTACTTTGTCAGAGGCTTTATGTACAATGTAGTTTATCTTTGAAACCTCTGGAATCTTTTCACCTGGATCAGCTGTATAATACTCAAGTAGAGCTTTCTTTATTTGAGTAGCTACAGCTGAAACTGAAGTACCAAGCAAATAACACTCTGCCTTGACAACAATTGTATATGGGTCTTTACCATAGGGGATTAAAACAATGCAGTCTGATCGAGATGATCTCTCTTTTAAGTCTTCCCAAAGCTCTTTTCTACCATCATAATCAGCATCTGTTATAATATAAATTGTTCTTGGGATTAGCTCTGTACCTTCAGGGACTTTATCAAATCGATAATTGTCAGCATGATCAAATACTTGGCAGTGCTGAGAAGTAGCTGCTTTTATGTATGAAGCATAATCATCCTTTGTTAGTAATGAAGCGTAACTTTGAACGAACTTCTTATAGTTTTCTCTTGTTACATTCGGATTCTCATATTCAGTATAACCTTTAATCCCATCACTTAATGATAGTTCATAACTAATACCACTGAGTATACTTGGATCACTGGCATATTCTGGCAATGGTTTAATGTAATCAGATATATTTATTGCAGCTGCATTTTCTGGAGTATCATCAATCTTCTTATCAATCGTTCTAATATATCTGAATGAGAACGTATCTTGCACATCAAATAACTCTTGGTAATTTGAAGGAAACTCAATCACTAATGATATTGCACCGCCAATAAACTTTGGTGTAATCGTAAACGAAGTTTCACTAAAGCCTGATCCAATAATATCATCTACATACTCTAATTCAATATCACCGCTCTTACTACTATGTTTTACAAGTGATAATAGATTTCTGTCTATCAATGCGTCTGGAATGTCAATAGTCGAATCACTATTGATGTCGCTATATGAAAAATTAAATGTTTCAAGTGTTCCAAGTACTACAGGTACTCGTGTAATCCTCTTTGCAGCTGTGTCTACATAATTTGTGTAATTATACCAACCATGCAAGTTCTCACTCTTTGTTGGATCACCAGTAGCCTCAGCTCTAAGTGCAGCAGCATATTCTTTGTCTAGTGGCGCATAAATAGTATGCTCAACTTTTTCTGCTGCATATAGAGTATCGCCAGTGTTAGTTACTGGTATTGGGCTAAACTTATCAATCTTTAACTGAAGTTTATTACCCTGAGCCTTTGAATTAATTAGCAACGTTCCAAATGAAGCACGAGGAAGCATCATCTTATATCCCTCACGCATAGCATAAGAGTAGATTGAGGACGCTCTTTTTGCAGTAGCAACATCACACTCTCTTCTTAATTCATCTATTGTGTAATGAAGCTGATCACCCATACGAGCAAGTGATTCTGCAAATATGACAATAGGATCAGACAAGTTAGTCCAATCCCAGTCTCTAGGGAGTTTATTCCTTAAAAATGAAATTATCTCTTCTCTAAGTGTAGCATAATCTCTGCCGACAAATCTTGATACCATAGCAAAACCTTCTATGAAGCAACTCCATCAAGCACTGATAGTGTGACTTTGAATATTGTAGAATTCTTATTTAAGTTTATTGAGAATATAAGCTCTTTGTTCTCACCTATCTTATATGATATTCCAACAAGCTTGACGCCTTCAATAAGGCCAACTGCGGTCTTAATTTCCTGAGTGATAAGATTCAGTGAATAGAAATTAAGTATCTCATACTTAAGATCTCTTAAGCTACTACCGTATGTTGGATAATACCATCTAGTACCAAGTCGAGTGTTGAGAATACTAACCAGCTCAGCCCTCAGCACTTCATTATCACTAGACAAGACGAAGTTACCATTTACATATTTACCTGTGAAAGTCTTCATCTAAATCACCTATATGAATAAATCTATGCAGTATAAATGATCCATAGAATTGCCAATTGCCATACAGAGCGCTTTGTCTCCATCTTTCCCTGTATGAATAAAATCTTCGCGCTCTCTAGCTGAAGCTTGAGAATCAGTTGCAGTCATATCATCACCATCACCTGGATTTTGATCTGACCCATCATCTGTTTTAATATCTGTTACGTCAGTGCACCACGGCATAGCAGATGCTTTATCAAGCTTTAGTTCAATGTCAAAGCCATCTAATCCTGAATTGGCTGTATGTAACCCAAAGTGAGCTTTATTATCATTTACCTTAAATGTTACTTTACTATTAAATTTGATAGTAGCATTACTCGTATTGAAGTCTATTTCTCCCATTGGGCCTGGAGCTTCTATCTTTGCTGCGTTACCGGCTACACCAGACAACACTGGTGGGATAGGCCCAGCTGTACCTGGAAATACACCGCATACTGCTGGTACTGGTGGCATTGGAGCACCGCCACTTAAATTAGCTCCAGATATAATCGCATTTTGAAGAGATACTTTACCAGTTCCTTTTATATTGCACTCCTTACACTCAAACTCCATCTCATCTATTTCCATTTTTCCATTTAATGTAAGTCTACCTTTGTACTTTAAAACTGGTGGATTCTTCCAAGCAGCATATGCAGCTCTAATAGTCCATGAAGCAATTACTTTCTGAACTGTAGAACCATCCTCACCATGAGGCTTTATTTCTTTTGAACCATCGATGTTATCGAAATCGACCCACATTATACCATTCTTTTCAAAGTTCTCGTCTAGTTCATCAATGCGTCCTATAAAGCATGATAGACTATTAATTGGTATTTCTAGCTGATTGCTTATAAACATTTAAAGTCTCCATGAAAGCTCATCACGTAGTGCTCTGATCTTTATTATCACCACTGGCAGTCTCTGTTGCAGCAGCTTCTTGATTGCTCTTCTCTTCAACTTCTTTTTTATTGTTAAATACAAGTGTAGCTTCAACATTAGCTTTAATAACAGCGCCACTTAAATCATAGCTAACTGACTGAACAGTGGCGTACCTGTTCATTTCTGCTTTTGTAATTGGATGTTCTTCACCAAATTCTGTAAATACTCTAAAATTTATCTTCATCTTTGGATCATTTACAACAAATGACATTACATTATAGCATTCAAATGAAATCTGTATATTGCCACTTGAGCCCTTATTTGCGTTGGCGGCCATTGCGCTAGAAGCTACTTTAGATGAAGCATTTGTAACAGCAGAGCCAGCTCCAGTTCTATTAACTTTAGTCCCATTTGGGTTTACATTTATACTATACATTAATATAGCATTAGATTGATCTATGCTAAATGAGAACGATGTCATTGGTATAACGCACTTTCCGCCAAACTCCTGTGGTGTAGAATACGCTGGCTTAGAGCCATTTAAGACAAACACAAAGTCTGTTATATTGTTATCATCTGTCTTATTACTAGTGTTTGTATTGTTACCAACCCAATTTCTAATCTCAAATGCTTGATCTGAATAGTTATACGAACATGTAAACTTTGTTGGGTTGTCTGGATCACTATCAGACTTAAGCTTTACTTTCTCCATAAAGAAATCTAATGCCGAGTAGATAGTACCGCGAGCTGCAAGTGCGCCAGGTTGAGTCTTAAATAGTACGTAGCCAATGTTCTCTGGATAAAGGAACTCAAATAAATTATCAAACTCACTAGATTCATGAGATGCGCCATTTGCATCAATATATACTACTTTCTTCGGTATATCAGACGCAGTGTTCTTAAGAAGACCAACTGCTGCATCTATAAATCCGCTTGGATTTACATAAGCACCATCAAGATCAGATGAGCACGGGAATATAGGAAACTGCTTCCATTCTATTTCGATTGTTGGAACTGCTCCATTAAATGAAAGAGTCCACTTATCAATTACACCATCAAATTCTCTCTTTTTTGAAAAGCAACTAATAGAAATTTTTAATGGTATTTGAACAGACTTTCCAATATTGTCAGTCTGATAAGTAATGAACCGCGTAAATAGCTCATTTTTATAGTCTACTAGAGACATTGCCCCTGTACACCCAGCACTAGAATTATCTCCAGCTGATGGGACTTTTACTGAGAGACTTTGCAAGTGAGCATTATCATTACTAGAATACTTCTTGTGTATGTTGGACACTGTATACGGTTCTTTAAACAGCAATGTAACTGCTACTTCATTATAATCTTTAAACTGTGGGTACATGGTAAACTCTATAATAGAGGAATCTTAAGCTGTGTACCAGCTGGAACTGCGTTTGGATTTATTATTGCATTAAAGCGTGCAATAATCCACCAATTTACTGGAGTATTATATACACGCTGTGAAACAAGATCTAATCGATCAGCTTCAAATTCAGTCACTACTGTTGTGTTATATTTGTAGTAAGTCCTAAATAGATGAGACTGTGGAATGTCTGTCTCATCATCAACATTATAATACCTAGACGTTTGATTGTACATTGCACAGCCTCATCATTATATTATAGATGACATAAAATCAGAAGCAGCTTTAGCCATCTGCGCACTTGCATCAGCTAAACCGCCTGCAGCTTCAAGAGCCATAGCCGCTCCATTTGCGATTTTCTGCATCATAGCCAAAGGATCTTCATTGTCATCAGCAGCTTTAACTGATAAGTTCTCTGCTAATCTATTAGCTCTAGATAAACTATTTTTTAATTCAGCAGCAGCTTCTTTTTCTGAAAAATCTCCAGTAGTCTTTTGTAGCTGTACATCTTCAAGTAGTATCATCGTAAATGAAACAGTTAGCTCTGAATAATAATACTCAGTACAAAACTCATTTACATTATCAGACTTTAGTTGGTAATTGCTATCTCGCACTGCTGAAAAATCACCATTAGCATATTTACCAGTCATTGATCCACCATAAGTAATAGACACTGAAGATATATAGCCAACTCTTGAAATCCCTGGTAGTATTACACCACAGACCTTCGGCATAAGTGATCCACTTTCAGTTTCCCACGGCCTCTGAAAACTTTCAGCCATTCTTTCTATATCTTCTAGAGTAAGATCATCACTCACTGCTCTAAGTTCATCAATATGCCATTTTAATTCAAATGTAATTTCTATCTGATTTGCATTTTGATAGTATTGGTATGGGACTTGAGATCCTCTTGGAGAAATAGATTCATATGACGAAGCTGCAGTGTATGACACTGATTCTGGCTGTTGAAAACAAAGAAGCATGTTATGAGCTTTTTTAGTACCAGACTTACCATCAGTAGTACCAAAATATTCTGGAATATCATACACGATAGCTTGAACAACACTAAGTTTAGAAAAGTCACTAACTTTTCTATTGTCTATAGGGTTTGTATGCTTACTAACTGGAAAGATTGTAAATGATCTTGCATCCTGAAGAAAATCTCCATTCTCAATTCGTTGAATTAATAATGAAAATTCGCCCCATGCCATATATGCAGCCATGTACATCTTCCATATATTAAACAACTTATCTCTAATAGTTACTTCTCCAGTTGGGAGCTTATCCCATGAAGTACTTCCCTTCTCTCCAGAAGACGTTGCCTTAAATGCACTAGTGTCATTATCGTTCTTTCTCTCACTTAGAATATCTGCTATAGTATCTTTCATAGATACAGCTAATGAAGTACTTAAGTGAGTATCATTAATGAAAGATTCATCAAACTCATACTTTCTTTCTTTAAGCTTATCATATAGTGGAGAAAAATCTTCTACGATCTGCTGAACTTCAAAGTCATCAATTGAAATTATAATCGAAGAACTGCTACCATAGTTTACAAAAAGACAGTATATATCTGATGATCTATCTAGTATAAGCCAGCCAATCTGATTCCCGGTTCCTTTATTTGATGAGTCAATAGTTCCGTTGAAATCTTTATAGATATTCTTGCCTTTGAAGACTCCATATCGTATATCTGATTTGTTGTCTAGAAATTTGAATGATACAGTTTTATATTCAGGAAGACTAACTGCTTTATCATAGAGCTCTTTATCAAGCTCATATTCATATTTATGTGGAAGAATACTCAGTACATCTTTCTTATCAGATTCAGTAGATGCACCCAGACTCTCTTCAACAAGAATTCGGAATGCATCCACTGTACTATTTTTTGCACCAAGTGATAGTTTATTATATTCTAATACTGGCATAATATATCACCCTTATGCATGAGGTAGTCTTGCCGGAGTTGAAGCACCAACTGGCTTTTTAACAAACGCAGCCATATCACGTAGATACTTCACAACGTCTTTCATCGCCAAAACAATCTCATCCCTCTGTGAATTACTATCAGATACCTTCTTTGCGCTTTTAGAATTTGATACATCATATTTAACCTGACCGTTAGTCTGAGCAATGATTGTGTTTATAGCATTCTTTGAAAGATTCTGTAAAGTCTCAAGCTGTGTATCTGTTTTTGCTTTAACACCTTCAGCTACAACGTCTGTACCTTCAGCAAGATTTGAATATAGTTGGCTATATTCTTCTGGAGTTAGCTCTTTAACTGCAGGCTGTGGTGTGTTTGCGTCTTGAGGTACTGAAGATGATGTAGTAATACCATCTGGAGTATCAATCTGCTTTGTAGCTATATACTTTGAAGTTGCGGCATCAAACATCCCATCATAGAATCCAGCACCAACCATACCCCACTTAGCTTTATTATTCATTGGTACTTCAATAACGCCCTTAGACCCTTCCTTTGCTTTGAATTTACCTTTAGCATAAGAATCTGACGATCCGCTAGCATTAATCCACTTACCATTAGTAGTTATAATACCCATGTGTTGTGGAAATCCGGTCTTGTCGCTTTTATTAGAAAATCCAATCATTCCAGGTAAAGCGTCACTTAAATTAACTTTGTGCAACTTTGAGCTATTCCAGTGTGTACCAACTGTGCCAGATGGGAATTTCTTCATACCAGCTGATCTAAAGGCTGACTGAACAAGAGTATTACACACAAAACCGTCGCTGTATATAGAGTATGGTTTTCCAACTTGATCCCTTGCATATGCTATTGCATTATCAGCAATAGAGTTTCCAGATGAAGATAGAGAGTCATCAACAGCAGTTCTTATTTTCTTTTTATCAATGAAAGACATTTTACTGATAAGATTCTTTAGTACACTTGGTTTATCAAGCGGAATAATAGCTTCTCTACCAGCCTCACCTACTAAGCCAGGCCCGTGAGTCGATGAAGCTCCACCAGCATATGCATTAAGCTTTGTAAGAAATTCATGAATCTTTAATATAGTCTCTGAAGTCTTAGCTACATGTTGTGTTATTGTCTCTAATAAAGAACCAGTGTTTGGTGGTAATACTGAAACTTGTTGCTGATTTCTTGCTGAATCCAAATAGCTCTGTACATTATCAGCTTCAGCTTGATCAAATTTAATACCATTTTGAACTACATCTGAATCTAATACTTTCGCAAACTCACTGATTGCATCATCAGCATTATTATAGTGAAGACGTCTCTCAGCATCTGCCATAACTACCATTGCTTCAGACTCTGATAGATAGTTATTCGCTGCAGACTGAAGAGCTGCAAGAGCATCTTTTCTACTATTTTCATCTTTAGCACTATCAAACGCTTTTTTAGCATCTTCATAGGCTTGTTGCGCTGCACGATCTTCTTTATTACCAAGTAATCTTCGCTGAGCTTCTTCAAATTCTGCAAGCTTACTTTCATCTTTATCAAAAACGCCAGATAGTTTGTATTGCAAGAATTTAAAACCCATCTGTACAGCATTAACTAATGTAACAATTGGAGCTCCTAATGTAGCTGTAACAAGTTCTTTTACTGTACTTACAGCTGATAATATCACTTCCTTTATTACTTTAAATCCAGATCGTACTAATGGACCAATTGCATTCTGTAAATAATTTATAGTTCCTGACAACCAGCCAATAACAGTTGGTATTTTGCTAACAAAGTAATTAAACATTCCATTAATTGTTAAAACTATATTATTTACAAGTGTAACTGCATTATCTAGAGTGTTTAATACATTAGTGATTAAATTAGAAATTGCTAATAGTGGTGGCTCAATAACATCTATGATAAGGTTTACTACTCTATCAACAGTTAATGCGATAGTGCTAAGAATTTCTGAAACTGGTGGTAAAATTACATCTACAAGTTTAGTGAAAGTTTCAACAATTGGTGGGAGAAATGAGTCTACTATCTTTCTAGCAATGTCTAGTATTGGTGGTAATATTGTAACAACAACTTTATCTAAAAGCTGAAGCACTTTTGGTAATAACTGCTTAACAGCAAACTCGATTGTACTTACAATAGTTGGCATGACAGGAGCTATCGACTTAGCTAAAACATTAATTGATTCAGCAATGAGTCTAATTGGTTCAGTCAAAACAATAATAACTTCTCTTACTGAGTCAATGGCAGTTACTACTATTTCTCTAACGCCATCAATAAATGACACACCAATTTCTCTTATGCAGTCAATAACTGATACACCTAATTCTTTAACTGCATCAATGATTGGTACTATAGCATCTGCGACAGTTTGAAGTACCTGTACAATTGCTGGAACAGCTGGGGCTACAATGTCTATTAACTTACCAATAACTTCAGTTACTTTTAGTACGATGTCTCTTATTCCAGGAATTGCATCAGCTATAGCACTTCCTAAACCATCAAAGAATCCCTTAAATGTTGGAGCTGCCTCTTTAATAGCATTTCCAATACCAGACAAGTCTATGTTTGATGCAGCAGATCGCGCACTTCCAGCTAAATTAGACGCAGCAGCTTTTGAGCCAGACATGTCTATCTTAGACAAGCTTGACTTTATCTCCTGCATTCCTGATTTATCTGAGCTAGACAGTTTACTTGTTAATCCACTGATTGCTCCAGATAAAGATGACCCAGCTTTATCAAATATCCCACCACTAAAGAATCCAGAGAATGTATCTTTAATCCCTTTCCATATCTCTGGGAGTAGGCTGCCAATCCCGCTAATAATATCTTCAATGAATCCTGGAATATTTTTTATAAAGTCAGATAGTATTGGTTTTATTTGTTTAAATACTTCACCTAGTTTAGGCCCTATCTTATCCCAGTTAGCAACTATAGCGACTATAGCTCCAGCTGCTCCTAATCCACCGATGATCCATTTGGTTACGCTACTAGTGTTAAAATATATAGACTTTAATAATGTGGACACTACTTTAAACCCAGTCGATACAAGCTTACCCATATCAGCTGAATCACCAAATAGTTCATCAAGAGTGTTTGAAAATTTGCCTATTGCACCGCCTAAAATATTATTATCAAACTCTCCAAATGCTTTCTGAATTTCAAAATTAATCTTTCCATTAGATGCATTATCTGAGAGAGCCTTTTTATTCTGTTTTTCTGTGCGAACATTCGTGCCAATATTCTGACCATTGGCTTGCATATTTTTAATAGTAAGCAGTTGATTAGCCATTTGTCTAGTGGCTTCATCACCTGAACTGGCTAATGCTCTCAACTGCTCTGTAGAATACTGATTTGCTTGTTCTACTAAATGCTGGCCCTCACTACCTATTGCTTGAACTCCGCCCTGAATAGCTAGCAGAGCGCCATCAACTTCTTCTGTCATACCATTGGCTGCTCTACGATTATTAGCGGCCATCTGTGATGCTTTCTCCCAGTCAGTAATAGCACCACCAGCATACTTAGCAGTATTAGCAGAGCTCTGAGCAATTTGAGACAACACTTTATCAACACCAACTGTAGCTCTCTCTGACTCTGATACTGTAGCCAATTGCTGCTTAATAAGCTGTCTTGCACGCGGGTCAGTTGCAGCTGTAGTTATCTGCTTAACCGCGGCTGTGCTTGCTTCCATTGCGTACTTATACGCTTCAGCATCATCTAAGCCGGATTTTCTTAAAGCTGCATACTTAGCTCGCTGCTCTTCTCCCATAGCTTCAAGATCATGCCCGCCAGCCTGTAGCGCATTATAATATTCTACAATCTCAGACTTATCAAGCTTAAACCCCAATAAACTCTCTACTTGACCTTGAGCAGCATTTGCCATCACCTGAGATCTGTCTTTCTCTTCTTTAGTAAGAAAGTTTTGTCTCATTAGTTTAGCGTATTGAGTCTGAGTTTTAAGAGTATCGTTTAATACACCCAATAAAGCCGACTTGAGTGTATCAAAACAATTCTTCATAGTATCTTTGAAGTCTTTAAGAGCATTTAAATTATCTCTATTTTGTCTACCAGATAGAGCTTTATCTATAGCACGGTTATTCGCTTCAGAAGCCATATTTTTCTTCTGATTACTAGTAATGCCAGATAAAGCTCTCTGCACAGCACGATCATTACTTGCAACAGCTTTGCTCTGCTTAGCAAAGTATTCTTTCTCATTAGCCTGATTATTTAATGAGCTATCAAAATAATTTTTAGCACTTTTATTTCTATCACTATCTTCTTTAGACTTCTTAGTAAGATGCTCGTATATACCCTCTAGTATTTGATTAGCTAGATCATCAAACACTGGTAATGGCTTACTAGGGTCTATATTGAAATTAACTCCGCTATCTATTGCCATAATGCTTATCTCCAGGTAAAATAAAAGCTCTATGTAAATTTGATATATACATAGAGCTTACATACTAGCAGAGCTATCTTTGCTAATCTACTATATAAGTACTTCAAAATAACGGTTCAAGAATCGCTTAAAGTCATCAATTGATTTCTTAGTTGATATTGAATATCGTTTCAAGCATGAAATAATACTATTTGTTGGAATAAATGAAAACTCATCTTTCAATTTAATAGTGAGCTTATAATTTGAATCCTGATTACTATCAGAGTCAAGCGTAAATACACCAGGGCGTCTCATTGAGATCATGTTGTAATTATAGTCTCTAATGCTATTTACTTCATCAGATAATTCATACTGCTTATTAGAATCAAATCTAGCGTTCTTCATTATTACTGTATTTGAAATATTCTCAAACCATTCATCTAATTCTTTGCTACTATTATATGCATACGGATATGAGATATCTTCAGACTTAGCTACAAAATCAACTATACCAAGATCTGTGAATACTACAAAGTGAAAATATTTATAGCTGTCTACAACATCACCCGTTAGATTCTCAGTAGCTACTTTCTTTAATGTTGGTTGATTCTCAGCTTCATCAATGACTTGTGTATCTTCAACTATGATATTATTTCTAGCTGACTCGTTTGCTGCTATAAATGATCTACTATACGAATAATCACTATCAAGCTGACGAACATGCAGAACATAGTGTCTACTTTTAAAATAGTCGCATTCACATAGAAAATCTTTACTCATCTTAAGAGCTGCAGCATCGTTTGGAGTTTTGCTTGCCTTTGTTGACACTAACTCGAACTTACTATTTATATAATGAATGTTCTCTGTATCTCTATCACTATATGAAAGCCATGGAAGAACGTCCTCTTCAGTAAACCCAGCTGATTCTAGATTCTTATAGTCTTGCTTAGTAAATGTCTGAATAAGGTTACTTGGATTTACTTTAACCTGACTAGAAAATCTATCTACGAGTGATTTAGCACTACTATCACTAGCTTTATCAGCTAATGCTGTAGCTACAGCTGTTGATTTATTTGACTTTGCTTTACTAGACTCAGATTGTCTAAGTTTAGATAATATGTCAGCCAACCCCTCATCGATTCTGATTCCACCTACATCTGCCATACTAAGTATCTCCTAGTTAATAATATTGAAAAAATAGCAAATCTTCTTATGAAACAGCTCTATTGTCTCATTATTTTTAATCATATCTTTTCGAACAATTCTATCATTCTTTAGAAGATAAACCATGTATCTCCCATGTCTATCTTCTACATAAAACTGAAATACATAAGGTGATTTATAGAAGCTGAGATATAGGCTTTTATATCTTCCGCTAGTAAAGATGAGTTTTACATTTCTTTTATAGCGAGTCTTTATGATCGTTTGAATGCATCGACCTACGTCTTCTAACGATTTTATATAGTCTTTCTTATCTATCATAGCCATACTCAAATGCGGTTACTGTGTTGGGTCATACTATGTATTGATATTCAGTAGTCACAAAAAAGCTCCTATATGAATTATACATATAGGAGCTTAGTAATTTAACTCAATCGATTAAACAACGCCCTCTTCTGCAAGAGTTGTAGCTGTTGAATAGATTGTGTAGGTGAGATCGAAGATTTCTGCTGACTGGTAGAAAATGAGTGAGATGTTACCTTTAATCATACGATTTGCAATCTCTTCATCAGAGGTTGTATCGGTACCCATCTTAACATCATATTCTCTTAATGCGTTAGCAGCCTTCAAAGGCTCAAGAATATAATTGGTAACGTAGTTTTTCCAAGTGTCCCAAAGAACAACACTGTTGATTGAGAATTTCAATTTGTCAGTATATTCATCAATGGTGCTACGAATATAAACAAGTGTACGGGCAATATGAGCAGCGTTAAGATCTGTGTAACCAGCGTTTAGAGTTTCATTTCCGAAGATCTGAATACCTCTTGTGCCAGTATCATAGATTGGATTGATTCTGCACTGAACTAGCTGATCTCGCTGAGCTTTTGTCTTTGGATTCTTTACGATTTCGCAAGTCTCAGGAAGTGTTCCGTATTGATCACCAGCAACTGGATAATGAACACCACGTTCACGATATGAAGTCATGATGTTATTTATTACTAAGTTTGCTGGAGCAGTTAGAACTTTAACAGACTTGGCTAAGCCGCTCTCAATCTGTGTGCATTGCTGCTTGAGCCATGAATAATATATTTCAAGATAGAAGCTCTGAATTGAATAGTCAACTGTGTTTGTAACGCCATATTCCCAGAGATCTGCGTAATCTTTCTGTGAAGTTACCCAATCACAAGCATCATCTACTTCAAATGGTGTAGTATCAGCAATGCTCTTGCAGAATGGAGTAGAAAGAATAACTGTGCAGTCCTTGCGTTCACATGCAATCTGTTTTAGATTATAATGAAGTGCTCTACGCTCTTCATGGTTTGGAGCATAAACACCATCATCTGAACCAGCTCTATCTTCATCTTCCATATCACGGGAAACTGGAGCAGTTAGATCTGCCATTAGGCAACCAACGTATTTCTTGGCTTTGTACTGCTCAAGAGCTGCGATATAGTCATTCATTGAAACTTTGAATAAAGGCTCGCTAACTGTTACAGGCTGCTCTAGCTCTACTGGATTTCTTAATGGAGCTGCCCAGTTACCGCTATCTAAACAATATTTCTCAAGTAAAGCGTTAACAATTGAATTAGCTCCACGATCTTTAACTGGACAAGCACCAGCAGTGTCTTTATCGATGAGCTCAAATCGAACTGCAGTACCAAGTGATGAGTTTAGATTGTTTACCACACTCTGATTTGTTGTAGTCTGCTCAAGTTTGATCTTTGCAGAGCCAAGAATGTTCTTGCCACCATTATTCTTAACTGCAACGTTTAGATAGTAAACATGAAGTGAATATGGCTTTGTCTGTGAAAGATAAACATCAAATGTAAGATCTTCAGCCATTGATGAGTAAGCAATCAATGAGTGAGATGCTCTTGTAACACCGTTAATGTTAAAGACTTTAAGTGCACCGCTCTCGGTTAGCTTACCGTCTAATGTGCTCTTTAGTGTCTCTTTAGTTTCATCAGCAGCTAACTCATGTGTAACTGTGATTTCCAAATAACCGCCACTGAATTTGTAGTCGATCTTCTTAGGAACTCTTGGATCTGGTGTAGCTTCGATAGTAAACGCAGTTTTAAGATCATTGAGTGCAGAATTCAATAGAATGTACTCATTCTCAAGTTTAGTAGTACTCTTCAAAGTAAATGAAACTTCTTTTTCAACTGATTCATCATACTTAATAGTAGTGCTATCTTTTGATTCAGTTACTGCTTTAACTTTAATAGGCTCTGCGCCCCAAGTTGGGTCTACATAACCAAACGCTACTATATTGGTGAAGCCAAAATCTTCAAGAAGTGTGATCTCAAGATCAAATTTACCATTTGCTTTTGCAACGCACTTCCATGTGTATTTACCAGTAAGATCAACGCCGTCACTTGGATATGGATTACTATCTGGGCTGCTTGGTTCTACATCATCAGTGCCTGCTACAGAAAATGGCTCTGAGTAAAGTACAAGGCTACCAACACCTGGTGTAGGTGTTTCACCATAACCTCTTAACTTGTCTACAATATATTTATTGTTGACATCTTTAATTACCCATTTACGTGAACCAATTGGTTCATTTTCTAACTGGATTTCAGTTTCATTACCAGCTGTATCATCCCGACGAACTTGATCTGCTAAGAATGTGAACTCATAAATACCAGACTCACCAGAATTTACTTTAGCAACATAACAAGATGTACCGTTACCAACTACTTGCATAATGCTGTAGAGATCAATGTACTTTTTAGGGTCGATACGAGGATCACCGAAATTAGCAATTAAGCTCTCTGTGTCACGAATAAGAATTGGGCTGTATAACTTATCAGCATTCTTCTCTAACTTTGCTATTGGTGTAATAGCAGCAAGAAGAGGTGTGAAGCTGACTATATTTGGAACGACAGATAAGTCTTTTACTCTTGACTTAAGATGCGCTGACTCGCGTGTCTCATTTCTAATCATAATCTATATATCTCCTCAATGCGCTAAGAATTTCTAAGAACTGTTAATAATTCAAAATACTTAAGCTTGCCTTTTTTGTAATCTCGGTAGTAAGAACTAAAATCCTTCTCAAGAGTATAGTTTCGAGTATAATCAGAAAAGATACTCTTTTCGCTGTCAGACAACTTCGACCAAATAGCAGAAAATACATGCTGAACAGTAAATGGCACTATGTGTGAAGTTAATAAATGATGTGGTCTAAACTGTTTATTTTCAGCAAAGCAAAACAAATGCTCATTATGTTCTTCACAGAATAGCTTAGCTGCCTTTGTATTAGTGTTATCATGAAATGGGCAGAAGCATGATGTAGTTCTATCCGGAAAACTTATACCAGCATATTTTAATAGATATTCAAACGTGCAAAAATAATCAATGACGTTTACTTCAAGTGCAAAATCTACATCTGCCATGTCAATACTCTAATATGCAATAATAGCTGCTTTTACTGCTGGAAGATTACCATACTGTTTAATGTTTTCTGAATTTGCGCTATCATACTCAAGTACTTTAGCATTAAGTTGATCAGCAACAAACTTACGAAGCTTAAGAAAGTTATCATACTCTGTAGAATCACCATCGCTTTTGAACTTTTTGTTAATCCAAGCGCTCAAAGCACTTTGATTTTTATCACTATTTCTACTACTGAAATCATCTTTGTCTGAATTGTTTGCAGCTTTATCATCAGCAGACTTTACAGAGCCGCCAGTTAATTTGCTCATGTCTAATACATTATAGAGAACCTTAAATACAGTTTTCTCAGATGGCTTCTTAATACGACCGTCTATAGGTGCAACAGCAATACATACGGTGTTATCCTCTGAAGAATCTTTCTCAGAACCAGAGTCCATTGCATATCTGCATCTGCCTATAAAAGGAGCATTCATTGTAAAGTTACTATCTGTTGATACCAGCGTCTTTAGCTGAGAAACGATAAAACACGCAGGATTTGTATCTTTTATTGCAAGTGTTCTGGCTGCTTTAAAGTTACCTGATTTAAGAGCTGATTTAATAGCGTCAATGTTTGTAACTTTACTATCAAGTATAATAGTCCATATAGAGTAACCTTCTTTTGAAAGTGATACTTTTACATGTAGTGTAGTTTTTGCGTCATTAGTTAGCTTCTGCGCTTGATCATCTGTATTCTGCTGCTGATTATCACTTTTATTAGCTGAGCTATCAGTGTTCTGCTGAATAGGTTGCTGGACTTGGTCTTGTTGAGCAGCTTGCTGTGAAGAGCCTTGACTGTCATCTCTAGCTGGCTCATCTTCAAATACTCTGTGAAGATAACTATATGCCTCTAATATTGAGTAATTTCTAATAAAGCTATTATTATCAGAAGTAGAAGTACTGCTATCTGAACTTTGACTTGTTGAAGATGGTTGAGATGCACTGCTTTGTGACTGCTGCTGCGGCTGTTCATTCTGTGAAGTTGATTGGTCAGATTCTTGATTAGAATCATTTTCACTAGAAGTATCTACAAACTCAATCTTACAGCTCTTTGATGAAGGCCCTAATAGAAATGTATTTAATAATTGAGTCGCCTCTTTACTCTGTCTAGTATCATCATCAACTGGCTTATCAGGAAATTCGCAAACTTTTATAAAACTCATATCAAATCACTCCATAACTTATGACTCAATGTAAGCATGATTCTTACTAATATAATTAGATATATTATACAACAAATCCCTAGCAGATGAAACTCTACTAGGGTTACACGAATTCTACTTAGTTCTACGCCAAAGCATATTATCCTTAAGCATCTTCTTTTCAGCGCCAAGATCGACATCAATATAATTACATTGATCATCAAGACTGTCCAAAGTACCAAGCGCTTCACTGCCAAGAAGAGTGCTTATTAACGCTTTATGACTCTTAAATAAAGATGTCTTATATGTGTCGATAGTGTCTTTCACTGATATAAAATAGATATTTTGCTGATCATATGTAGAGTCCATTCTACAAACGCGACCGAGTGTTTGAATTACTCTACCAATCGACCAATCACAGTGAAAGCAGATTATATTATTTGACCTTTGAAGATTGCGTGACTGTGATGCAGCCTGTGAGCATAGTATGATGTCTTTTAATCCAAGATTTGATTCAATCTTTGCACGATAATCTTCTTTCTCTGCGCCAGTTAGTCGATATATATTGTTAAATCCAATCTCTGACTTATGCTCTAATAACAGCTGCTCAGCTCTTTCAAGAGAATCAATATATACAAAGTATATAAGAGTTGATTCATTACGATCAATGATTTCTTTTACTGTAGACAAAAGAAGTTTCATCTTATTTGTAACAAATGACTCATCATTGTCTTTAGTGTCTATAATTCGCTGTAAGTCATGAACCCTAGCGCCAAAATCTTTTGCATCATCTACTGGACTGCCTGGCTCTCCATCTTTCTTCTTTGATTTTTTCTTCACTTTCTCAGGATGATAGAGAATGTCAAAGAATCCTTTCGCTGCCATGGTGTAAAGCTTTTCACATTCTTTATCAAGATCACATTCTAGAAAGTTAAAATTTACATTATAATGAACACAGCCCTTTATAATAAGCTTATCAAGAACGTCATTCAGTTCTTTCATGTTTTGATAGCCAACTATTTCAGTGATTTTTCTCTGAATTACAGCGCCAAATCTGTTCTTCATTCTAATAGTTCTATCTTGTGTAATGCAATATCTTGCTCTAAACTTAAACCACGACTGAAACACTCTTGGGTACACAAAGTGAAGAACATTGAATAGACCCTCAATGTCGTTTAGCAGTGGAGTAGCTGTCATCGCAATAATCTTCTTACAATAGCATCTAATCTCCCATGCTGCACTAGCAAACACAGACTTTGGATTCTGTAAAGAGTGAGCTTCATCTATAACAAGATGGCATGTGTTAGTACTAGCAAGAGCAACCAAATCTTCGATGTATTTATTGACAACTGAATTCTCTACAATGATATATCTCTTATTGGAAATATCTTCATACTTAATAGTCTTCCCAGCAGTTACAAATATGTAATCATTTTCTGGAATCTCAAGTTTGGTACTCAACTCTTTCTTAAATGCAGCTCTTGCTGACTTTGGAATGAATAAGATACACTTATGATTGTTGTCTTTTAGTAGATCATCTTTTACATGACATAATACGCAGAGCGTTTTTCCGCATCCAGGGGAGAGCGCAAGTATAGCTGCATTCATTGATCTAAGCTTTTCTATTGAGCTCTTTTGAAGCTCAGACAGTTCAAATTTCATACTTAATAATCCTATGCAAAATAAAACCCAGCAATGAAATATACATCACTGCTGGGCTGATGCTAAATCATATGATGTGTAGTATTAAAATTCTTTTCCGTTCTCTCTATCTTCAAAAATAGAGCTGAAGCGATCATTAGCTTCTTTTGAGAAAATATTTTCACATACTTTAAGTGCCATATTTACATCGCTATAATTAGCAATATCACTATATGCTAATGTCTTACATAGATCATTTACAATCTGTCTAATACTATCTGCTGCTCTGTATACAGCATTAGCAACTGGATCAGCTGCTTCATTCTTAGCAGACTTACGATTCATCATTCTTTCTAATCTTGCAATTCTAGCCTCTAATTTCTTATCCATATTTGTACCTCACAACGCGTTTAATCTCTCTATCTTTGACTTAAGAAAATCACTTATTGTAACTTGCTCTCTGTCATAGTCGCAGGTAAGATTATCTTCAATGACATTCAACTTCATAATGTCAAAGTTGACTTTGAATTTATCATACGCTTCAATTAGCTTATCAATCCATTTCTTCTCAGAATCTTTCAGAGACTCTTTAACACAATCTAATTGATATACTGACGGGCAGTCTCCAGAATAATTTAAAGAATTTACTATGTGAGCAGCTAACTTTCTTGGGAACCTTGCTACTGGTGGATATAGAGTATCGCTTGCATCACCAGCGATTGCTCTAAAGATTGGCAGCTTTGCGGGCTCTATTTCAAAGAACTTATCAGCGTATTCAAACTTATAAGACTCTTCTGTAATCACGCGGTCTGTGCCATTATCTATGACAGTGTCTGGCTTCAATGACTGTAAAATATCTTTATCGCCTGAGATAATTTTCTTTCTTCCTTCTAAAGTCCTAGACAGCGTGAAGATAATCTCATCTGATTCATAACTATTATTAAAGTATATTTTTATACGATCATTGTGAATCAAATGAACAAACGATGATAGAGCCTCATAGACGCTTCTCTGACCATCTCTACATCTGTTGCCTTTGTAAGCTTCACCAAGAAGTCGTCTACCTTTCGTGTCGCGCCCATCAAGTGCTAGATGGACAGTCGCATCTTTTCTTACAAGCAATGACTCAATTTTCTTACATAAGAAATGAATCTCTGGATACTCTTCCCAAATCTTTGAGCAGCTGAAATAGCCCCTATATAAAAGCCATGACGTGTCGCATAAATAATGAATCATGTGCATATCCTTAAATTTCAATAATAGCTGGCTCATAAGTAACTCTATAATCTTCATCTAATATAGACACATTCTTAATGTTAGCAAGCTTTCCATTATTAAGAATTACAGGTGTAGTATTATGATCACCTGTATGAATGTGCCCACAAATGTTTAGTTCGATGTTTGATCTAAGAATATCATTACGAAGATCTACAGAACCAAGCTCCTTATTAAACTGTTTAACAAACCCAACGTTTCCAAATCGTGGTGGCTGATGTGTAATAAGAACGTCAGTGTCATCATCAAACTCATATATCTGGTTATACTGATTTGAAAACGCCCACCCGTTTGGTGATTCGCTGTTTGGGTTGCCATAAAATTTCTTTCCATCTATAATGACACTATCATGGCAAAGATAATGGACTCTATCATCTATTCTATGACGAGCAAGAATCTTATAAAGATCTTCTTTAAAGAATTTATATGTGCATGCAAAGTCATGATTTCCTGGAATGATTATTATATGGCTTGTCTTAAGAGCTTTCATCCAAGGCACATATTTCTTATCCCACCAATTAAGTACAGACATGCAGTCTTGCTGACAATATAAAGGAGACCAATCTCCGGCAATTATTACTACATCGCATGATTCTCTAATCTGCTCTAGATTCCCATGCTGATCTGAAAGTGCGATGATTTTCATATAAGCTCCAAATGCAAATACAATAAAAGGGCATAGAGATAATTCTACACCCTATAGTATACACAAATACTCTTTAATAATTAAATACCAGTATCTTCCCAATAGCGGTCAACAGAAAGCTCTAGAGTAATTGTCTGGCCATCACCAGTACCATCAAATGAAAACTCTGAACCCTGACCAAAGGATTTTGGCCAAATTCCTTCTAAGTTCCATTTACGAATTAAGCTGCAATCTGGGGAGTACATGTAAAGAACGCCATTTGTTTTATATGCACTAACTAGACCCATGAGCTTGTCTTTACGAGAGAAGACTCTCTCAAACCATTGCTGCATAACATTGATCTGATCTCTACCAATAGTGTCATGAACAGTAAGAGTAAGATCATCAAATGTAGGTGATTTAGCAACTTTTACGACATCATTGCCGTGACGTAATTCTAACTGCTCAGCATTAACTTTTGGAGCTGAAATTGATTTTGTTGATAGACGAATATGTTCTGCCAAAACATCGCCCTGACCACCGCTTAAACCAAGCTTACCAAGATCAAGAACTACTTCAAAATGATTTGTACGCTGAACTTCAAAGTTGCCAGACTCACTTGCAAAGTGAGACGCATCTGTATAAAACTTACCGGCTAACTTATCTTGTGCTGCCATATTATATCCTCCAAACTATGCTATATAGTAAATTCCAAATTGATACTTTCGAGCGCTCTAGCAAAGACCAGTCTGACATTAATAGTCACAGTCTGGTGCTCAGTAGTGTAGTCTATATTATAATTAGATAATATGCCAGACTCAATGTACTGTTCTAGAATCTGACTTTTGATATAATTCAAGCAATTATTAATGTTGTAATATGTGTTCAGCATGAATTTCTTAGTCTCAAGAAATTCATGAATAGATCTTCTCATTCTAACGAAGTTACGAGCTATATGACTAAATCTCAGGTTTGGTAGAAGTGAAAGCGTTCTATTACCATAAATTGTAGGCTTATCAGAGTCAAATGAAACTAGTGTATTGCATCTAAGATCTCGTAGTGATTCAGCTATCGACTCACTCACTATAAATTTGATGTTATTATTTGATATGTTTAAATCATCGACTGGATTAGCAGAATATACGCTACTGCTACGAACTATATTATAGAATGCTATAGATGCTAATGGGAAGTGAACTCTGTTTGGGACTTGAAGTATTGTAGAACCAACTACAAAATCAGAAATGGCTCCATAGTATAAATCACAGTTATAATTTTCTGGAAGTAGAGCTATGTGATGATCATTCTCAGCATCTGATTCTGGGCTAGAATTAATTCCATTTAAAAAATCTACAATCGAACTAGAAGATATATCTGGAGTATTCAAGTAGCAGTAAGTGTAACAGTCACTTGGAAATAATTCTAGTAATGAGCTCTGAATGTAGACTACAGAATCATAGCTCATATCATCTAGAACAGATCTAACAACTAATCCACTGTCATTCTTAATAGTGAACGATTTATATATCTTACTCAAGAGTAAGTTATGCGGCTCTGGCTTCTTCTCGCTTAGTCTTTCAATAGCTTCGATATATTTCAAAGAAGCTTTGTCTTCATCATCAAAGTCATAAATATATTTATCACTATTTATTCTGTACCAATAATGCTCACTTTTTGTATTTCGTTCTATTTTAGTTAGATCATATGCTTCATGAGTCTTTTCTTTATGTTCATCATAAGACTCGAAATATATCACAAGATTTTTGCATGCTTTGAATTCATCAATAAGTGAAGTCTCTTTAGACGGATCTGAATTTACAACCTGAAGCTCCAAGCCATCTTTCAAAAGAGTATCGATCAATAGCTGATCAGTTGTATCTTTCTTTGACGTGTCAAACACGTAGTGATTAGTCTTATATAGATTTGCTTTACTAAACGTTCGTAGAGCATCATCTCCCTGAATAAGTGATCTATTCAAGATATATAAATCTACATAAAGATCCAATCTGTTTATTGCAAATTTTGCTCGTATGATCGGCTGACAAAATTTGATGTCTGATTTTAATCTATATCCAACTGTGTCATACCCGCTATTAACAAATGAAAACTCTGTATGGCCATTATATGGCGTTCTAAAATTTTCTTCATAAGTATTTAGCATATCATCATCTATAGATGATATGTACATATAATGGCCATTTGAGACTAAATGATATGCTATTATTAAATCACAATATTTTACTGGATCGATAAATGGATCGCCATAATAATCAAGAAGCTCTTGAACAGAATTTATCAATTCGCATCTATGATCTACTGATACGTCATTACCATCTTCACCTTTGTATGAGTATACTACAGTCTTTGGTGTGTGGCATATAATCGCGCCAATGTTAGAATAACTTGAATAAATTCTATCTTCAATAACTGGATTGATCATGCGTTCTTATCCCAATTGTCATTCCATTCAGATACACCGACTATATTCTCTGTACTAGTCTGATCAACATCAGTAGTAAAGCTAACGTACTCAACAGCTTTCTGTTTGTACTTACGATAAATATAGGCGTTTAACTTAACTGTAATTGTTGCTCTATATAAAGCATTTCCGGTGTCAAAGTTTTCTAAATCTGAAACATCTTCAACTTCTTCAACTATCAAGTGGCATGCTTGCTCTTTGACTAGCTTATCTTGCGATCCATCTGATTTAATGTTGTAAAACCCAAGATAAGGAACTCGAAAGAGATTCTCTTGAAGCTCAATCATAATAGTATCAAAGTTATCTCTCTCAAATGAAATAACATCTATATAATATGTTAAATCAAAAGTAGAATTTACAACTGATACAGCGTCTTTATGGCCAGAGTCCAAAATTGTTTGATATAACTCAGGGTCCATTTTAGCAAGATGATTATCTTTAGCTGGTGAGTTACCAGTTAGATATGTCTGACCTGACTTTGCTCTAGACCATGAATTATACTCTTTAGAAAATATTGGGCATATAGTTCTACGCACAGTGATGAGCGGAAATTCAATTTCTTTCCCATCTAAAATCTTTCTATCTCTGATTTCCTTTATTGGAATAGTTGGACGCATTATGAAATGCGTATTATCGAAATAATGCTTGATTCTTTCTGTAAGAGCAATATCATAGTCACGACAATCTAACATTACTCTATCTCCTCATGATCAGTTCTAAGATAATTAGTCTTCATCTGAGACTCTTCTCTAGGCCTATTCTGCTCTTCTTTATATGTAATTAGCTTAAGTGCATAACTCATATGAAGTAAATATTGGCTTGAAACTTCTCTTACCTGATAGACATCGCCGTTTGCTAATTTAATAACACTGAACTCATGAATATTAAATTTCTTGCCACAGTACTGAAGTGGAGCAAGAGCAACGGTAGCTTCACGATCAGCATCTATTGTAGACCATCTTAGATTAGCTAATAATCTTGTATCTACATACTCTTGCAACAAAATCTTGTATGGAATACCTTTATCTAGAATTCTATCGTCGAGATACATGTTTGTGCTGTGGACATCGTAAACAACGCAGTCTATCCCAAATAATCGAAATGCTTCATCTATAAAGTTAGTATAGACGTGCTTCTCTTTATCACTGTATAATAAACTAGTCATACTATCATCTCACATATGTAGATTTCTTTTCTCGCGAAAGCTTTCTTTGCTGAATTGAATTAGTCTGCCGTTTATACTCAAGATAAAGTCTATGAATAAGATTATTTGTGTTCTTCATCTCATCATACCAGAATCGCTGACTAAGATCATAAACAGCATGATTTATAAGATCTCTATTATTGAAACGAATAACTCTACCATTTAATCCAAGTGACTCAAGAATATCTTCAGGTGTAAAGTAATTTCTACTATCATCTAAATAGTATCTTCTATCTTCATTCTTCATCAGTGAGATATGCTTTTTTAATCTGCATTTAAGATACTGAAGTAGATATTCATTGAATTGGAAATCGTCGTATGGTGATAGAATTGATTTCATATGTGTATGCAATACTCCAAATACAAAACAAGGGGTGGTGTCTAATATATAGATATTAAACGCTACCCCTTAAATTTCACTATAATAAATTAGCGATTAAATTTACGGCAAGCTCTGCGACGGCGTGATTCTGTAAAGCGTCTTTCAAGAGCTGCCAAACGATCCTCTAATGAAGGCTGATATGATTCTTCAGCTTCAGCTTCTTCCTCTTCAGCTGGAGCCTCTTCTCCACCTTCTTCTCCGCCCTCTTCTTCAGGAGGCATTTCATCTTCAGCTGGAGCCTCTTCTCCACCTTCTTCACCTCCATCTTCTTCACCTTCACCATCAACAATTGCTAGAGCTTTTTCAAATCTAGCAATAATATCTTCTAGACGAGCAAGAAGTAAATCAGCTTCAGAAGTATCATTCTCAGTATCAGTCTCTTCAGCTTCTGTAACTAGAGATTCATTTTTAACTTCATCTGTAGCTTCAGCTTTAACTTCTTCAGTTACAGCCTCTGTAGCTTCAGACTTAGCTGATTCATTTTTAACTTCTTCAGCTTCTGGATTCTCACGAAGCTTACGCATAATTGATTTGATTTCATTTGTTCTCAACATAGTTTCACCCTTATATAAGAAAGTAAATTATCTAGTAGCGTAAAATAGCCCTAATACTGTACCAAGCTTTTCTTCTAAAGCGGCTTTTTCTGTAATCCCCTCTTGCTTCAGCTCTGATCCATTAGTCTCAATAGGAGATCCAGTTATCTTTACTTTTGATCGTATTTCACCCTCTATGCACTTTACTAAAGCAACTGTATAATCTATAACCCAATTAACAAAATCCTCTGTCATCGTGTCTATAGACTTATCTGTAATTGCTTCTATAGTCCATGGAGAATTACCGCCGTCAATATACACAGTGTCTCCAACTAATCTAAAGCCTACTTGGTTTAAGTCAGCCTGAACTGAATCTGTATAGTAATTCCACAAAGCGCAATTGACTAATGAATTACTACCATTGATTACATAAAAGCCCTGATTGATTGCTTTATCAATATTGATATTTTCATCATTTTCAGCTGATGAAGTTACTCTGACTACAGCAAATATTCTGCCATGCTCAAATTGGACCGTCTTAGTATATGTAGTTATGAATTCCATATTATTAAGATATGGGACCACTTTTCGTATAGCAGTTGATATTTGCTTGTTTATCATCTCGTCAGTAATCGCGAGATCTACAACTGGATAGCCTAATCTAACTTTTACTGTCTCAAGGATATCACATCTATTAAGCATTTGATTGATGTTCCTGTAAGAATGAGATCACATCATCTTTCTTTAGCTTGCAGCTTTCACCAGTGATCTCTTTATATTTTGCTTTTAACTGCTTAAGTGTCCAAGTAGAATAATCTTCTACTTCTTCAGCTTTAGCTTCTTCAACTGGCTCTTTAGCAGTTTCACTCTCTGCAGCTGGCTCTTCTTTAGGCGCTTGCTCTTCAACTTTAGCGTCTTCAACTGAAGCTTCTTTTTCTTTAGTCAGCTCTTCTACTTTTTCAGGTTCAGCTGGAGCCTCTTCTTTAACTGGCTCTTCTTTTGGAGTGTCTTTTATCTCTGGCTTTTTATCTTCTTTAACTGGCGCTTTATCTTCATTCTTTTTATTATCAACAGGCTTAATACAAAGTGCTTTAGCTAATGAAAGATAATCTTCATACTCAAGATTAAGAACATTTGAACCTGGATTAAGAAGATATGACTTACCATTTGTAGCATAAACTGTAGTTGGCTTTTTTGAATTAAGCTTTAACTTTAACTGAATCATACGTAAACTCCTATAAATTAATAAAGTCTCTTAAGTCTACGATTTATATATAAACTTTCAAGACGTGAGAGTCGCTTCTCAAGATCAGCTAGATATTCTTCTTGCTCATCTGGCTCAACTGGCTCTTCATAAGTGTCTGTTTTATCGCTCTCAAGACTACCGGCTACAGCGTCTTTAAGCTGATCAACTTCTCTATCAGCCATTACTTCTTTTGCAGCGTCGACATCAATACAGAGCTCATTCTCAATCTCTTCATCAGACTGAAGTAAACCAACTTTTGCAGAAATACCTTTGGCTAAATCAACAACTACACAATCATCAACTAATGAAATAACAGCCATTAAGTTATCATTGTCATCATAGCACTCAACAACAGAATCAGAAAAGTCTTCATTCTTACTTGATTTCCAACTGTAATGCTCACGAAGCATACCTTCAATCTTTCTAAGAATAAAAGCTCTCTTTTCTCTAATAGATTCCATAGTAGGACGCTCACCAGTCTCGATAGCGTCATTTAACTCATCAAGCTTATCATCAAACATTCTACCACTCTCCGTTGCCTTATTATTAATATAGTCAATTAAGGCATTCTCTGCTTCTTTATCAGAATTGAAGCCCTTTGACTTGATTAAAAATCTATCTGATATTCTATTCTGCAGCTCATACTGAACAAGCTTAGTAGCAAGCTGATTAAAGTCACTAATAGATTTCACTTTCTTAGTGCTCTCTTTATCCTGTTCTTCTTTGCTTAGTATATCTGTTATGTCTATATTGTCATTAAATAAGAGCAATTCTAATGAAATAGACGCATCATTAAATGTAGGTGTAATTTCTATAGACAGCTCACCAGAGTTGCTAAATCTTGTTGGGCAAGATACAGATAAAGTATTTTTATTAATCAGCTTTGCTGGAAATAGCTCAGAGTTACCGATTGCAGATTCCCATATCTTTTTCCAATCTATATCTGGCATAATAATCTCCAGTAAGTTATTAGACAGTAGCTATAAAGAATAGATATTGCATTCATAATGATATACAAAAATACCCAGCTGGGATTAACCAGCTGGGTAAATTAGTGTATTAAATAATTAATTTAATTAGTGGCGACCAAGTTCACCATTAAGAATTCTACCACGGACATACATAGCTGGGTTGAGCATCTTTACACCATAGTAGCTAACGAGACCCTGACGGCCAACAAAGTCATCGAGCATTACAAGATCAGTCTTTGTAATTGGGAGGAAGTCCGCAACTACGAAGCCGGCATCCATATCTGAGCCCTTGTAACCAACGAGGTAAGAATCTTCTGGAACGTATGGTGAGTAAATAACTTTGATCTGACCTTCGATTTCACCAACAACGAACGCGCCATTGTTAGGAAGTGTAGCGCCAGTAGCTTTGAAATGATCGGAACCAGCTGATTTAATAATGTTGAGGCCCATACGACCAACAACAACCCAGTTACCAAAGCCACGTTTTGTTTCAAAGTTGATCTTAGAAGCACAAGCAAAGATTTCGCTTAAGAAGCTGAGATCATGTTCGTGCTGTGAAATGTAGGATGTAACCTGACGATCCCATGTTGAGGTGTTCTTGGCCTGACGCATGAGGATGCTAATAACTTCATTATCACGTTCCTGACGGATTTCAGCTGTACAAGCATTAACGAGAGCTTCTTCAACGTTGATACCATGAACTTTAGAAAGAGCATAGGAAGCGTCGAATGCGAAGTTTGCGCGAATCTTGTGAGGGACAGCTTTGATCATCTCTGTACGGAGACGAAGTTCAAGACTCTCAGTCTCAGAAGGAACGTGAGAAAGATCCTGGAAGTATGTGAGTGAAACAGTGTCTGTTGCAGCAATTGTTTCACCAGAGTTACCAAGCTCTAAAGTAAACTCACCACTCTCTGGATTAATTTCAAATGATGGAGCAGTTCCAGTAGCAGCTTTTAACTCAGTGAAGCAACCATCAGCGTCAACTCTTCCAACTACCCATGGATCATCATCATGCTTACGACGAGCACGATATGTAACCATCGCTGATTCATTATGGATGTCGATTGGAGTCTCAGGTTTTACCTTAACTGGTAAATGCATCATAAAACCAGTAACTTTTGTAGTTGAGTCACCTGACGCTGGCTTTACATTAACAGGTTCTTCACTAATGCGTTCGCTAGCGGCCATAATACCAGCATCAGCACCACGCATTGCACCCCACTGATCGATGGCGATACCATCTTTCTTAGCGTTACCACGAGTATTGCCATAGGTGTACTGTAAGAAACGAATTACACCAAGAGGAGAATCGATTGACTGAACGGAAACGATATCATCAATGATCTGGCTTGCATAAATTGCACTAACCATATCGATGGAGTGCTCAGGGAACCAGTCAATGCTATTATACTGAGAAGCAGGAACGCCATCAACTAAAGATTCATTCTTTACATTACGAATGGCTTTAAGATCTGAAAGGGCTTTATTAGTATTATTGAGAACGTTTGCAAGTGTGGCTTTAGCATCATCACTCATGCCACCACGAATAGACTCAACTACACTAATCTTGTTTTGAAAAGCTTCAACAACGACGTTATTCATATGAAAACCTCCTGAAATGTGAACACATTCTTTCTAAAATAGAAGTATCTTTTTTATCGAAAATATTTTCTGTTCTAAGACTTTCGTTAAACTTAGAGTCATCCCTAAATTTATTGATACTTAGATCATCACTGTCGTTACATTTAATAGATATTGGGTTTGATTTTTGCTGAACTTTTGAAGATGACTCATTAACAATCTTGGTCTGAGGAGCTTTAGTTCTACGCTCTTTAGCTTCAGTAATTAACTGCTTTGCTTCTTTTATAAGATTAGATAATTTGTCTTCATAAGTTACACGATTGAATTTCTTCAAAGAAGCATCTAATGATTCTGATAAACGATTTACAGACTCCAACATTGCATTAATATTGATCTTGTTCTCTCGTTTGCAGATCTCATTATCCAATGTTCTAATACGAGATTCAAATACTGGATTCTTAAATGACTTCAAAGCTGCAGATGACTCTTTAAGCTCTGATGTAGTCATTTTCTCTAAAGGTTTAGATATTGGATCAGCTTTTTCTAAACGAGCGCATTTAAAGCCAGGCTCAGTAACAGCATCAAAAGTAATAAGCTCATATGAGTTTTCAAGGATTACTTCATGGCCGTCTTTCTGAATAGAATCAGCTACTGCTCTAGCAGATATACCGAGCTTAGTACCATATTGAGCTAACGTATTAAGAATTCTACCAGTTGGAGTATCAAGAACATCAAACTCGCCATAAAGAAGATTGCCATCTCCATCTGGAACCCAGAGTCTCTTACAAGCAATACCCACTTGTGGATAGCTAATGTCAATGCGATTTTCAGGGTGACCACCTTCACCCAGCATTGATCTGTTCTTAATACACTCTTGAACTGTAGGGTTATGTAATATCCGATCTTCTACTAATTTACGTGAATAAATTCTGTTATTTCTATTGACCGCGCCGAACTCCATGCACGGGCCGACTAATGTACAAAGAACTCCAGAAGTCTTATTCTCATTCGTAGTCTTCATTTCGGATATAATTGATTCAGTAAAAACCTTCATTATACCCTCCAAAATAGTGTGTATGAATAAACTATATTTATTAGATATTGATGATTAGTTTCAGTATTGTAGGCTCTTATAATAATAGATAATTAGCATTGAAAAAGTGTGATTATACAGAAATAGCGTAGAGAAGCTTCTCTACGCTATTAATGCATTAATTAGTAATTAAATTACCAGCGAATGTTTAGTGGACGGCAATGTTTTACAAATTCCATCATTGTTGGGTTAGGCATACGAGTGCATTCATTGTCATTGCGAGCACGAGCAACAAGATGAATCTGATAATCACCTGGATCAAGATTTACTGTCTCAGCATTGTTATGAGTTGTAGCAGCGCCAGTTGTAAGAACAAAGTTAACAGTTACTTTAGTACCAGCTTTTGGAGCTGCAGCGGCTAATCTAACGATGCATTTATCAGCTGGCTCACCCTCAGCAGGCCCAACGATTGTTGGAGTAGCTCCACCTTCAACGACACAATCACCAACAACTAACTTCTTAGCATTATCATCACCAGAAGCATTAAATAGACCAGAAAGATCTAAATCAGTTGAACCCTCTGGAACAACACGAGTAATGCTGCCTTTAACAGTAAGAACACACTCATCTGTTTTAATAGCCATACTATCTTCACCAGATGCAGCTTCTGCTTTGTAGCCAAAGTGACCCTCAGCAACTACGCCGGTACCAACGTGACGAAGATGAATGCTACCATTGGCAGTTTTTGCAGGTACTGCATCAGAACCACTGCCACTAGCAGCGGCTAACTGAAGAGTAGCATCTGTAATCTTAGCTTCATTTAATAGAGCGGCATAGCCATTAGGATTAACTTTTGGTCCCCAACCTAAATCATCAAATTTTAGCATATCAAACCTTCCTTCTTAAGAGTAAGAGAAATAATTACTAAGACTAAAACGAAAACAAAGAATGTAAAAATGAATGATCACTTTTACTCTACATTATAATAGATATCATGAAATCTAATCAACGAAGTCATCATCAATAACAACATCTACCCTATCAGCACCAGAATACAATGAAGTCATACCATCAACGAATCTATAGCCTTCATTAGAAATGCCACTTCTAGGAACCCAAGTTGTAGTTACGCCAGGTATACAATAGATAGTATTTTCTGGGTGATCTGAATCGTTCTTATCATCAACTAAGCAATCAATAATGCCTTCATCTTTTGTAGGATTAAACACTTTAACTTTGTATCTAACTGCACCTCTAGTGTTATCTGAATAGAACTCACTATACGAAATATAATTAGACCCATCGAGGCTGATAATTTCATTTGTTGGATCATCAATTGCTTGACTATACTGATCTGTTGTAGTAATGTAAACAAGCTGACCATTAAGAATTGGCTTAAGAGTCTGCCAACGCATGATATCAGCAAGACCATTCCAATACAGGCTTGATTCTTGATCATACCAAACAAGTGGAGTACCTGAAGATGTCCCATCACTTGTTAGATAATTTCCATTGTCATCACGTAATATATATGGACATACATGAGTTGTGTAACCATATTTCCATACAGTATCGGTTGATTGATCCCAGTCAGGCGGCTTTATAGCAATGAAGTCCTCATTAACATACTGTATTGATGAATCATTAAAGATGTATTGGTTATCATTTCTATTGATATTAGAATAAACTGTAGCTTCGTACTGAATTAAGACCTGCCCTCTATATATTGGAGTAACGCTTCCAGCTAACATGTAAACGTTATCAGGAACTCGATCTGCTGTACGCCACAGACGAGGCTCTTCCCACTTAGAAGACCAATACTTACCATTGTAGAAGCGCATTTCGTATGGCTTTGGAATTGCTAAATTATTCTCATCTCTATATTCTTGATCATACTCATACGCTGCTACTGCAGAAGCCTTTGACGGAGTATAGCCATAGTTACTTATAAGTACTCGCTGTGATTCTCCATCGCCAGTGTACATATAATCACGATCACTATCATAAATAAAGATGCTAACTGGAACATCAATATCATACCAATTCTCGAGAGTGTAGCCATCAATAATTGATATAGGTGATTCATAGCAAGCAGCAAATAATTCTTCTGAAATAAACTCTTTAAAGAATCCTACAGCTGATGTTGGATTGCTCTTGTGAGCTTCATCATCGTGATAATTAACTAATGTAGAATAGTCATATGTAAGTGCAGAGATTGCATCTGTTTCAGCGTCTTTTTCTTTATCTATGCTAACATTACCATTGAAGATTCCGTACATGAATGTATCTTCATTGTCGTTGTCACCATCGAATGACCCGTCTTGATCGCTATCTGATACATAGCATCTATAGTATGTAACAATGACACTGTCTTTCTTACGTCGAGCGTAATTGATCGGCACATACTCGTGATCATCAATGTCTATTCTAGACGGTAGTACTTCAGCTTTATCTTCACTATCTAGTGTGCTATATGGTATGATTGATAATTTATATGGATATTGCGCGTTTGACTTCTTATAAAGATTCTCATCAAAGTAAGACCAGCCAATATTACCAGTAGCAATGAAGTAAATCTCATCTTCATTTGGAGATAAGTACTTAGGCTCTCTTATTTGATGACTAGTTGAAACTGCACTGTCATCAGCAGTATAATTCATGTAAATCGGATCGACCCACTGATACGCTTTTCTAATTACAACTGGATCATCTGCTAAGTATCTCACGATTGGAGAATCTTTTTCAGCCACGATACCAGTTTTCTGATCAAGATCAGAACCATCTGAAATGATGTTATTTACGTTGACCCATAATAAAGACTCAAGATCTGATAATGGAAGACATTCACCCTGAGGCTTTATATTATCCCAGCGTAAGATCTCTTCTTTATATAAACTATCACTACCAAGCTTAACTTCAACTTCTATCTCAATCTGTTCATGACCATTATAAAATCTATCCAAGTACTCATACAATGTATAGTCATCTTCAGATGTAGAGAATATGAACAGATTCTTTGATGAGCTTTGTTTGTCAATTGGACCAAGCACTATTACATTCTCAGGATGTTCAGTGTCTGACTTATCTGTAATTGATATCACAAAATGATAATCACTACTAATAGGGAGCGAATCTCCAAATGCCGATAGTATAAAGCATCTATAAGCAGCCGACATAACGTGATATGATATATACACGCTTCTAACAGTAGGGTCGCTTTCACTAAACTGTGAATATATAAGTGGCTCAGCAACTGCTTGTTCATTAGTAAGAACTTGATCTGCATCATACGTCTTATCTACATGAAGAGCATAGCAATTTAGCTCACTAGCTTTAAGAGGTAGCTCATCTAGCTTATCGATTTCTTTATCACTACCAAGATTCCAAAGTCTGTTTGGAGTGATTCCCTTATATCTATCACGCATCTCTGCATTAGCAGCTTCATCGAGCTCTGGGATGTAATGAGTATGATGAAATCTAAATGTGTACCAAGCTGTGCTTACTAAATTCTTGAACTCTCCATTATACCAGAACTTTGGATCTATTCTCCATATAAGTGTTGGACTAAACCCCAGACATCTGCAGCCATAGAGAACTCCAAGTGCATATGAATACATTGCATTGTAGTCTAGAAGCTTGTAAATCTGCCCATTCTTTCTACGCTCACTGTAGTATTCACTCAAAGTCATATTATACGCCTTTAAATACTTAGCAATGCTAGCGTCTTCAATGTCTGAGGTGTCGATCAAACTCCCACCAGAATAGTCAGCGTCTGAAAAGATATCTCTAATCTTCTGAGCCTGTCGATCATATAATGTAGCAGTTTCACTAGACTCAAGTCTAGACATTGAGCTGTTCAAGTCTATAGACTTATTATTTACATCATTCCTAAATATAATAGGAACCGTTCTATCAGACCCAGTACCAGTGAGCTCATTAAGAAGAAGTTTAAGACCATTACAGTTAAATCTCAAATAATATTCGAAATCTTCAATGCTGCTTAGCTGAGAAAGATAGCTATGAATCTTATCATAAATCTTGAAATGTTCAAATGGGACTACATCATTTTGATCTTTTATATAGACGCTATTTGCTATTACAAGAGTGTCTGATAAAGCATTCATGTACGATGTTACTGATTCTAAACCTAACAAAAACAGCATGGTTGGCTCGGCTACTTGCCATGTGTATAACACTCTATCATAGTAGAACAAAGTGCCATTTCTAGATGAATAAAGCATGCTGCTCCTCCAAATTAATATAACTATACTATAACTACTACTTTATTGATATATAACTTCATAAAAGAAAGCCCCTGAATATTCAGGGGCTTAACTTGTTTATTTTCTTATGCAAGCTGGTTTATCTGGCCAAACTACATTTTCTGGAAATCCTTCTTGCTGTGGAATGTCTCTTAATGCCTGACGGTATTCTTTAAGAGACTCAAGATCTTCATTTTTCTTCGCTGGCATGTCTGAAATTGTAAAGTATTTGTCAGTTTCACTTAATAGCATATCTCTTTTATCTCTTATTTCAAATGCTTTATACTCATATACCGATTCTTCACTAGGTCTCTCATAATTAAGTTCATTCTCTGACAACAGTGTGCGAATATAATTCTGTATTTCTGAATCTTCATTACTATGAATGTCGAAAATGTACTCTATTGTTTCACCATCAATAGTTAAACTAAGTCCTAGTTGCTCACAATTAGCAAGCATTCTAGCTTTGTTTACTGTAATATTCATGATTTCTCCTAAATGTATTACGATATTATTGCTAAAGCAATGTAATTCGCAGCAGATGTTGAATTGATATATACTTGTGTTAATAAACGTATAGAGCCAGTTAAGTTAGAAGGCGCTGTTTGTGAGGTCGTATCTTTATAGCCAGATGTTGGATCTACACCATAAATAGTACTGCCACTATTATACATTCTAAGAATCTTAACAGAATTTACTGTATAGTAACTAGTACCACTAACAGATAAATCCTCACCTCTGTTTATGACCTGATAATATGAAGAATTTGTTGATTGTGCATTTATTCTAATTAAGTAAATGTTAATATCATATTTAAGAAATACGCTGTTTATATAACCTTTATACCATCTGTATGAACTAGTGCCTAAATAACAATAATTAGATTTTTCTGGTCGAATAGTCGGCTCTCCGCCTGTATTGTCAATAGCAATATAGTGATTATTTGAGTTTCCGCCAGATATATATAAATTCTGCCATTTATATGAAGTTGAACCTAAATCATAAGAATTATCAGAAGAAGGTATAATATTTGTATTTCCAGAAACAGTTGATGCAGAATAGCTATTTGTGCTAATCATTCTCCACCCACTGCCAACATATCTGAATAAAACTGTAGCTCCGCTTGCCCAAGAAGTGTTTACAGTAGTTCCTATTGGATTACCTCCATCTCTTGTCATTGAATAATCGGTTATGTTTGGCAATTTTAATTTGGGAGAAGAATGCGTGTTTGACGCATTAAAATAAATAGCTATAATCATACCAGAATGTACAAAGTTTACTGCTGGTGAAATGCTACTTACATTCCAATATGAATTGGTTGAATCCCAAGATGCTGTTCCGTATGGAATAACAGGCGATCCAAGGAAAAAGTTAGAATATACATACCTCCACCTGTAGCTTGAACTACCTAAATCATATCCTGTTGATGATGTTGTTGGATCTGTGTTTGGAATAATATCATCTTTAGCAGTTACTTGAGAACTTGTAGCAGTTAGTTTAGCTGTTGATGAGTACGATAAGTTAGTAGCATTTGTAACTTGAATTCCAGCAATATAAGTAGAAAGCAAAGTTCCATTAGATGTGACATATAAATTATCAATGTAAGCGCCATGAAAATGTTTATTCGAGTTACCAATGTACCAATTACCACTGTATGGGATTATATAGCCATAACTATCTGTGGCTATTGTACTACTTATAGCTAAAGAAGAAACTCTGACCTTACTACTGTCAAATGTTTCAATATAAACATTACTTGTATCTGGAGATGCTGTAAATGAAGGTGATATTTTTGTGTAACCAAAATCTGCATTTGTTAATTTTATGTATTTGCCACTATTTAGCAGTTCTAAACTTCCACTAAATGTATCTGTTGTAAGAGTATTAGTGCTTGGGTTATATTTTAATGAATTAACTGTATCAGTGTATATGGATTTAGATGCAGGTGATGAAGTGCTACTGTTTATTGACTCAGCAAAAACGACTGGGTATGATTCATCTGTACTGTTACCTAGTAACTTTAATTTGCTTGCACTATCGGCGTTACCAGTTAAATTGCCAGTTAAAGTTCCTGTAAATGTTTTATTACCGGATATGGTTTGTGCTGTATTTGTAGTAACATAATTTGTGGGGAGATCTGCTGATGTTAAATACACAGTTGAATCGATAGTGCCATCAGCTTTTAAGAAATCGCTGGATGTACCAGTAGTGGTACCGTTAACGTATTTAAACCCAGCGGCAGTACAAGAACCAGATCTAAATGTACCGTTACCATTCTGATCCATCATCAATGCTTTTGCAGACGTAGGACCAAAGTAAAACTTATCTTGTGAAGCTTGGCAGTACCATAAATTTGTTCCGCACTTTAGTCCAATTAATGGATTACTTGCGTCAGATCTAACAGCAACGTAAGAAGTAACACCAGAAGTGTTTAGTAAATTTGCTGAATTTGAAATGCCAAAGTTGCCTATCATAGTGTCGACAGTTTGGCCATTATATAAATACTTACCATCTGATCTAGCTGTAGTCTTTGCTGGAATAGCTCTAGTTGAACCGTCTGCGACGTCGTCTAATGTTAAAGTAATATCTGAAGATAGTGCTTTATTGTTTATTTTTCTTGATGATGTTACATAGTTAGCGTCATTTGTGAAATATGAAACGCCAGCTGGAATGTCATCTAAGTCAAAATAGCTATTACTTACAGCAGCTGCACCAACTTCTGTAACTACTGATGATGAGGTTTTATAGACTCTAACAATGATAACTGTATTTGCTCCAACTGAAGATACTAATGTAGCACTCCATGAACTGCCAGCTGCTATTGTTAATGTTCTCTCATCATTTATTATACCGCCGCTAGATGTTAGTGAGTACGAATTTCCAGAACCATAGCTAACATTTAATGTGTAAGACGCAGTTGAAGAATACATCTGCACTCTTACTCTATATGTACCAGCTGTTGGCATTGATGGGAATAGGCCTTTACAGTTAGCAGCTGGTATTGAAATATTACCTGAGCCAGAGACATTATTTCTATAAAATGAACCAAGAACTTCATAAGAAGTTACATCATCAGGAATATGTAAATCTACATTCTTATCTGTAATTGTCTGCGCTGTACCATCGACTGAAATTGACTCTAATGGAACTGTAATATTAGCTGTAACATTTGAAGATGCGTTTGCTGTGAATGTTTTTACAGTTGTGCCGTTCTTCTGAATGGTTAAAGTCGCATTATTAACTGTTGGGATAGTAGGTTTATTTGAAAGATCATTATATGAGCCGCTTGTGGCTACTGTAGCTAGCCCAAGATTTATTGTTTTACCAGAACTTGCATTTGTGGTGAAACTATCACCTGTGTCATCGCTATTCTTTTTAATCGTAATTGTTGAATTATTGACTGTAGGAATCGTTGGTTTATTACTTAAGTCATTATAAGATCCGCTTGAAGCGACTGTTGAAAGTCCTAAATTAATTGTTACATTTGAGGAAGCATTTGCTGTAAATGTCTTAGAACCTGTATCATCAGTGCCGCCTTTATTTATTGTTAGTGAAGCATTGTTTACTGTAGGAATCGTTGGTTTATTACTTAAGTCATTATAAGATCCGCTTGAAGCGACTGTTGAAAGGCCTAAATTAATTGTTTTAGCAGTTGCAGTATTTGTTGTAAATGAATCACCTGCATCAGAAGTGTTCTTTTTAATTGTTATAGTAGTATCGTTTACAGTTGGAATTGTGGGTTTATTTGATAAATCATTGTAACTTCCACTTGTAGCGACAGTAGCTAATCCTAAGTTGCATGTTACATTTGTTGAAGCATTAGCAGTGAATTCTGTCCCAGTATCAGAAGCATTCTTTTTGATAGTAAGCTTTGCATTATTAACAGTTGGTATTAAGCCATCAACTTGTGCTTTAGTATAATAGTTGTTTGCATCAAAAATGTCTGAAATTGGAATCTCAATGTCTTCTTTACCAGCATCAGTATTAAATGTAATAACAAGATTACCACCAGATACTTCAACTGTGTCAACCATGCCGTCTTTAATAAATGCAGATGCATCTATATCAGTGTTTAGTTTAGTACCTGAGGGATTATAGAATTCAATTTTCTTTGATGTTGAATTATACTGCGCTGACGCAACTACACTACTTAATGACTGATGAGATGTTAAATAACCTGCATCATTATTAAAAGCGCTAACATTGGTAGGAATAGAAGCGCTAGTAATATAAGCGCTTGAGTCCAATGACCCGTCTGCTTTCAAAAATTGAGAGGATGTACCTCCAGATACAATAAATTTAGTGCCTGTTAAATCGTGATATAATGTCTGAGCAACTGTTTTATTAAACACAGACATTTGCTGTAGTGTACCACGAGTCTGATAAAATGCAACCTCAGTTACATTAGCTGTAACACTGTCTTTGGCGTTTACTGTAATTTCAACTTGAGTTACACCATAAAAACTAGTATTTACACCACGATATAAAGCCTGATTACTATTCTTACATACATTAGTTAAAGTAACATCATGCCATCCAGGATTCTGAGTCCAGTCAGAATAAACGCGGCATGTAACAGATTCAGGTACATTAGTATAATAAAAAGCTACTTCAAGATAGCCATAAGGGTACCCGCCACCCCACATCTTTGTATTATTTTTACCAGCTATAAGTATAACGCCAGAGCCACTTTTAGGTACTACAACATTTGTTTCAAATGAACCATCAAATAATGAAGCTGAAGCATTGTTATTGCTAAATCCAGTTAACGTTACATCATATCGTTTATTTGCAGCCCATAGAGTATTATGTATTTCATACTGCCATAGTCTTCTATTATCAAAGCCATTTATAGTTGAGATAACTTCACTATAAGGTACATAATTATTTAATTTCCTAGTGGATCCATCTAACACATCATCTAAATTTAATGTAATATCAGATGAAAGCGCTTTATTGTTTACTTTTCTTGTTGTAGGAATATAATTTGATAGTTTTCGTGTAGAACCATCTGTGACTTCATCTAAAGTATAAGAAGGCTTAGTTGCTTGTTTAGCCCACGCTGGAACAGTGGGATCTGTTTCAGTATAAGACGTCAAATACCCAGCATCATTATTAAAAGCACTTACATTTGTTGGAATATCTTCTTCTGTGATAAACCCAGAGTCATTTGTTAAATCTGATGTTTTAGATGGTAAAACAACACCAGACCATAACTTAATGCCGTTGCCATCATGATAATACACTGGATGATTTTGGAAAAGTTCAACTGCTGTTGCAGATGTAGCTGTACCTAAAAAGATATAAATATTGCCATCACTTGATGCTGGTAAATCTTGAACAGTTGGATTTGTTGCATCAATTATAGCAGAGCCATCTGTCTGCGGAGCGCATTTTACATATACTGGTTTTTCAGCTGTTAGCGCAAGAGTACCGCCATTTACATTAAATGAATAACCTAGTGCTAAATTATACTGATCCCATATAGTTGTAGCAGCTAAATTAGCGCCTACTGCATAATTTGTATTTGCAGATGTGTAGACAATTCTGCCAAATGGATTAATTGGTCTTTGATTTACTGCTCTTGCTGTAGTAGTATCATTAGTAGAATTTACGGATGCAGGTACCCATAAGTTACAGTTCGCTGATGTAAAGTATAATTTATAGTATCTTGCTGTATCAGATACATTCATTACAGTTGAATTAGTTCTTAACTGATAACCAACTGAATTTGTATTTGAATCGTATCCTCTATAGCAAATCCAACAACCACCTGATACTCTAGTGCTATCATACACAAATAGCATTGTATATGCTGCACTGAAGATTGTAGTGTCACGTGTAGAAGCAGCTAAATTTGTATAACATGGCTTAGCGCCTAAGCCATTTACATTAAGAGTAAATCCTGACGCTGACGATACTACGCCATTTTTAACCATACATGTAACGCCATCCTCAAGCTTATATATGCCTGGAACAGTGACCGTAAACTTTGTAGATGTAGATGTAGAGTCACAAATTCCAAATGGAATGCCAGTAGTCTTGATTACATTGTTAGATAGAGAAATGCCATCGCCGGCTGTGTATGAAACATCTGATATAAGGTCATCTACTTGAGTCTTACTATAAACTGAATAGTTATCATCTGCATTAGTATCTGGATTTTCTATATGAAGAACTCCATCAGTATTATGAGCAGCATTACTATAACCAGACTGAACTGTGGCAAACAAAAATCCATTCGTAAATACAGAAAAGTCAAACGGGAGCAAAACGTTTAATACTCCAGCAGTCTTAAGTATAAAAGACTCTTCCTGAGAATAGCCAGCTACAACTTTCTTAGTACTACCAGACAGCGTGTAAAATAGTATAGTTCTAATTGCATAGACGTTAGAAGATGTATCAATTACTCTTACACTGCCAGAGTTTTTGTTTATACTACCACATGCATCAATATCAAGCACAGCTTGTGATAAATCTGCTGAGTCGATATTGTTGACATATTCTGATATTAAAATAATACCGTCTATAGTTACTTGTGATGAAGCAACAGACTGACCATAAGTAGTTAGTTCAGCTATAAACATTCGAATTACCTCATAAGACGGATAATGAAAATAACGTACATAAATATATGTATTTGATATATGAGATCATACTACAAAACCCTCAAGAAGTCTTGAGGGTTTGTCTAATTAAGCTGAATATGTATTATCAACCTTTTGTGCAAGCACCAGACAAGGCTCTGTAGCTGTTCGTTTCATTGCTACAGAAAGAAGCTTCCATTTACCAGATAGCGCTTCATTTGTTGCTACTGCTTTATATGAAATCTGACCTGAAATAGGAAGTGACATACCAACTGGTTTTAGATATGCTCCATTAACAAATTCACCATAAGATTTTTGATTACCAACTTCAGTATATAAGAACAATCCAATTGAGCCAACTGCATTCTCTGACGAAATTGATTTTACCTTATTATTTACATAATCTACAGTGGTTAGTCTACCATCTTCAAGTAAAGCGCCATTGATGTCTAAATAGCTGGCAACAAAGCTTCCGCCTACATCTGGAATTGGCTGATCATCTATTGTTGAATTAAAATAAATAGAGTGAACACCATTATCTATGCTTGCGCGTCCCGGTCCATTAAGAGTAATACTAGCTACAGTATTAGCACCACTCTTTTGCTGAATGTAAAAGGTGCTTTCACCTGGAGAACCAGTGGTTAATCTGTAACTATATGGATCTCCAGACGTATTAACATAAGAACCTATAATTTCAAACCCATTTATTGAAACATTATCAACATCAAGTGAACCAGTAATGTCTACGTCACCAGTGATACTCAGGTCTGATGATATATTCTGAACTGTAGAAGATGTCTTCTTTACATATGCAGACATATCTCCAGTATATGATGATAAATAGTCAACTGTAACTAATCTACCGTCAACAGCTGCCTGCATACCTGCATCAGAATAATCAGCTACAGCTGAGCCATAGGCGTTCTCACCTGATAAAACAAGGAAGTCAATTGTGGCTGACTGACTAGATGGAGAACCACTTAACTTAATTAATGGGTATTCTTCATTGTTATTATAATCGTCTAGCAATATTGCAGCTTTTCTACCATCTTCAGCAGAAATCCAAAGCTGACCGTTTGCAGTTAAATTCCCTGTAGTATATGTAAATGTTTCGGCTCTTGAGCTTGAATGATGGGCTGCAGTTTTTATAACAATCTCTGACTGTATTGTCTGTCTTGAAGATGACTGTAACTTTACATAATCACCGCTTGCGGTAGTGATTTGATTTGTAACATAAGTAGCAACTGCCGCGCTTGAAGGTATTTCATCTTGCTTTGTTGAATCTACTGTTTGTTTTATTTGTGAATCTTCTACAAATAACGAATCAGCTTCAGACTTAGTATATGAATCTTGACCGTATTTGCCAATGTATGTCCAAGTTTTAGGACTAGTTGATGTCAAGTTATATACTGTTGATGCGCCATCATGAGTCTCATCTGCTAAAACTTGTACTTTATCTCCAACTTGAAGATTAGTTATACCTAATGTATCAAGCGCTGACTTTGTAGCGACAATATCAGCTAAATTCTGACCTGCATTTAAAGCATCAATCTGAGATTGTAATCCACTATCGGCTGTTTGAAATGCAGTCGTTACAGCTGAATCACCAGCAGAGATTGCTGATCTTACTGTAGCTACAGTTGGAATCTTTGCATTATTGCTTGAGTTAGACCAAGTGTTAGCTGCATAAGTAGAATAAACACCAGTGCCTATATATGAAGGAGATGAAACGCTAGTGCTAAATACTGTAGCTGCTGAAAATGTCTTTGCCCCAGTAACTGTTTCAGCCCCATCAATATGAACGTAGTTACCATCTATAGATGATAATTTATTTGTAACGTATGTATCAACAGCTGCACCAGATACTAGCTTATTTGTTGGATTGCTTGTTGTAGTCTCTGTTACAGAGTTTGAGTACAGCTCTGATATGTAATCTTCATTAACTAATGTCTGAGAACCAACTAAAGAGCCAGAAGAAATTGTTGGATAACTCGTTACTACGCTACCTATAATATATGTACCATTACCACCAGTTGGGCCGTCTATATATAAGTATGTAACATTGTCTACTGAATTATATTGCGTATGAAATGTTACAGCAGTTTGTTCTTCAGTGTAATCGTCTACTATGGAAAGATGACTAACTGTTGTTGAGCCCTCTACTGGCTCACCAGATGAAACGTTCCATGGAACGTATTTATTAGAACCGTCAATCCCAGCTTCAATAAGAGCTTCAACATCTGCTGCTGAGTATACTGTTCTATCTTTATGCGTCTCATCTGAAGATACTGCCAATCTAATAACACCGTCCCGCGTCTTTGAAGCGTATGGTATATTTATATTGGTATTTTGAAATGCACATTTACTTGCGCCAGCAAACTGGCATGAAATTCTAAAGCAAGCTGGCTTACCATTAACTTTTGTAATTGAAACTGCTTCTGAATTTGCTAATACTGTGTTGCCAGACTTTAAAGATATTTGCTGTATAGTATATGAATTACTAGTAACTGTATCATCAAATACAACTACTACATAATCACCAACGTCTGAGTCAGCTGCTACTACAGCGCCGGCAAAATTTGTAACTGGACTAACGCTAGAGAAGCTGCCAGTACCGCTTAAAACTATTGAATCAATTAGAACTGGATTTGATCCAGGAGTAGCTGCGTTTAATAAACTCTGACCAGCTGTTGTTACATTAAAAGTAAGCATATCACCTCCACGGTATATAAGTAAACTGCCTATTATAAATCAAACATATCTACTGATGAACTAGAATTTGGTGCTGTGGATGAAGTTGTAGAATTAGTTGAGCTGTCATCTTCATTTGGTGGAGCATCATAAATCTTTGTGGCAAATACAATACATGGTTTTGTAGGAGATGTCTCAGCAGTCTCTGTTAATATCTTCCACGTACCTGTAAGTTCTATTGAATGCCGCTGGCAAGATAGATCCCCTGACAAAGGCATGTTCAAACTAATTGGCTGAAGTCTACTACCATCAACAAGAGTGCCATAACTTGTTGGCCTCCCAGTTACTGAATAATATAAAAAGAGTCCAGTGGCGCCTACGGTGTTTATATCACCACTAACATCATGATCATACTCTGGTGCATCATAATACCAGTGAGCTGTATCTACATCCCAGTACCTATCTGTAGGATGATCTGGATTATACCAACATTTGATAATGTCATTCTTTACAAAGTAAACAGTAGAAGGAGTAAGTGTAATCCCAAAATTATTGTGCATAACGTCATATGATGTTAGCGCGCCATTATAGTCATACATCTCGCTTGTCTGTCTTTTATATGCATCCAATTGAAGAAGCTGACCAATTAAGTACACATTGAATTTAGTGCTTAGCTTTATCCAATATGGAAGATCATTTAATGTATACCATTCACCAGTTCTGTCATCTTCAGTCGGCTCTGGATAAATTAACCAGTAATCATGATTTCCAGAATCATTTTCAATCCAACCGTCATGCGGATGAAGTGAATTATCATACACTTGAGTTGGAGTAGATGGCGTTAGGGTTATACCATAGTGATCATGAAGATAATCAAATTCACGCCATTCTCCATTGTAGAAATAAACTCTAATGTTATCATCAGCCATAGTATAACCTTTAATAAATATTAGCCATTAAAGGCACCGTTTGATGGATCCCATCCTAGTGCAATGCCGTTCCCAATATATACAAAATTACCATCATCAAAAGTTTGACCAACTGTATAAGCGTCTAATACACTCCTTATAAAATTTGTATCTAAATAACCTTTTAAACCGTCACCTTGAACAATATAATGTGTAGTTGGATCAGGAGACATTACACCGCATGATATAGCAACCCATCTATTAAAACCTGCAATAGAGCTATTCGAAATAAGGGAAGTTAATAGCTGACTATCTGATGTAAAGAATATACCATGACCATTTGACGAGTGTAAATGATTACCTATTGCATTAAATAAGTCTACTCTATTATACTGATTATAATAAGAATTGCTTATTGATCTCCAAAATTCGTAACCCCAACTGTTATTACCATCATCATGAGCCTCTGAGTAGTATTGGTATACTAGATGCTTGCTCAACATTTTTGCTGTTGGGGCGTTATCCATCGTTGGGTGAGCTAATGTTTCTATAACTGGGCCAACAAACCACATACTTCCCATTCTGTTTTCTTTATTTATTCTAAAAACAACAGTTCTACCGTCTGTAATAATCTGAGCATGATATGTAGTGCTTCCAGTATTGTTATATGCAACAGACCAGCTGTTATGTGATCCGCTAGTTAACTCAGAGCCATGTATTTTTGTAGCATCACTAACTAAAAATCCCTCTTCTGTAGGATTACTACCGTATGACTGAGCACTACCTGCTGGGATCATGCTGCAAAATAAACCAACTGTCGTACCGCTGGCATTTGATTCTGAGTACGGATATCCAAAAGGTACCCCTGGATTATAGCCATTTATGCTGTAGCCAATCATTAATTTTTCACATGGTTCTACACCATTATTATTTTTAAAGAATAGAAAATAAGTTCCAATATAACCACTACCACCAATTAAGTAAGTCTGATCTTCAGGGTTTGAAGTTTGATTGTGATCTAAATCTAATACCCATCCTGTGTTTGTACTTAATAGTAAATCTGCAAATCTTTGTAATATCTCTTGCGCTCTTGTTCTCTTATCTGCATCATTTCCAGCTGACCCAGTACCTAGCCACTTTGTTTGTCTCATTATATAACCACCCATATGTCACCTCAATCTTTATCAAAAATTATTTCAATGCTAATATTACGATTAGCTTTATTACCTCTAAGTCTTATAGTGCCACCGTACATCTGGTAATTAGTCTCAGTGTCTGGCTTATCTGGAAACTCTGGTTCTTGAGTTGGAGTGTATGATTTATTATAAACTTTTAATCTATCACCATGAACTTCTGGAGTATCAGTAAAAGGTAAATCATTATATTTCATATCATCCAATGAAGCGTTGCCTATGAGTGTATTATCATTCATCGTAATGATATGATTTGCGTAATTGCCAAACTTACGAATAGTTCCGCCATACATCTGCTCTGAAGATTCACCAGATTTAATTGGGAAATCAACACTGCGCTGTTCGTAAGATGAATTCCAGATCTTTAATCTATCACCATGAACTTCACAACTGCTCGCAAATGAAACGTCAGCATATTTCATTTGATCAGATTTAAAAGTATTGCATGCTACTGAGAAATCAATATAGCTATTATCATTTACACCAAATTTACGAATGGTCCCTAGTAACTTCTGATAAGAAGTTACATATGAATTCTTTTCAAAATCTGGCGCAATAGGTTGAATATATGATGAATCCCAAATCTTTATCTGCCCACTATAAATTTCATAATTATCAGTAAAGTTTGTAGTAGGCCAAACTGGAAGGTCAAGCTTCATTGCTCCAGTTGAAACTAAAACTATGTAATCGCTCGCTTCTGCTGGAGAGCCAGAATCCGTTGGCATTGACCCACATAAGGCTACTTCTGGAGACTCTGATAACGGTTGCCATATAAGATCTGTACTCGTGTTAGTGGTAATTGTGTATAACTGATCAAATCCGCCAATACTCCACTCTAATGGAATCCACGGGTGATTATCTTCATCTCTGTAAACTCCTCTCATTCGTGGAAGAATTACAGTATCGCCATAATGGCGTTCAATATTTTTTGGTAATTGAATTTCTAATTCTGGATGAGAATTATTTGTAAATGAAAGAATCACTTTCATTTTCTCGCAAAGAATATTTGCAGCAGTGTCTGTTCTTAAAATATATTCTTGACCAAACTGACCAATATCCCATGCGTATGGCGTATACTTAATGTGATCTTCATCTTCATACTCACCAGTGACTGATGGTAAAGTAACAAGATCACCATTATCAACAGTTCTAGGATCTGGTAATGGAATCTCAAGAGTTTGATAGTATGCATTTACAAATGAAAGTGTAACTTTTACTTTCTCACACTCAAGATCTGCTACAGTGTTTTCATTCAAGACGAATGTAGAATTAAATTCACCGATGTTCCATCTTGTAGCAACCCATCTAATTGAATTAGCATCTGTGTAAACACCAGTGATCTCTGGTAAAACTATCTCTGATCCAATCGAAACCTCTATATCTTCTGGAAGAGTAATCGGCAAATCTGAATGAGAGGTATTAGTAAACGAGAGAGTTGCTGAGCTTGGTAGATATTTCCAGGGAAGATGTAAAGGTGTTTCACATAGCCACATATCTGCTACGCCTTCTACAAATATGTAACCAAGCTCTAAAAGATCATCTTTACTTATCCAAATTTCTGTTACTTCTGGAATGCAATACTCATCTGAGTATGAATCATAATATGTACCATAGACTTCATCGTCTTTAAGTACATATACGTTTTCTCTTATGACCCCATAGTTATCATGAGTGTAAAATTCACTTCTACTAATAAATGAATCGTCAATATAGAAATAATCAGCTGCTTCATTCTCATATATCTGAGAAGATTCTGTAGCTGAAGAATCATACATAATGACTTTTTCATCGCCAATGGAATCTACCCATCTATGAAACCCATCTCTATCATCAAAATATTTACTTGTAGTTGAATCAAACCATACTATAGGTAGCCCAGAGCTATCTAGAATGATGTTTTCGCATTCGTATGAAGTTATACCATATTTCTCATAAGCATCACTTAGAGTTCTAATAAGTGAATTATAGAATAAGTAATTTGGAGTCGACTCTGTAATACTTGCAATATAGCATCTATAATCAGCTGAAGATTCTCCACGATAGAATGTCTTATTTCTTACTTTCTTATAAAGATTAAGATCAGCAAAGTCTACTACCCAAGTGTGGTTATCACTATCATAGTATGTGTTATCTCCAGAATCTTGTTTAATAACTACACTATCATTACTGACTGAATAAAATGTAACTAGTCTCTGTGGTAGTAGTGAGTAGCCTAAACTGTGAGCCTGCTCATACGTAAGCCAACTACCTTCTATGTAAAACATTCTATCTGGCATATCGTCTGAGCCCTGTGCAAAAGTAAAAGCCAAAATACAACTAAAGAGAGACTATGAAGCCTCTCTTTATTGATATGTTGCGAGCTATAAGTTGTATGCCCAACTGAACTTAAATCCGTACATAGCTATAATATCTTGATCACCAGAATATGAAAGCAGTAAATTACCACTAGAGTCTGATGTGAATGAAAGTTTAGACGCATCAATGCTAATGCTAGACGTTCCAGTTTCCATGTAACCCCAACCGCTGCCTATGTATCTGTAGATTCTGCTATTCAATGAAGTAATTTTATATGGAATGTAGTCAGATATCTTTGCTTGAGTGCCATCTTCATAATATAACGATACACCGGGTGTATCTTCATCTACTCCGCATAGTAAGTAGTATGTTCTTGAATGAATATAACCATACTGACCACCCCAATATGGCCAATTACCAGAGAATGTTATATAATCATTTTCAATTTCATCAAGCCTAATATTTTCTAATCTTGCAACTGTACGACTAAAGACTTGAGTGTTATTATAATATATTGTAACAGACTTAGAGCCATCATAGTAATTGTGTATAGTGAATGATAAATTATTTCCATCTGTACCATTGAGCTTTGCTGTAGCTGTAAAGTTCCCATAAACACCAAAGCACGTTACTGAAGCTGACTTAGCTATACCATCAATAATAGGAATAGAATAGTTTCCATTAGAGAATTGGCTGTTTGGCGGTACTAAGTAAAGAGTCATCTCTCCATGAGGTAACTCTTCAGCTTTCGTTGGCACTTCATCTTGCCACATCTTTGTGTAGCCATTCCAATACTTACTTACTTTGCTATCATACCATGCTATATAGTTGCCGTCTAAATCTACTAATGGATTCCCATATTGATCTTCTTTAACTATATTGCACTTGTATTCTGTGATCCCATCTGACTCATATAAGCTATCTAAACGAACAAATCCAGAATGAATTTCTGTAGACGAGTTATTTAAGATATATCTGATGCCATTATCATCTATGTACTCAAGCCCTTTAAGTAGTAGCGCAACATTTTTATACAATGAGATAGTATTTCCAGTTGGCGCATATGAAAAATTCCAAATTTTATTATCTTGTATAGAGTGATATTTTCTGCGAAGCTTTGGATCTATGTCTATGCAGCATAGTTGATGAGAATAATAGAATGAAAATATATTTTTAGCGCTTGAGACTAAATGAGCATACTCTCCATCATACCACTCAGATGGATCATCATTCCAAATAGCATCAAAATTATAACCTAAGCAAACACAGCCAAAGAGAACTCCGAGTGCATATGAATACATCGACTTAATGTCTAACTTCTTATATGTCTGATTCTTACACCCGGCATTATTAAGAACATCAGTTATCTTTTCATAGATCTCATTATAGTCTGAATCATTCTCTACTCCTAATGTAGAGAATTCTATAATGTCATGAAATATAACTGGAGCAATTCTTGACGAATCAGTTCCAGTAAGCTTATTCATGAACTGTCTTAGACCAGCGCAATAGAACTCAACGCGATCTTCAAGCTCTTCTGGCTTACCATGAATTGAAAAATACTTTATGATCTTATTATAGACAGCTTCATTATTGACGCGATCTTTATAAATAACAACGTGTCTCAATCTAATCCAATCTACAACAGTCTCTGTCACAGGTAATCCAGTGTCTGGATCAATTATTGGCTTATGAGTGTCTTGATCAATAACTGGAACTTCTTTATAATACTCTTCTTGTGGAGTAGTCACAGCTTCTAAGCCAAGAATAAATAACATTGTTGGATCGCATAAAAGTGGCCCATGCTCAACATCATCATAATACTCTACACAGCCAATTGAGGATTTATAGTATAGCATAGACCCTCCAATTATGAACACATTAGTGAAAGAATCATGTCATTAATAAATGACTCAAAGACGTATGATTCTTCAGTAGAATGAACTACAGAGTTTAGCTTATTAGTAAGAGCTTTTATGTCAGAAGAAAGCATGACATTAAAACCATTCTTTTTCTGGTCAATAAGTTTTAGTATGTCTACTAATGATTTGCACTTACCAATGAATTTACCGCTAAGTGATTTCGCTACAGGTTTTGACAGATCTGCAAGAATCTTACTTGGGTCTACTTTATCATAGAACTTGCTATCAGTGAATTTATCACCGCTAAGATGATCACTGCTCAAAAAGTCTGTGTAATCTTTATAAAGCTTATCACACGCAGTTTTAAAATCAGTAACTATCTTAATGTCAAGCTCAGTTGGAGTGTCGCTCTTGCTATTGTCTTTTATATCAGTTGGCTGAGGCTTATCTTTTCCTTTTGGAATCTGTGCCTTAAACATTTGGTAAATCTGATCATAATCAGACTTAAGTTTATTTAGCGCTACAAGAATATGCTTGCAAGCCATGCCTTCTTTGTCTGGGTTAGTCTTATCTGGAGATCTAATCTCTCTATCAATGCCAGACTGGCTTTTCCACATTATGTACTTATACCCCTGATAGAGAAAAGCTGGGCACGTGCAGCTCAGTTTTACATTTCCATTTATAGCTCCCTTAAGAGAACGAAGCTTATTTCCTGTGAGACCAAGAAGCTGTATCGTAACTATGTACTGTTTGTTGCCCTGGCTAGAAGTCACTGTATACAATATCTTATTGTCTTCTACTTTGTACAGCTTTGCAGTAAGACCCTGCTTAGCAGCTCTTTCTTTAGATCGATTATCTGATTTATTTATTATATCTACTAGACGCATGACTATATCATCTCACAATAAATTCAGTAAAGTTTATTAGTATTTGATATGAAGTCACACAATAAAACCCGAGGTGTTAAAGCATCTCGGGTTTTGAACTAGTTACTTTTTGTAACGAGAGACCAGTGAACGTTTAGCAGGTTGCTTAGTTGATTCATTCTTTGCTCTTCTTGCTGGACGCTTTTTGGATTCGAAGTCTTCATCATCTTCGTCCCAATCTTCATCATCTTCGTCTTCCCAATCATCATCTTCATCATCATCCTGAACTGATCTATATGGATCAACATTTGCAAACTTGTCCATACGATCATGAACAAACCAACGGTCTTCATCATCCATATCAGCATAGTAAGTATCTAAATACTCATCAATATCTCTTTCACCAATCCAGTCATGTGCATCATAATGATCAAGAATTTCACGACAGATGTCATATGAATTGTAGCTAGGATTTTCATCTTCGTCATCCATATCATCATCGTCCACATCATCCATATCTTCATTCTTTACAGACTTATCTGATGCTTTCTTTGATTCTTCAACTAAGTCAAGAGCGTCACAGACTGACCAAAGTTCATCAACTGACATCTGAGCAATAAGTTCTCTACATAAAGCTTCCATTGAAATATAACCATCAGACGCAGCATCAAGCAAAATAACTGCTGGATCGTCAGCGCTTTCATTCTTAATAAGATTTTCAAGTCGAGTAAGACGTTTTTCTAAAATAGTTTTACGCTTGTCATTGTCGATAATCTGTTTAGCTTTATCCATTGCTTCATTCTTTGTCATAGTATCAATCCTCCAAACTACATATTAAAATCAAAATCTTCTTCTTCAGATCCCTCATCACCAGCTTCTCCATCTGGAGACTCTTCATCTGAAGATTTATCTTCACTCTTTACGAACTGCTCTAAATTAAGAGCATCTATAATGTCTTCATCATTAGATACTCTATTGAGTAGTGCAGCTATAAGTTTAGCTTTATCTGCATTCTCAAAAATGCCTTCATCAACATTTTTCACTAAGTCAAGGATTGAACCAGTAGTTTCAATCTCTGCTTTTTGAATATCTGATAAACGAGTATCCTCAGCTGTTAGAATTCTTGGCATCTCAACAGTAAAGCTTGGCGGCAATATGTTGTGAATAGAACAATACCAGTATATTAGATCTTTTAATCCAGATTTAATGATGCGTTGACATCTTTTTACTGTTCTTGCATAGCGAATGTCTAACTGAGTTAGAGTCGTATCTCCGATTCCACCAGGGGCTTCATCTGACTGACCTAAGAATTGCTTAGGAACTTTCAATGCACCATAATAACGATCGTCAAAGTAATCAATATCAGCTAATGCTGAAACATTAACTTCACCGCCAACTTCCTGAACTGTTACTGCACCCTGACCATTACGAGTTGGGAAATAAACATTACCACCTGTTAAAATAGGTGAAGATCTTGAACTAAATACCTCAGTACTAACATTGATCGATTGCTTTGATGAAACAGCAGTTTTTAACTCACGAATCATTCTTGCTGTATCTTGTGATGAAGCTGCGCCGACATCTACAGAAAACAATCTATAAAATGATGATCGTGTTAATCTAGCAAGAATTAAAAGATCATCTAATAGCTGACGCTGTTTATAGTACTGCCTTGCCGCCTCAAGAAATGATGATCCATACTGGATATATGAATCAGAAGATAGTGCATCTCTATTTGCTCTATCAGAGATGAAATGAATAAATGATCGCTCTGGAAGCAGCTTATCATTATCAATAGCTGATTTATCTTTGCTCTGTGGCTGATATAAATAGCCTAGAGGAACACCATAGCGATATATGTGAACTACATCTTCTGGCTCTGCTAATGTGAAATAATCACCTACATTGTACTCTTTTCTATAGTCTATATTGGAATAGTTAGTATCAACAAAACACTCACCAAAAGTGACTACGTTAAAAGCTAGTGGGTAAATAATATCATTGATCCTAAACTTGTTCTTAAGAAATGATGTCATCATCTCTGCAAAGTCTGGATTATCGGCAGATTCTACCCAAGCGGCTAAGCCAGTATCAGAATCTATAAGAGAAGCATCTTCTGATATGAGCTCAACAGCTGATAATGTAACGCCATCTTTGAGCATTTCACGATAGTCTTTAATCTTAGATTGTCGATCATTAGACAGCGTCCTCAAAGATGTCAGAATGTTATTATCTCTGTTTAGAAAGATATTCTCAAGCTTATCATCCCTAACATCATTTGTATCTTTAATGACTTCAACTCTGTTAGAGAGACCAAACATATTTCTGAAAAATGATTTAAGTGACATAGTACATACTCATCTAAAGCTTCATAATCAAAATAAGTACTTAACTATTATAGTTAGATATTGATATTACTAAGCTGTATAATTCATTATGTATGCAGTGCATGTTACTGGTTTTTCAGCTAAATCATAAACGCCTGTACTACTGTTGTAAGTAGAAATAACTGATTTATATGAATGAGATGCTGCATAATAATGGAAATGATATAGACCTTCATACTTGGAATCTAGTAGATACTTAAACCCAACTACTACTTTCTTATTAGTTGTACCAATACTACTACCATAAGTAGTACTATTAACTTTAATATGGTTGTTTAAGAATCCTATTGAGAAGTGAGTGCACCCACTGCTAGATGACATTAAAGATTCACCATTTATCTGATCTGAGTTTGAAAAACCAATTGATGAAAGATATATATCATCCCAAGAGTAATTCGGCACTTTAGCCATTAAGAAGCTTCTGAGATTATCAGCGTCAGCAAGCTCAAGAGTACCAGTTACTGTACTAAATATAGATGAGCTAGCATCAAATAAAGCAATGAAACGACTATCGTCTATTCGCCAGTCATTAAGGCCGTAATCATCTTCATATGTAACATCATCAAAATCCCAGTTCTCATGATCTTCTCTAGTGAGAACTTCACTTGGAACAAAAAGCGTATCAGTAGTATTCTTTTTAGTAAAGCACACTGCAAGACTAGCTTTATTTGTAACTATACTATATTGATCATTAGGCACAGCAAGATAATACACTTGCTGTTGCTGATTCATAGATGTATTCTTATAGCACTTCTTAACATATAACTTCTTGAAAGCGTCTACACCATCAACAATACGTCTCTGAAGTATATATCGCTGAACATTAAACACGTCATTATAGTTTATTGAAGTCTCTTTGACACCATCACCATCTAAGTCGTAACGTCTTGTCCCATGATAAGTTGTACATTGATATGTAATCACATAGTCTTTTGAATACTCAACTAAGTCTCTCAAGTACAAGGCTTCTCTAAACTCATTCTTATTGTATGCCTCATTACATCGTATATGAAAGCGATATGTAGATTCTCGCGGTGTTTTGTTCACATTCCATTTGCATGGGTATGACACTAAGAATCTATCTTTGCAAAATTTCTTACCGCTAACTGGCTGTTTGTAGCAGCATCTTATTGACATCGGAATTGCATACTGCTGCCAGTTCAAATCATGAAGCGCCTTTACATTATTGTCTGCAACATCATCTGGATCAGTGCCACTATCAGCTACCCACATAACAAGAACTGTTTCGCAGTCTGTAAATGGTGGTCTGTCATTGAGAGTGTATCTTAATAAATCGTATGGTATTTGTAATGGCTTTGCAGTTTCATATATAGCTGGAGGCTCATATGAAATTTCTGTGTTATAATAAACGCCAGATAATATTTTAGGAATATCTCCAGTTGGCTGTATAGTGACATAACTAGTAGTCCCATTATCTGTATATTTTAACTGAGTACTACTGTTATGAGTATCATCATAATATAAAATTCGTCTTGTTGCTTCGAGATCTATAAAGTCTCTCTTTAGATCTTCACTAAAATCAGAGTATAATTCTACTGTGCGAATAGGTGAAACTTCAACGCTTGTGTTACTATTAAGAAAGTAGCGAGACCCATCTTTTGTAACATCAGATGATGTGTATCTCTGTGATCTTGTAAGAGTTACTGACGGATTATCAGTGAGATAGTATCTGCTAACTTCTGCATGCGGTGGAAAGTCTTTATTAGTACCAGTGTGAATATTGCCGTTTTTGTCTATACATGACACACTTTCGCGTAAATATTTACTGTTCCCACTATAATAATATACAAAAAATTTTGGAGCAGCATGATTTCCGTATGGGAAATTTTCATTAAAATAGTTTTGAACAAATACTCGTTTCTCTTGCCCTACATCAACATTGAAGATATCTTTCCACGCAAGCTTCTCTTCAATTGTAAAGAACCAGTTGCTATGAAAACGATCATTAACAATTTTATCCCTTAGGCCAGACTTTTTTAACACTTTATCTGGCAAAGTAAATCCATAGAAGAAATCACCAGATGACACCATTAGAGAAAAATACACGGTTTTCCCATTAACATGAAGCTTTGTCCACTCTCCAAAGTCACCGCCAACTTCTGGTGTATGAGACACCATTAAAGACATACCGCCTTCTTGGCACGGATTAGCATCCCAATAATTTCTAAGATTAAAATACTTTGGCTCACGAAGCCAAGCATCTATGTAGCTCTTGATTGTATTTTTCTTTACCGATGTCCAACCATTAGTTCCATTAGCGTACATAGAGATTGGATTAGAAGCTGTTAACTGATCATAAGTGATGACTCTCTCAGGGCACTGTTTACACAAAGCTCTAACCTCACCAAGCTGATCTGCCCCATCATTAGTTGGTACAAAGCCTGGATTTCCAGGCTTATACGTAAGACTATGGTAATTTGTAAGTATAAATTTATAGTAGACTTCTTGTTTATTCATATGCAATCTCTAGTTGTCAGAATCTTCTGAATATAGAAGATCATAATAGAAGACTTTATTAGATGATGTCCAATATGGTGACTTTGGTACTTGATTAACTCTATATCTGTTGTATACTGAGCTCCACTGGTCTTTTGTAATCTCTGAATGTTGCGTTACTACTCCGGCACTCTTAGTTGTATAAACTAAAGTACCTGGATCTAGATCAACTGCAAATGTACCAGATGTAAATGCAGTTGTACCAATTGTCGTTGGCGTAGCTACTTTAACAGTAATTGACGCAGTACTTACGTTGCTATAATCATCTGTAACAGTTACTGTAAATACGTAAGTAGTCTCTGGAATTGTGTTCTCTGGTATTTTGAATGTCTTTTGCTCATCATTTATTGAAATAAGATGACTTGCTTCTGGCCCACTCCAAACAACAGTATAACTATCACCATCAACATCAATAACATCTATGCTCAATGTAACAGTATCTCCAGGGTTACCTTCAACTAGAGGTGTAAGTACAGTAATTCGCGGAGCTGTATTTGCATAATATGACGCATTAACTGAAGTTGTTGCTGTGCTAGATGCTCCGAAATTATCTGTAACTGTTACTGTAAATGTGTAAGTAACATTCCCAGTAAGATTAGCTGGTATAGTAAAAGTAGGATTTGCTGAAGATGTACTTGAGAATTCTCCATCATGATTGCAAGACCATTCGTACGCTATTGTATCATCACTATCTGGATCTGATGCATTTGCATGTAATGTAATAATAGCTCCCTGATGACATGTAGTAGGTGATGCTTCAGGATGAGCAATCGGCGCATGGTTAATAGATGCCTCATCTGTTATGTAGCATCGCGCACTTACACCGCTAAGAAGCTTATATAATAAGTGATCTAAATTCCACTTAATTTCATGAGTGTCTTCGCTTATTGTGTACACAACACCTTTAGGAACTATAAAAGTATCTACACCAACAGACGCGTTGAATGAAACTATTACACCATTTATGTCACTGTCAACGCTATGTTCAGGGCTCATGTAGAATCCAGGCTTAGAACTATACGTATATAATCTAAATGAATCTGGTGTAAATGGCGCAGTACTATCACTGTCAAGAATTTTCACATCAGTGTATTGACCAGAGCCGCTAATTGGCTGAAGATCATCGTTCTTCATTGATTCAGTCGGGAGGCTTGGCCAGTACTGTGGATCATACCAATTAGTGTCTGAGTGGCTATTAAACTGATATACCCAATAATAATCGGTTGCGATAGCTTTGTCACTATACTTCATTTTACCAATAAATGGCTTAAGATCATCATTCAAATCAGATAAATCACTTGAATAATTATCATATATTGTATATATGTCTTCTAGCTCAAGCGCATTTCCATCACCGCTGTCATCATATAAGCTGTTTAGAATACTACATATTGTTGACGCTGGTGTAATTATACTAATGATGTCACTAACTGGAACACTGCTCTTGTTTGTTTTGAAAGATCTAATGACAACCGAACTCTTAAGATCTGCGTCTGTTATAACGCTCTCAATCTCACTAAGACTAGTCTTATTACAGTCAATCATATGAGCAATGTATTGCTGCTTAAATTCACCATTATCTGTGATTTCAGAATTTACAGTATACAAACTTACATTGAGAATGTCAATTATACCATTGAACTTATTATAGTCTGATGGATTTGTGCATAGATATGCCAATTTCTGAAGAGTAAAGTATTCATTGAGATATAAATGGCTGATAACGTTATCTCTATTGTCTGATTCAGTGTTGACAAGACTAGAGAACAGCTGCTTATTGTATGGTGATGTGAATACCTTGTCAATGCATTTATTTCTTTTAGTATCATCTGCGATATCGCATACATCTTTTAAATCAACTTCGCCATCACTAAATAATACATTTACTACTCCATCATAGACGTTTGTAAGTCGTGAATCAGTGATAAGTGTATTGAACTTGTTTCCATTATTAAATGGCTCTTTATTTTTCTTATACAGATACGCAATGATATTGTAGCATTGATTGCTTGTGAATGTGGCTAACTTTGATATGTCATAATTTTTAAGTAGCAGATCATAAATCTTATCATTATGTTCATACTCAATATATTTCACAATAAATCTACTGCCTGGACCACTACCCCAAGTATAGCTCTCGCTAAGCCAGCTGTAAATGTTATCGTCTGTTACAGAATAACGCAGCAGAGCATTTACTACTGAGTGCCACTCATGAGCAAAAGCAATCTCAAACACATCACCAAGCGATGAACTACCCACTAAGTAGTGGCATAGCTTTTCAACTAGCATTTCATCTTCATTATCAACAGCAACAGCTAATGCAGACTTCTTACTATCATCATCTGTGCCACATTCTCTAAGAATATATGAGGCTCTATTAGTTTTAACAAGAGTGCCAAGAATATAATCAACAGAAGCGTAGCACGACATCATGCACGCTGAATAAAGAAGTGTAATGTCATAGCTATCAGTAATTTCGGCATAGTCAGAAAAGCTAGTTCTACTGCCAAGAGCTTCTAAAATATCAGACTTTGGGAGCTTGGCAGCCTCACTCAAATCGGCTTTAGTAACAGTAGCTGGTGTATTTATCTTAGTAGTCGCTTTAAGATAAGCTACAGCATACTGTGGCTGATATTCATAGTCCCACACATACTCAAACTTGTTTCGTATGTCTTTACATTCTTCGTCTTTCTTGTGAATCTCTGACCCATCAGCGTTGCACTGCTTTATAGGATTACCTTCATCATCACGCATTGGCGAATGTGTACCATCATCCTCGTACTTATAAACTATGTTATAGCTCACTAACTCTGGCGGAATTGGAAAGACTTCACCATCTTTTACAAGTCTACCTAGTTGCTGAGTCACTGGCTCTGCAGTAACAGATAAAGGGTCTTTAAGATTGCTTGGATCTAGTGGATAAACTACTCCATTAGTATCTTTTATATATATCACGTTATCTTCATCGTCGCGAGCTGGAACTGGATTATCATCAGCATCCTTCTTTGGCTGTTCACTTTCTTGAGCTTCAGTTGTAGAATCAACTACCTCTTCAGTTGTATCGTCATACACATAAACATCATTACCAATCAGAGCATCAACTGACTCTTTACAGCCAGACATGATTGCGCACTGAAGTGGAGTCTTACCTTTACCGCATTTCTTAGACGGCGCACAACCATGTTCTTTTATAAGGCAAACAATCTTATCTGGCTTAATACCATTCATAGCCGCAAAACAAAGTGGAGTATACCCCTCTGAGTCATTAGAATTGTATGTCCATGATGAATCTATAGCTATGCATTTGCCATAAAGCTCACTTATTGCTTGTTTTGTCTTTAGATCATCAGCAGTGTATGTAATTTTTGGTGGTGTTTCATCAGGCATGTCTATACTCTCTTAAGATATAAAATTAAACCCTCTATGAATTGATATACTTTCATAGAGGGTTTATCTATAAGATTATGCTAATAAACTATTCAGTATCATCTACATCATCTATATCACAAGAAGATCCAGCAGTAAGCTCAGCCTCAGAATCAACAACTTCATCTTCTTCATTTGGAATAAGAGCAATCCCGCCAAGTGAATCAGCAAGTTCAACAAAGTACTCTAGATGGTCCTTTAAAAATGTCTCTAATTCATCTTTAGGCACTAGAACTGTTTCACCCTGATATTTAACATTCCAACCTTTACGAAGCACTCTCTCGATGATTCCATGATATTCTAGCACAGACCTAACTGCGCCAGCATTAGAGATCCCCTTGCCAAAATGAATTGTGATTACTTTCTTTAGTAATGGACGAGCATATCGATTTTTATCTGTCCAAATTGCAAGATCACATCCATACGGAACTGGCTTATCATAACCCGGCAAAGTCTGTTCAAGCATCATTACTTTCTTAAGCATCACTCGAACATCCATGTAATAACCTAAAGCTTGACCACCAGCTTGAGTAAGTTTAGTAACCTGACCATAGCCCATTGCAATCTTTGTTCTTAGCTGGTTTACAAAGATCACTGTCTTATCAGTGTTCTTAAAACGAGCTTTGAATTTCTGCATGAAGTTTGACTGAATACGAGCTGCGACGCCAGGCTCATTCATTTCATCTACGTTCTTTTCTGTTAAACGACCTGGAACTGTTGCAGTGATACTATCATAAATAATAAGCGCTACATCTTTATCATCTAGTACTTTGCAAAGGAAATCATCAACTTCGCCATACGTCTGAAGACGTACTGGGATGAACAGCATTTCATCTACATACTGTCTCATACCAAAGCAATCGATCTGCTGACCATTAAGACCCTGCTCAGTGTCAATATAAATAACTCGTTTTCCCTGTGAGCAATACTTCTTTGAAATATGCAAACACATTGTAGATTTACCACAGCCAGACTCAGATGCAATCTCAATAAATGTTCCAGCAGGAATGCCTCTACCATTTGAAATAACAGCGTCTAAGATGATTGAGCCAGATGGAGAAAATTGCTCTTCTTTACAAGTGAGATCCATCATTTCTGAATATAGCTTCGAAAAATCTGTCTTTTTCTTTTCTTTATCAGCTGCTGCTTTAGCCATAACGTTACGCTCCAAAATTATACAAAGTGACCGCTAAATTGCATAAACTCATATAGATATTATACAAATTAGCTAATGACTGTTTAACCCAAAAATATCATCATCAAAGTCAGATACAATATTAGTTCCAGCTGGCTTCTGAGCAATATCACACGATGATAATGAATCAATCAAATCTGCTGATAACTCAGATTCGTCTACTGAAGCATCGCCTCCAAATTTATACGTAGAAGGTTCTATGTCAACTGGTATTGGTGCAATTGGTGAGCAGTATCTGCACTTAATAACCTGCACATATGCTTGATGAGATTCAATAAGCACTTTATCAACAAATACTGTCATTACAACAGATGAGAATCTTTCAAGCTCATTGGCATCAGATAATGCAGTTGTACTATAACCCTCAACTTGAGTTGTCAATTGATTATTCTTACCACCGGGACGAGTAACTGTAGACAGCTTCTTAAATGACGCTGCAGCTGCTTTAAATCCAGTTCTATTTGTCTGTGCTAATAATACTGTAGACACTTGGCGCTTCTTACCATCTTTCTTTCTAAAGTCAACTGTCAATTCTCCAAAGAATGACACATATTTATTAATGATTGGCCCTGTGTTACTACCATTATATAGCGGACTTCTTAATGCAAGCTCTCCAACGTGATCAACAAATATAGCATCTAATGGTTTTTCGTCATCCAATTGGTATAGAACATCAATAAACTCACTTTCTGAATAAGTCTTAAATCTTGAACGATCTACAATGTGCAAGTTCGGAACGATTGATTTCTGATACTCTGGCTCTAAAACGTCGCATAAAAAGTTTAACTCATCTTCATAAAGCTCATTCTTTCTAATCTTTTGATGATCTAATGGGTGATATCCCATTCTAGTGAATCTCTGATCATTTGAAAACAAGCTCAATATGGAATACTCCAACTGATCTTCGGCAACTTCTAATGAGATATAAGCAATATTCTTTCCCTCAAGAGCATTCTTCACTGCCATATTGACAGCCCACGTAGTTTTGAAACTTCCAGTGTGACCTGCTAATGTGCACATTGCACCTTTTGGTATTGACCCAATAGCATCATCAATCTGTTCTACATATGTTTTAAGACCAGCATTATTCTTCATACTACGCATGTAGCGTTCACGAAAAGACAACTGCTCTTCTACTATATCATTATCAAAGCTTGCTTGCTTTCGAACAGCCTCAGCCATCTCTGGCGTAATACCACCAACAGCAGCATCTGAAGCCATCTTATATAACACTTTAGATTTATAGATGTTTAAGTGCTTTGTTACAAACTGCTTTCTATAATATCTAAAGTCAGCTATTGAGAACGGCTCATAATCATTTAGCTGATCACGGTATTGAGGAAACTTTGATAGAAATACTTCTTGAGTAGGAAATTGCTTGTTACTGTTATACTCTCTTGTTAAATAGTTAAATACATCTTTCTCATCTGATGAGAGAATATTTTTATTATCATCTGATAAGATGATTTGAAGCTCATTATAAAACTCAGTGTCTGAAACCCCAAGCAAAGATTTGACTATCTGAATCATCTGTGTATCTCTACTTATAATAGTGAAATTAAAAAGTCCTAGACAAATATACATCATCTAGGACTTTTATATTAAGAATAGTTTACTTATCTAGCTACTGAATCAACCATACGCTCATTTTTACTAAACAATGAACTAAGTCTATCAGCGTATGAGCTAATCTGACTTGAAGTTGATTTTAGTGTACGAAAATGTTCTCTCGACATTGGAACAAGCTTTGTAATGTTGCCATCTTCATCATTTTCTTCTACTGAAAGAAAGCTAGATAAATGATCAGCGAATTCGATGTAATTCTTAATTGTAGTAATTAAGCTTTCACATTCATTAAGGAATCCACAATAATCTGAATTTGAAACTACCATTGTACATTCTCCTATGTAGTTAGCATCTACGTTATACACACTATGTATATACCATAAGACGCTACCTGTTAACTAATTATACACAACCACAGCCACCAACTGAGGTTGTAGTAATTGTGCTTGTTGCAGCATTTGATTCTAAATAATTATCAAACGAAATAAATTCTTGATCAGCGTACTTTGACAAATGAAGAGTACCATCTTCATCTGCAGCAGATAAAGCAATAAATAAACCCCATTTACCGCATGGTGTCTGAAGCAATATTATATCGCCTTTTTCAATATCAACGACATCTGATTCTTTTGGTAATTTGTATATTTTGCTATATTTTGCTTTATTATCTAGCAAAACATGATTGGAATAATCCCTAGTAAAATCTAATGACATTTTATACTCCAATTGAATATTTTTATACACAGCATTTTAATGCTAAATAATAAGATTGTCAACAGCTCATACAATGAATATTTATATGATATTGGAGTAAGATAATCATCATTCTTTCTGTATACAAGCGGTCTATCTGAGTCATATCTAACATCTGACGTCTGAAGCTCTTCAGCTAGATATTCTTCAGAAAATCTTGACTGCACTTTAGCTGAATTTCTATCTCGCACATAGCATTGGCATGTAGAATTACTTAAGCCAAATGAAATTTTCATGCATGGATAAATAATCAATTTATCTTCAAGACCAATCTTAAATAGCAAAGAAATTAAGTCTTTGGCAAATGGAGCATCATCAAAGTAATCTAAAAAAGTGATCTTCTTATCTTTAGAAAGCGCAATCAGAATCTCAACAAGAAGTCTATCTTGGTCAGATAAGTCTGAAAAATGAAGCCATAGCAAATGATTCTTACCAAAGAAGTTCAAGTACTCAGAAAATTTGTCAACATTAAATCTCTTCTTAATGTATCGAAATATGTTTTCTTTAATGTTGTAGTCTCTACTAATATAAGCTACTATATCTTCTGATTTCACTAACGATTCATTATCTACTGTGTACTTAGTATGCTTTATCTTATAAGCAAAGCGGGCTACATAATCAGAATTTGATGAGAACACTGACATAACATTTCTTGTAATTAGTCTAACATTATAATCAGTGTCTACCAAATCTGCGATCATATAACCTAACCTTCACTATCGTCAGTTAAAGCATTCTTCAATTCAATAAGAGTTGGAACATAGTTTCGCTTAAAGTGATGCTTTAAAAAGCTCTGAAAATCATTCCACATTAAAGTACCACCAGAAAGTTTATATTCATCATATAGTGCTTTCTTCTCTTGCTTTTGTCTTTTAACTGTGTCAGATATTTTCTTTCTATGTTCTAAATCTGACATAACTCTCTTAGCAGAATCTGACATCTTTGATTTAGTTTCATCTGTAGTGATACGCTTACGTCTAGCAATACTAAGCTTCTTCCTATGTTCATCGGAAAATTTTCTACCTGAATTAGCTTTGCTAATCTTCTTCCTAGTATCTTCAGATGTTTTATGACCTAATAACTTTTCAACTCGCTTAGCTATAGTTTCTGCTGATTGCTTTCTGCCAGTACATCGTTCACTTTGCTGTCTACGATGCTCTTCGATTGACCAGTAAGCATTAGATTTATCTCTTATTCTCTGTAAAGTTTCTTCATCATAGTGTTTACCATAGAATGGATGTGCAGCGCCTACACACTTACCCTTTCTACTTATACTTATACGTTTTCGCGTCTCTTCAGTTGGTGACAGTCCTTTATTCCATGGAATGTCTCCTTTCTTAAACTCACGCCCGCGTCTAGCGTCTTTTCTTGAAAGTCTAATTCTTTGAGAATTACCTATCTTTTTTCTAGTCTCTTCTGATACTGTGTGTATAGCTGAATGCTCTTCTGGAGTTACAAAGATGATATACTTACCATATTCAAAATGCTCATTCCCATCTTCATTAATTTCAAATCCCCAGAGTTCATAGTGTTCGTCATTATATTTTCTTTGTTCTTCAGTATCACGAAGATGATGGCGAACCGTAGCATTAGGATCAGGATTATACTTTAATGATTTCTGAATTTCTCTAGAAGCAATGTCATATTTATGATTTACAGAAAGCCAATCTTCTTGGCAAGCATTGCGCCACTCTTTAATGTTCATAAGCTTCATCTCCTATCTTGTTATTAACTATATAAACTAGATATAGAAGATGAAGTATACATAACTTAACCTTCATTACTAGGAGATTCTGAGTCTGTCAGGGCTTCTTTCAACTGCTGTAATGTCGACGATGACATGCCGCGAAGCAAATTATAAATTTCATCCACACGAGCTGTGTTGTCAGTATCAATAGCCTGCTTTGATATCTGACTACAAATAGTCATAATTTCAGCCTGAGCTTTCTTTGCCTCTTTGTATCTAGCATTGAGCTCTTTAACATCAAGCTTCTGAACATCTACATTATATAGTCTATCTTCTGCTTCAGAAATAAACTTATTCAATGTGTTTAATCTAGTCAAAGATGCTGCTGAGAAATAACTTAGATACGCAGCCAACTTTCGCGCTAACAAAGTCAAGTTATTACTTAACTCAACTGGTATATCAGCAACTACTGCAGCATCAATAATATCTCTTGCCTTATCATCTCTCTTTTTAAGTTCATTCTTCATGGCTTTAACACATCTTTTGATTTAAGAATTCGATCTATAACAGCTGGAGTTTTATCATATTTATTAGATAAATCTTCTACACTAAGGCCATCATCATGATCTTCTAAAATAGATAAGTCAGTCAAAAGATTTTTAATGTAACTAGTCGATGGGATATTGAACTTGTCTTCCTGAAAGACATCCAAAAATGGAAGGAATTTATCTCCAAGCAACTGATATAGTGTATTAAAATAATTCTGCCCCAAAGAAGCATCTAAACACTTTGCTAAATTCTCTATTTGATCTTCTGTATAATCATCGTAAATTGAAATCAAATCACATGGAGTCTTCATATTCTTAACCTCTGAATAAGCTTCCCAGTCTTTTACATCATCAAGCATCCCGTCTTGCTTACTATGAGAACCGTTACTCTTAAATAGATCCCAAGTACGTCGTGAAATATCTCTAAATGAGTCTATCGAATCAATAGTAAGATCATGCATGTCAATGAGATCTGACTTAATCTCAAATGACTTTGGATATACTACGCATCTGTCAAGAACTTCATCTTCTGTACTTACAAGACGATTAGATCTAAATACAAAGTTTGAAACAGAATTTCGAATTCTAGTAAATAAAATGTTCCTAAGATTATTAGTCTCTGCATCTGAATTACTAGCTGCAACTTTCTTAAAGAAAGCTACACAGTCTGTTGTAGCCAGTGAGCATAAATCTTCTTTATTAAAGTGCTCTAAATACTTATAGAAGTACTTTGTAATAACTACGCTTGCTAATGTAGAAATATAATCCCAGCACTGCTGATTAGGTACTCCATCTGTTAAAAAATCACATATACGTGGTATTGGAGCGCTATTCGTATCTGATTTCCGTCTAGCCATTATATAAATCTCCTAAAGTTTAATGTCTAAAGTCTATACTTTTAATATACACTGCGACTAGAGATTCATTAATGAAAACTTAATAAACGATACACAGCAGTCGTATGTAAGTGTATCATTCTTAAACAGAAATTCAAGAACATCGCCATAGTCTTTTAACTGAGTACCGCATAAATCTGACGGTGGCTTGAGACGCTTAATATGAAAGTCTTTGTCTGACCCAGAATGTTTCATGCATATTCTATGAAACCCTTCATTTCCAGCTGTATCATTATCAAATGCGCAATAAACAGTACTGCTTGTACCTTTTAAGAAATTCATGCAATCAACTGATACTGATACGCCATTTGTAGCTATAACAAATGGATAGAAATTCCTTAAAAAGTCTGAGTCTAAGGCTGATTCTACAATTACCCATGGCTTATAGAATGGCTTAGAATTTACTCCAGCTCCGTATGGTATGTACTTGCACTCACTGTGATAACGAAACTGCTTGCTTGTAATTGCTCTTACTACAAGACCAATGACTTCTCCATTAAGAATATTTGGCATAACTATGCACTTACCATTATCAGATACAAATGATCTGAAATAAGCATCAAACTTATCATAACGATAAACGTCATAGCCTGTTATTAGTCTATATGGATTGTTAAAAGCAAGTGAGTATGAAGCATACTTGTTATATGGCTTATCTATCTGCGGCAATGAATAAAAATACTCAGTGAGATTCATTACTAATCACCTGCATAGTCAGAAGAATCTTTCAATGTAAATCTACCATGCTCTGCAAAATATGTTCTATCACTGTACTCCATAAACTTTGGATCGTGAGTAATAAGAACTATTGACAGACCTGTGTCATCACATAGCCCATGAAGAAATTCCATAAACTTTGGAATGTATGTTTTAGACAGCTGAGAAAACTGCTCATCTAAGAACATGTAGTTCGACACATTTGGTAAATTAATAATGTAGAATATCTGAATGATAGATGCTATAACAACAAGGATACCACCAGCAATGTTTGAATCTTTAACAGGAATCAAATTTCCATCATCATCTAGAAGTAATTCAACGCATTTAACGTTTCGTTTCTCAACGACTCTAATTTTGATAGAATAATTTCTGTCAAAGAATATCTGCTTCAAACCTACTGTTAAAAGGCTTTCTAGCTTCTTCAGAAGTGAATCTGAAAACTTATTGATTAAATCATCAATAATAGGTTTGCACATCTTTAGCACACTTTGTTCATATTGTAAATCATCTATCTTAAAAGATAATTCATCAATTGACTTCTGCGTACTATCAATAGATGATTGAATCCCACGGTACTTAATTAGTAAATTAGTAATATCACTTTCAAATTCTGCATCAATCATATTAGCTTCTATTCACTGTAGACAAAGGCTGTTCTTGCATCAACATTAACAACTGCTTTAGCATATGTCATATCAATGACTCGCAAACCAGCTGAATAGCTAACTACAAAGTCTCCATAAAATGGATCGTCTACTAATTGAGAATAACTAATAACGAACATACTACCTCCAGTCTTGTAAAGAAAAGAAATCTTCTATTCTTATTTACATCAACTAGCGGTGAAAGTTAATTTCAGCTCATAGTTGTGCTGAGAATCATCTCAGATTCACATTATAAGCAGATCATATATTTATATGAATTCTGCTATAATCACTCTAGAGTGTGATTTCAAACTACAACGGTGACCAAATAGCGCGGGACTCTCAGCAAAGATTTTCTCTTTGGTTGAAAGAGGCATGAATCATGTGCTAGCACATGATGAATAATGAACGAAATTTCTTTAGATTGAACTGGATGACTTTTAGTCATCTTCTATTCTATTATAGAATATTTATTTTATTTATTTATATTATTAATAAAATAAACATTATTTGTTCTTTTTTGAAGAAGAAGATTAGGAAGGAGATTAGGATTAAGATTAGAATTGAGATTAGAGTAGAAATTTGATTCGATCATCGACAGATGATCGATAGTTCAAATTCATAAGTTCAATATAATTATTGAACTTTCATCAATTCAATCATTCTAGAATCAGTCACTCTTTCATCCGAAAGAGTTTTTCTAATAGAAGTTCTTCAGAAATTTCGATGTTCATCTTCAGCTGAACAAGTTGTTTTTGATCATTTACAAATGCTATGAACATGCCACTCATAATTGCTTCCCAGCAAAGTAGGCCACCCTCTCCTTTCGACGCGGCATGATAACCGGATTGGCGAGTATGTGCCATGAGTGCGTTCTGATTATAGATCATGAAGAGATATAGATAGTAGTAAGTCAGATCTGTTGGATTATAGCAATCATATAGTAGAGCAGATTAAGAATGCGCGATTCAGCTCTGTGATTTTAATCAGTATGATCAGTGAATTAGACAGATTGAGATTTTGGAGTTTTTGGAGGAGGAGATTGGGGAGGAGATTAGGATTAAGATTAGAATTGAGATTAGAGTGGTTGAGAGTTTTCCTACAAAGATTTTTATCGTCAGCTTCAGATTTCACCCAAGCACGCCATTCGGCAGAGTCATATTGAAATTCTAGAAATAATTAAGACCATCCCTATTTCCACTCTACTTAACTCTATTGCTGAGTCAGTTTAGACTGAATGAAACCTCTTATGGTAACTGATGATCGTGAGGCATTATTTCATGCTTATGAGAATTTCGACTCTACCTTATGGATTTTATTGTTTGTACCGATCTTTAGCGGGATTTGTACATTGACTTTTATGTGAATTCCGTAGCACTCACATCAATGTAATTCTACACCCACACACGGGTTTGACACTGTTAGAAATCTCTAAATCAATCCGTGATGAAATAGAGCGTGAATAAGTACAACGTTGCTACTATAATATACAAGTAGCAGACGTTAAATTTAACAAATAAAAGCTCAGCTACAAATTTCTTCATAGCTGAGCTTTACAAAGATCATGAGCTACTTGAAAGTAACCGCATTTAATATAATAGATATTGAGTAGTTAGACATAGTTCATTTCATCATTTTTAACTGAAGCGCTGTAGCTGTTTATTGCTTGATTTACATTTTCATAAACGATGTCAGCATTTGGAGTTGCATCTATTGTAATAATGTTTGTATGTTTACTAAGCTTTTCTAACACTGTTTTATATGCTTTATTCAAACTCTTTAGATATTTGAGTGGAATTTCTGATTCGCAGTCTCTAGATCTTTCTTTAATTCTCTCAAGAGTTTGTTCTGGACTTAGCTGCAGCCAGATCACAACGTCTGGATATGCTGTTTGAGCAGTGATTATTCTATGCATGTTAATGTACGTGTTATATTCATCATCTGTAAAATAACCATGATCATGCTGCAGCATAGCAAAAGCAAAGTCAGAATATATTGAGCTGTCAAGAATTACAGTCTCGCCTTTCATTGACTTCATGAAGGCTTCTTGGACTTGCTTATATCTTTCCCACAAATAATACACCTGTAGAGTAAAACTCCATCTATTTGGATCTTTATAGTAATCGCTTAGAAATGGATTGCTATCAACTGGTTCCTCAAACACAGTGTAGCTATTATTACTAGCTAGCTTATTTACAAGCGTAGATTTGCCCGTGCCTATAAGCCCAAGAATAGATACTATCATACAAACTCCTAGATAAAATAAAAGCGCGTAGTGTACGCGCTTTATTGATTCAATTTACTCGATAAAGTTGTCTAAGAAGTGGTCAATGAGATTATCTTTTGCTGTATTTAAAGAATTTGATATAGTACCAACGACTTTCCCGTTATACTCAGTCTTAAAGCTGTCTATATCGTCAGCAATGATTGTATATTCAGCAATAAGATCTGGGTTATAAATACCAACCACAGCTATGCCAAGATTAGCATATTTGCTATCAACTTCTACAACAACACCAGAGTCATATTCATCAGATAGAGAGTCTTCAATATCTTGTCTTATGCTTTCACAGTCCATACCACTAAGAGACACAGCTTCTAATTTACGTGTTCTTTTTTCATACTGTCTCTTTCTATTATTTTGCAGTATTTCAAGAATGAACTTCGCTACAGTGTTTACATCTTTATCAAGACTGAATGGCTTAAGAGTGTCTATCTTAAGATTATTTTTATCAAATGCTGTACAATACATATTATTTCTATCAGGCCCACTAATGATGAAGCTTACGTTATTATATGCATCGTCAGCTGTAAGAACAAGATGAAACTGCTGCTTTTCACCAGTCTTTGTTGGTGCTTCACTTGTATGAAGAACTTTTCCGATTGTTGGATATTTACTAAAGAGCTTGTTTGTAAATGCTGGCTCATCTGATCTCTTTGGTTTGCCAAAACCAAGAAATTCATTTTTCTGTTTACCATTGATGAGTCTTTCTAATCGACTCACTCTATCTTCAAGAGTAGGTCTTTTCATACGATCACCTCTCAGTCTTCATCATCTTCGTCATCTGCATAATAGTCTACATCAGCAGAGTAGCCGAGTGTGTATAGGTCACCACATACTCCGTTTAATAGAGCATAGATGCTATCTCCGGCTTCTGGATCTCCGCCAAAGTCTTCTATAGCTTGATCACATTTTTTAGCATCATCTAATAGAGCATTAAGAGTTTTCCATGATTTCTTTACAGCAACTAGTATTCTATCAAATGGAGCTCTAGCATTATCATCATTTGCGATGCTTGTGTATAAGCCCTCATTTTTAGTTCTTGAAATTTTTAGTAAATTTTCTAATCTAGATATCCTAGACTCTAAAGTAGACTTTTTCATAGTTATATCCCCATGAGTAAACGTTGATAAATTGAAAATAATGCAGTTTGAAAGCGTATATCACTATCGAATGAATTTATTGTAAAGTCATCCATAGCAACTTTATATAGATTCATAATTGATCTAGCATCGAACTGTCTCACTATAGCATCAATGATTGGTTCTACAATATAATCAGGATTAAAGCATTTTTTAGCTAGATCAAGAAATAGACTTTGGTAGTCATCTTTGATGAGAGCTATTGGAATTCTCATAACTCTATCAACTAACTCCATCATAATGTCTTTGTGCTTTTTAACATCATTTGCTGATGCTCTAACATTTTTAGTTAGCCAGAGTACTTGAGCAAAGTACTTTGCTAAGTATACATAGCCAGACTCTTCAAGATTTAAGAAGTCTTTCTCTCCAATTATTAGATATTTCTCAAACAGTTTATGCGCGTCTCTCATATGCCCCTTTGATCTAAGAGCGATTAGATTAGCTACTTGATCTGGTAACTGAACATCTTGCTCAGACGCTATCTTTTTGAGATTGCTTATGACTTCTTCCTTTGATTTAACACTAAAATTTAATGTTAAAGATCGTGATATGATAGTTGGTAATATAGCATCTTTATCTGTAGTGCACAACAAGTAATAAATGTTTGGCGGCGCATCTTCAAATACTTTTAATAGTGCTGACTGCCCAATTCTACTAATAAGATGACATTCATCAAGTACTATCACTCTCTTTTTTCCTCTAGGCACAAATGTAAGATCTTCATATAAATCTCTAATGCTATCAACATTGCCTACTATAGACGAATCTAGCTCCATGTAGAATGGCGTATTGTTATTCACATCAGATTTGCATGATTCACACTCGCCGCAGAGATCATCTCTAAGATTAGAGCAATTTACAGCTCTAGCAAAGCATCTTGCAGATGTAGTTTTCCCACAGCCATAAGCGCCTGCCAAGATGAGTGTCTGCGGCCCACCATGTTTAGCGATTTCAAGAAGTAATCGATTATTGACTTCATTTCCAACAATGTCTGAAAATTTCTGTGGCCTGTAGTTGTACTTTGTAGTATTCATATTTATACCTAACACAAAAACCTAGTAGCACAATCACTACTAGGTTTTATATACAGGAACTTTCTTATCTTTGTAAATATCTCAATATGGATTCGAACCATAAATTATGCTTATGCATTGTGATTACCAGATTTCACCATTGAGATACTCTAACATCAAAATACATACAGCTGATAGTATCTTATGGGATAAGATGTTAGTACTTAAACTTATAGATATTACATAGGGCTCTTGTCTCTCTTATATCCATGAATGTTGTAGTCCGAGTACTCATCGCGCGAATAATCTTCTTTTACTTGATTCTTTCTTCGCTTATAGTCCTTTGACTTATTACGGTTTGAGTTATCAGAAAACACTTCCTTCTTAAAAGACTTTCCCATATAATCCTACTCTTTGATTCTAATCCTATCGGTTGCATACATCAATAATTGCTTGAGTTGTGTCGTCAAACACAATAATATATCCGCACTCAAGCGAACAATCATCTGTAATATAGATATTTACTTCATCAGCACGCTTTTCCTGAAACATCTTAAGTGTTTTAAGTAATACTCCAGATGCTACTTCAATACTTTGAGAAGTATCTTGAACATTTCCTACGCGCTTTGTTTGAAGTGTTGAAACGTGTTTAGCCGCCAATACGTTCTTCACTGATACTCTAAATAAGCCGTCTTTAATAGAAAGATCTAGAATGTGTTTTGATGATGAGTATTCTTCGGCAAATACGCAGATCTTATATAGATCATCACAGCTTACTTTAATGTAGTCAGTAAGATCTGTTCTATATTTAATGTTTGCTGAGTCTACTTCAGCGGCCATAATAGCATATTTGAATTTCGGACCAGTAAATAAAATCCTTTCAGCATCAGAAGTAACTGAGCTAATTACTAACTCAAACTCATTCTTTAGTAGAGTCTTGAGCATTGCTGCATCATCACGATGAATTGTAATATCAGCAAATTCACCAGTAGTCACTACTCCAGATCTACGAGAAGTCACAGTCATTTGATCTTTACTAAACTGAATGTACTTATCTCTAGCATAGTTATAATCTTGAGTATAACTTAAGACTGATGATATAGCATTTCTAAATTTAACCGAGTTAACTCTGCCAATTTCAGAAGCATCACCATTGAAGTTGTAGTTATTGAGATCTACTTCAACAGTCTTAAACGGTAGCCACCCACCGCCAATGATATTAAACTCATACTGACTTATATTCTTTCTAATAGCAAATCTGTTACTATTTGCACATTTCACAAGAGCAGTTAAATCATTGATTGATATAGCAATTGGCTCATCAATAACATTATCATCATTATATAATTCAGCAGAATACTCAATATAATTTGATCTATTACTGTCAACTGATTTGCAAATAAGCTTACCATTTTCTACATGAAGTAAAGCAATTCGCGATCCTTTTGAATTGCTCATTGACTTTGCAAACATTAGAAATGTTGTAAAGTCTTCGCCACTAAAATATAAGTTAGGTGTTTCGTTCATAGACTAAGCTCCAATTGTGTCTAAATAATCTGAGATTTTAACTCTGCAGTCATAAGGTATATCTAGCTGTGCGAAATAGTCGCGTATGTTTAGATCAGACGAAGTGTATGATGAAGTAATAAACTTCACAAGATCTTTCATTGAAAAGCCAGCTTGGTTAGTTTGATCTATTACGTTTGTAAATACTTTTTCTGCTGGATCACATTGCACATCTACATAAACTGACTTATGATTAGTGCAATTAAACACCAGGACCCGTGGCGTTCGCAATTTATTATATGGCTCTGATGTACTGCGTGATAGTGAGCCTGGTCTATATAGTAGAGTATTTTCTACAGTAATAGTATCACATGGGACATGATAATGGCCAAGAATCATTGCATCGTAATTAAGAGACTTAATATCATCAGCTGTTAAAGAATCCCATGAAAGACCGAACTCGTAATAACGATGAGCAACACATACGCTATAATTATCACTAGCATTACTTGTTAGCTCATCTGGATAATTAAAACAATTGAATTCTACATCATCAACACTCAATACTCTAGGAGCTAACTTAATATACCCTGTAGATATAAGAATCCCAAGAGCTGATGATTCTAGGCTATCCATACGATTATTCTTGATGTCATGATTCCCAACTATTGTATACACTGTAATTCCAGCATCATAAATTTTTCTAAAAGAGTTTATTACTTTAGCCAAATATGGAAGTGTTGTAGTATGTGAATCAAACACATCGCCTAGAATAATAATCTTATCGCAGCTAAAGTTATTAGCTGTATCTATCAAGCTCTCTAACTTATTAAGAATTGCAGTAGGGTAATCATCACATCTAGAAATTGGAGATGATCCTTTTAGATGAGTATCTCCAACAAAAATAACGTTACTCATACTATGAAGCCTTTATTCGTGCGTACTGTTCTTCTATGTCAGATAATAGCGTGCTTAGATCATTAGTCATGTCAGTAACTGTCTTTTCAACAGATTCTACAGTTGAAAGATCTTTATCCGGGTACTTTTCTTGTATTGCTTTAATTTCAGATATAAGTTGCTCTTTCTTTGCTTCACATCGTAGCTTTTCAGCCGTTAATTCGGCATGCTTACTCTTTAATAGTGCAAATTTGTCTATCAGTTCCTGAGTGTTCATACTATCTCCAGTAATAAAAAGACCCCAAGCATTGTTAAAACACTTGGGGTCCAATGCTCATGCTATTATATACATGAGATATTGAATTATTTTACTGATTGAGCATATCTTTAGTTTTCTTTACAAGCTTAAATTTCATTGATCGCTTAGCTGGAATATCGATTGTCTCTCCAGTTTGAGGATTGCGACCTTTTCGAGCAGCACTTTCTTTAAGAGAAAATTTACCAAGATCTCCAAAGTTAACTTCTTCACCAGACTTAACAAGCTCAACAACTAGTTTTGATAGCTTTGACACTGTCTCATCAGCTTTATCAACGCTTGAAAGTTCGAGAGCTTCTTTTACTTTCTTCATGAAATCTGGTTTGTTCATACTTCGTTTCTCCTTAAATTGTTGGTTGTAATTAAAATAAATGTGGAATCATCCACATTTAATATAGATATTAAGCTCTAGAAAGAGAATCTGTTAGCATCTATTACTTCGCTTGCAAAACCGTAATTAGTGCTATAGTAGATTCTCTGAATTCCTTTGTCAATGATGAATGGCATACAACTACTACACGGTCTAGCCATTCCATAGCCGCCACTTTTCTTTAATCTTACTATGTAAAGCTCCAAATCTTTATAAGATATGTCTTGTTTTATTTGGTTTATACATGCAATTTCAGCATGTAATGTATGCATATTCTTTAAATAATTAGTATCACTAAATCGATACTTATCATATATAGCTTGCATTGGATGAGTCTTAAGCTTGTTTGCTGAGGCAGCAATAATTTTATTCTTTAGAACAGCTATGCATCCAACATGAAACACATCAAACTGAGATTCATTTGCTATTTGTGCTGCTCTTTCAAAGAATTTTAACTGCTGCCTAGAAAACATAATCACCTCATAACTAACTCAACCAGTATTATACACTAAATGTGAAATAAGTTAATCATCACTGGTGTCTTTTTCAACTTCTGGAGCTGCTCTTCCTATTGATGCATAATATTGCTTTTTTGCGTCTTGCCAATCATGATATGAATTCATTATTGCAACGCACGAAGTGCCTTTAAATGAGGCATGATATTTCTTTTCACACTCATCCATTTTTTGTTTAAGTTCTTCAGAAGTTGGTTTACGTGTCTGCATGAGAATTCTCCGAGTGTAAGTAGCTGCCGCATAATGGGCAGATCTTGAATGATGATAGCTCATCATCTATTTCATTGCATTTATTATTTATAGCTGACAACTCACAATCTGTAGCTAATAGACTTACCATTGACTTGTGAGCTATTATAGCATCATCTATAGAAGTAATATCTACCTGATTCAGTCTTGATGTCTCATCAATTAGCTTACATAGTTTATCTCTTAAAATGATCTTATCACTATACTCAACAATGTCACTAATGAAACTATCTTTGTCAAGCAAAGATTCAGCTCTAACTATGATAGAGTGTAGAACCTCTAAATCACTCACTTTTTTATTACATCTCTTCATCATAGTATTTAACAAAGCTACATCATTAAGTTCACTGTATAGTGATTCTGCACATCTATAGCTATTGTCTATAGCTATAGACTTGCTAATAAACTCACTGAGTTTTTTAATGCTATGAAGATGATCACCGCATTTACAAATCTCAATCAAAGACTCAAGCTTAGATAATGATATTTCTATATTAGACACAATTCGATTAAGATTATCTAACTTAGTCTCACATAGTGTAGCTAGTTGTAGCTTATAAAGAAGATCATTTATTTCTGATAAGTTTGAGCTCACATGCTTATATGTGGTGTATTTACTGTATAGATCTTCTACTGGTCGAAGCTTACTTTCTTGAACTCTTAGCCCAATTAGACTTTCGTTTAACTGATCACGTACTTTCAATGTCGTGTTTATTTCATTATTATTTGATTTTACATCAACATTGTAGCAGTCATTGATTTTAGAAATATCGAATTGACTTCTATACGTAAGAACGTTATACAGAGTAGACTGACTTCCAAAGATTAAAAACGGTGTTGAAAACTGCATATTAAAATTAAAGTTTATGCTATCACCGTTTATGTCTATGTCACCAAGCTTAAGAATATCATTAGCTGCTGAAAGAGATTGTCTACCTACTTTTGAGTATTTTTCTCCATTCACTACATAATAGAACTTATCTCCTTTTGACTTTGTGAATCTAGAGTATTCTATTATGTTATCATCGCACGCAATAGAAACATGCATCGACTCTTTTCCAAATGAGATATCACTATCTGAGAACTCATTTACAGCTATATTGTGTATGCTTCTTAGCAGAGTGGATTTCCCAGATCCACTTGAACCAACTATTAAATTTATTCCTGGAACAAATTCTACATCACAGCTATCAATAACACCAACATTTTTTAGCTTTACTTTCATGTCTCACTCAATAAAATCTTAATATCTGAAGCGATACTTTTTCGTAGCTCATCAAGTGCAAGAATTCTTTCGTATAAGTTAGATAGAAGTGGTTGATGATTTCCATTATTGTAATGCCAAATCAGCTTGTTGTACTTCTCATTAAGACTAATAGTCATATTTGGAGTATCTTCTTTGATAAAGCTAATGTAGTCATCAAGTGAATGTGTCTTTGCATATGAATCAGCAAACGACTTGTACTTGTTATAGTTCTCAATAGCAATCTTAAGTCGCTTACTCTTTTTACTTAATTTGTCTTCCATCTTTGATCTCTACTTTGAATATGGGTTGTCAAATGTTACTAAATATAGTACGTAATTATATGCCTTCTGTATCTTTGTAGCGATGTTCTTGTACTTTTTAACAGTGCTAAGACTAGGAACTACATTAGCAAATTCATAATTGTTGTTTATAGATGAAACATAGTCCTGTAGAACCATACTATAGAAGTTTGTTATTTCAGAATTCGCCTTTTCTAGCTTTTGAAGTAAAGCACGAAGCTCTTTTTGATCTGATATATTTGCTAATGATATTGACTTTATAAATTCTTCATTATATAGACTAATGTTATCACATTGTTTAGATGATTTTGCCATACTATCTCCACATAATAAAATAACCTAGCTAGTAAACTCTAGCTAGGTTTTATATACACTATATATGCACGTAGTTTAATGCCACCTTACTGATATCATGTTATTCATGTCGATAAATACTATGCCATATTCCATGCTATATTTATCAGAGCTCTCTTTAAGAACTATGCCGACATTGACTGTCTCAGTGTCTTTTCTCTTATAATTAATCATCTTAAAATCTTTTGGCTTAAGGAAGTCAGCGCTTTGCATTTTTGCGGCTAAATCGAATTTTGAAGATTCAAACTTTGCGTCAAACAAATCATGCCGCTCATATCTAAGCTGCTTCACAGTGTACTCATTAAATAAAGTAAGATAGAATCTATATTCAGATACTGTAATATCTTCATTCACGCCATTAAATGCTGGCAACCCAGATACATCTACTAAGCACCCATAGCCATCTATTTTTCTACCAACATCATCTCCAACTTTAGTCGCACATTTGATTTTTGGCTCTTTGCACTTCTTAAAATTCTTACTAGTAGGTAATATATGAGCAGGCCACCAATCAGCAACATCAGATAGGTCTTCATTTGTGTAGTAGAACTTACCAGACTCATGCTTAATATGATTTGCATTGACTGCAGTTATATAGAATTTATCAGTACTTGCAAATTGCTTGCTTGAGCCAAAGCATTCAACGCCCTCAGACATTGGAAATAATGAGTAGACTTTATACTTAGTTGATTTTAATTCATTCTTCTTATCTTCAGATATGACTATCATATAATCACCATATAAAAATAAACGCCCATATAAATGAATTATACGGGCGTATCTAGGAGCTTTAGTATGAACTAATTGGCTTAACCCGTATTCTTAAATCAGAACCAGGACTAATAAATGCATTTCTACTTCACAGCTGTAATGCATCATCGATCAGCCATTTTTATTGATATAAGAGTCATCTTTAAAAATGATCAAATCTTCAAAGTCCTGACTAAACTTAAATGACTGTTGAGCATAAAACTTCCATGTAATTGGGTAGCTTTCTATTTTACGTAGAATATCATCTATACATAATGAATCATCTACAGAAGAATTCTTTGAACATATGCTTGATACTATAGAAGTATAAACTGAGTATAATTCGCATAAAACACTATAATTATGCTCAACAGTTGAATCATACATTAGTCAACAAACCTTACACCTGAAACCTGTGTTTGCTTTATACCATTGAACTCTGACAATTTCTGAATTGTGCACTCTACGTGAGTATGCTTCTTAAACTCTTTATCCAAATTTTCATTAGCAAACATTGAAATAGAGTTACCAGCTGTATCGTGCAGCTTATATAAGTACCACTTTGAATTTGATCCCTTGAATTTTGATGTCCCAGACTTAATCATCTTAAAATCTTTTACATCAAAGCTAACGCTGTCACCTTCTTCGCCAAGATACTCAGATTGCTTTTCTATTTCATTTAGTACTTTATATGACTGGTAACGGTCAAATGAAGCGAATGAGCTTGCAATAAGACCGATCTTTGCTTCATCTACTTTTGGCTGTGCTATAGATGATTTGATATCTTCAAAGTAATCGCCAGACTGAGATGAAATATACTCAAGCCACTTTGTAACTCTATCTTTTACAGAATCTAAATCTTCTTGCGAAAGAGTTCTCATTGATACAGAGTCAAAGACTTTGTTTGCTGTGCAATTATCTTCATCGTCTGCACGTTTTACATAGCCATTCATTGAAGTTTCATATGCAGAATGACTAATCACTTCTTGAGTGTTTAACTTAATACCCATGCCTATACTAAACTCCTATATAAAATAGATATCTTACTTAAAATTCATCTTTACAACTTAGTAAAGATGATAAAGAACTGGTCTTCTGTGACGACGATGATTTTATAACTCGTTTTTCTGTAGACTGAGATGCTTTAATAGATGGAAAGAACACTATCTCTTCAGGAGATATACATAATGGTGAGCTTTCAACAGTATATGGCTTTCCATTAGATGTGTCAATAAATGTCGAATTTGACTTTCTTACATACACATTATTCTTATAGTATCTTTTGTTACACTCAAATACTATAAATATTACCTTACACTCATCTGACGCTGCGCACATGCTAATAAATGAATTCACGTAGTCATTCATATTTGCAGAGTTATCCAGCCCCATGAATCTAATGACTACACTTTGACTAATAAGACCTTGCGGGTGAATTATCTTATCATCATGGACTCTCATTGCATGCCAAGACTGATAAATCTGCGACTCATTAAGTACTGTTGGCGCAACAAGTTTATTATACAGCAAATAAGTGAGAGGATAGGCATTCCAATTAGAAGAATCTATGTTTCCAATTGCAACAACCTTATTGCTATTTGGTTTAAGAGATATGATAATGTCATACTCTTCTTTAGAAAGCTTATGAACACTACTAGAAAGTAGATCTCTATATAATAAAGCGATTCTGTTTATGTTGTTCATACTATCTTCACATAAAATAAAATCCAGCAATTAAGAACTAACTACTGGATTTTATATACACTATCTGATATTACTTTTTAATGATCTTTGCTAGAGCCTGCGAAGCAGCAGCATCGACTTCATCAACATAATCTACAATCATATCTTCTTTAGCTGCTGAAACGCTACCAATAATTTTCTTAACTGATTTTGTATCACCATTATTAATACAGGCAATAACTAGATCACCTAGCTGACTTGATGATATTGCCTTTAGGCCGGCTATAGCTATAGCAATCTTTGACATCAATGAAGATGGCATATCATCAAGAGATTTCATTCTATTAAGAAGCCCCTTGCTACCAGTGAGTATGTCTAATGGTAATGTTCCGCCTATCTCATCGAGTAGATAGTTAGCTAAGTCATAGCAGTGTCTAATTACTGCACCTCTGAAGTACAATGGAATTATTGGTAATTCACACCATTCTTTTAAGAAGTCAATAACATTCATGCATTTGACTTGATTATCTGGAGTGCAAGATACAACAGCATTTGGAATAAGACCATAAGTATTATTAGCGCCAGTAAGTGTTCTTGCTACATTTTTAAGTCTCTCAAGAGCAGCTTTGATGTCATCTCTATCAACGTAACCAAGCTTCTTTTCTTTAGCAGTGAGTACTATTTTCATATCACCGCACAAGACTCTTAAGCATTGAAGATTAAGATTTGTAGCATGAACTAGCATTGCGTCGCGAATCTTATTTTTATCTTTAATATCTGGAGCATATCGTTTAATTATTGACTTGACTGTGTTAGGATCATCACTAGCTAGAGCAGCGTAAACATCTTCAATTGAAGCTGCTACGTTAGAAGTATCTACATCATCATCATAATCTAGTGAACCGATCGCTCCAACATTAGACTTATCGCTTGAGTTTGCTGCGCCTTTATCGTCAAAGTCCAATTCTCTAGTTCTATCATCTTCTGGGTGATCTTTTTCTTTAGCACCTTTTGGATCTAGATCTAAACCAGCAGTTCTAGCATCTCCTTTATCTGACTTACTACTTTTACTTTTAACAGGCTCATCAAAGTCAAGAAGTCTAAGTCTACCATCGCCGCCAACTTCTACATCTTTAGCGCCAGTCTTAATTGCGATATCATCAAATAAATCTAAATCACGAACTGCACTATCGATCTCTCCATCAGCTGGAGCAGTAACGTCAGCAGTAATATCGTCTAGATCAAGATCACTAAATCTGTCTTCAAACTTAATTCTGCGATGTCTAGATTCAAACTTTTCTTTCTTTACAAGAAAGTCTATATATCGCTCAAAAGTTTCATTAGTAACAACTCTTAATTTACGCATATTGTCTTACTCCATTATAAGTCATATTTCTTTTTATTTTCTGGAAGTGCAGCCCATTGATCATATTGTCTCTTCAGTTGTCTTGCTGTAACAGAGTGTTCATTAGCCGGATCATTCAGCGCATCTTGAATTTTATCATTATCTAAGATTGCTGGATTTTCATTTATGGCCTGTCTAACACTAGTAGACATAGTATCATTTGCTATATGATGTACTATTGATCTCACTAGTTTAGCATCATTTGACTGCTGAGTATTATCAGTTATTATATCGTTTGATCTTAATACAGATCTGCATACGTCTGACATATATAATTCTTTAGCTAAATCTTCACCAATACCAGCATCAACCATTGCATCAATGAAACGATAATTTGTAGACTGAGCTATAGTATAAATATCATATCTTCTTATTAAATTAGTATATGGTCTAAGTTTTCTACACACTAGTCTAACTAGTAAATCACTAGGGTTATAATTCCTAGCTTCTCTGCAGAATGTGCTTATAACGTCTGATACATCTTCTGATTCTGGTGCTTTAAACTTTAGCTTAGTAAGACATTGTACAAGCGCTGATGAATTGCCTCCAAAATAACGCTCTGTATAAATAACTGATTGTAGCATTATCCACTGATCTTTTGCATTAAATGCATCAAATGAGCTCTGTGTTAGTATATCACTTAGTATAGAAGGTGACTTATTATACTCGTTGCAAATAGCAACTACAGCTTTACAGAGCCCAGCCAAATTAAAAGCAGTTATAGATCCATTACTTACTTTCTCTGCTAAGTCATATATCTTATCAGCTATCTGTTTATTATTACTAATTTTTTTAACATAGTAACTGCTATCATCAAACAAAATTGCAACACCATTTCTTTCTAGAGCATCTGCAGTCAGTGACCAGTATGTACTATCTAAATCTGGATGTAAGCGACGAGCAGCACTTTCTTTTCCAAGCGCTTTAACAGTAACATCTACTAGATGATTTACATATGAAGTAGCATTGTCTAGCTTATTATAGCCAAAGCCTAGTAAGCTAGTTAAATTACCGCTATATAGATCGCTGCGCTTATTAAGCTCTTTAATATAATCTTCTGTGATCATATTATTTACTTCATTTGTGCTAAATAAACCGCTTTCTATAATGCTAAACATTAATGCGCGATCATCTTTTCCTCTGACTGCAAGATTAGCGCCTGCGTTAGCTAGCGCAATAACACCGTCTTTATTTCCATACATAACTGTGCAAACGACAGCTGGTCTTACCGGGCACTTTTCGTTTGGATTAGCGCCGTTGTCTAGAAGAAGCTTAATAACTGCTCCAGTGTCACCTTTTCTAGCAATGCATGCTACCATTAAAGGTGTTCTACCTTTGTCGTCTTTAGTATTTACATCGACTCCTTCATCAAGAGCAGCTTTAACTTCTTCTGGCTTCTTTGAAAAGATGTTAGCTTTTACTCTTCTTGCTCTAGTGGCTCTCGTTGGTGCTGATGGCTCTTCAGCTGTATCGTCACTATCTAATGAACTAATATCTGGAGCATTTCTTAAATCGTTCATAAGCTCTTGCTGAGCCGTACGTGGAATAACGCCGACATCGTCCCACGCGTAATCAGCATTTGCTGAAACATTGTTACCATTTTTATTTAATAGTCCATTGTCAGCAAAAAAGTTTATATACTTAGTGATATCTTTAGGGAGCTCAGACTTTAGCTGATCTACAGTCTTATCACCATTATCAATTAAGTGCTTCCATATAATATATGCTTTAGATGGCTCATTTCCTCTACCCATTGTTCTCTCAACGTAGAGTCTTTCAAGCTTAGCAACTTTACGGTCTAGCTTATATTTATCTACAAGTTTCATATCTATCAACCTCACTATTAATTAAAGATCATATATATCTTGATCTTTAGGCACACGCTCTGCTCTTCTTCTAAGCTGTCTTGAAGTAGTTGTATCATTATCTTCAATAGCTTTAGCAATGCTGCTATCTAACAAGATTTCAGGATGATTAGTTACAAATGCTTCAAGTTCTCTACTCCACTCATCATTTTCAATAGCGTCAACGATTTTATTAATCGCAATTTTACTATTTCGTCTATTCTCTGCGCCGGCTACAATATTTCTTCTAGAATCGCTGTCATCTGGTACTTCAAACCCATTCTCTTTAAGAACTTTTATCACAGCAAATTCATTATCTGTGTGACGATTATCTATGCACCATGCTAATAAATCTTCACCATAACCCATGTCAATTACGTAATTTATTAAATATTCATTTTCACATTCAGCAACATCAGAAATTGTAAATCTATTAAGTTGAGTATTTCTATCGATAAGTCTTGTAGCCAGTCTTGTTATTTCTTCATTTGCAGATTGCAAGTAACGATTGTCACACACTGTATTTGCACCGATCTTAACTTTAGCAGCTACTAACTTTGACAACGTGTTTACATCATTGCTCTCAACAGCATCACGAAATAGTGATCTTATATCGCTATCTGATAAGTTAGATAGAAATGCTTGGCTAAGCAAGTTGCTCATAAAAGATTGATCATTTGCTCTTTTACAAAGAATTCTGCATGTTTCGATAAAATCTAAAGCTCCCCACTGTATTGAAAGCTTACCATCGACAACCTTACCGCATAGATCAAGTAATTGACGAGCAATGCTGGGTGATATGTCATTATTACTAACTGCCCAATTCAAGCGCGCTAATATCTTTTCTTTATCAGCAATCTTTTTAATAGTGTTTAGAATTTCGTGACTGACTTCATACTCTATAACATCGAATGAGTATCCGCCAAATTTACAGCTATCTAGTATGTTGTTTATGATCTGCTCATATTGCTCTTTTGAGATTATTTTACGTGCATATGCAGTATAATAAAATCTATGTACTCCTTGATTAAACTCATATCTTTCTTTTGACGCTGCTAATAATATGATATCTTTATTATTTGGCACATCTTTATAATACCACTTAATATCTGAGCTTGGGTTATTAATGACGTTCTGTGTATCATTAGCAAGAATGACTTTCATTGCGTCAATGTTATCGTTTTTACATGCAAGATCAAATGCATTAAAACCTTTAAATACAGAATTCAAATTTGCACCATGAGTTAAAAGATACTCAATGATATCAGAATTATTTCCAGCTTTGGAATTTGCAGCAAATAATAACGGAGTCTGGCTTTTATCATTAGTTTGATTTACATCTTGACCAGCATCAACCGCGGCCTTAACTTCATCAAACTTTCTAGAAAATAAATTTTGCTTTACTGCTCTCTGGCGTGGAGCTCTTGCTGATCTAGTAGGCTGTTCTTCTGGTATATCTGTAGCATCTGGAATTCCACCATCTCTAAGAGAATTTATCATCTCTTGTTGAGCAGTTCTTGGAATTACTCCAACATCATCCCATTTATAGTCAGCATTAGCTGATATCATATCTCCATCTTTAATCAAGAGATTATTATCAGCATAGAAGTTAATAAAGTTTGTAATGTCTTTTGGTAAAGCTGACTTCAAATCTGAGACTGACTTTGGGCCGTTATTCATTAGATAGTCCCAAATCTGATATGCCTTTGAAGGCCCACCACCTCTACCAACTGATCTTTCTGTAACTAGTCTTTCTAGCTTAGCTATCTTCTTCTCTAATTTATACCGATGTAACAAATTGCTTTTCATAATTGAACACCCTCTTGCTGCAGTGACTATACTACATAATCTAACTACACTATTTGATATTTCTTCACACAAAAGAACTCGCTAGATAAATATTTATCTAGCGAGTTATATTTATACATGAAGTTACGTGTCTAAGTATCTATATGGATCTTCTAATTCATCTAATGATACTCTTTTAATCCCAGTCTCAATTTCCAAGTCATCTACTGGAACTTCAGCATAGTTGTCTAAGTCTCCAGAGTTAAACTTTGACAGATTTAATACATCCGATGGGTCATAGATAGCTTCTTGCGTGATGTATGCATTATATAAAGCCCCAACGACGCCGTCCATGCGGTCTTTCATTCCACCGTGCTTTGTATCTGATGGGTGATCGACTTTTTGCTTTGATCTGTACCAAATAAGATCAAATAGCTCTTTCTTTATTGCTTCAGCAAATTCTTCTCCAAAATGAACGATGTTCTTATACATACAGTCTACAAAGAATAAGTATGCAGTATCTGTCTTATCAACTGACTGGTACTTTACATTAAATCCATTTTCTGATAAGAACTGTCTACTGGCTTCACTCTGAAATTGATCAAATGAAACCATCCCAATTCTTAGTCCTAGCACATCTCTCATATATTTAATGAATTCATGACATCTTGAAATAGACACTCTCTTTGGAGCCGGTGGCGGAACTATTCTTAATGAAAAGTCATAATAGTATTCTGGTGTCTCTACACCATCAACTAGCTTAGTCCCATGTTTATAGCAGCAAGCAATACCGTACGCATCATTCGCTACACCAATATCGATGTGAATGTAGCGAGGACATTCTTTATGTGGAAATTCTTTACCATTAAGATAGTATTGAATGCAGTTAGATGGCTCATCATTACATGTCTCTACAGTAAACTCATTCTTTGAAAAGAGCGGATAAATTTCGCTATCAATGCAAGATTCAAATGTTGATCTTGATGTAAATAACTTACCTGTAGAAGCGACAGATAATCCAGAGAAATCTTGTAATCCTTGAATAATATTACTACGATAGATGTTATAGAAATCAATAGGTACTTCATCTATTAAATTTCTATATTCTTGAGAAAGCTTAGACACAGCTTCTGGTATTGATAAGCTTGGATCAAGGCTGATGCCAAGTTTTGCGCATAAATCTGCAGTACTATCTATCATAAATGGGTCGAACTTCTCATTGCCAGCAAACACATAGAACATTTCATCAGAATATGTTCCCTTTGGTTTAATATCCCATAATCGTGCCCTTGCATACTTGATAGACGGGTCAGTCAGAGACTTCTCGTATAACTGCTGAGTGTATGAAGATTGAAACGTCGATGATGAAATAACTACAGATAGTGAATGATTTACTCCGTTTTTTGTATAACGAGATGACTGTCTAGACATGATTGAATCATGCAGCTTAGCAACATCTCCATAGTTAACATCAGAGCCAGAGCTATCGCCAAAGAAGTTAGCCTCATCAAGGATAGAAGCAATAACATTCATACCGATCATATCACCGGTAGAACTACCATAGAACATTCTAACATTCTCTGGGAAATCTAATGTTGAATTTCTATACTTATTTCTACAAAAATGCTCATTGAAGTACGGAATCCCGTCTATAATAGATCTAAGTTGCCCATACCCAGTACGTTCTGCTTGAAACTTTGTTAAAGAAAAATAAAGGAATGCTGTGAATGAGTTTGACATCATTCCAAATAGACCTGCAATATTTTTATAACACGAAAGCTCATATAATTTTCTAAGCAAAATGTATAATCCGCAGGTCGACTTCCCAGTTCCTATCCCACCAGTCAAGACTACAGTAGTATACTTCTGACCGCTGTTCTCATCGAATATATCGCAGATGAGATCTTTCCAAAATGGATATAGCTTAGCATTACCGTCATGCCCGATGAAGTAGTCTTCAGAGACCCATTTTCTACATGGGACTATCTCTCTAATCTGTTCGCTATCTTTTATTGAAATCTTGTCAATTATATTTGCAATTTGATCTAATTTTTTATCACCAGTTAAAAGCTTGACTAATTTAGCTACTTTTATTTTGTCACTATCGCTACTCATATTACACCATAAATTATAAAACAAAAGCTAGATCAATTGATCTAGCTTTCTTGTTATCCGAGATCTGACAATTGAGGACCTATTTCTTTTAAGTAGTCAGTAAGTAACTTCACTGACTTTGTAAATTCAAAGTAAGTCATATTATCACTTTCTATAAAGTGTATGTTTCCATGCTTACTCAGAAATATCTGGTTTTTCAATAGGGCCTGCCAAATTTCCTGCCTTGCTTGTAATGCCGAGGCTGATGTCTGCATCGGGGCGAAAGAAGTCTCCCCAGATGTCTATTGATGAGCTATAAATTTTGTCACATGCTGCACACTTATCTTCATGAAGCAATTTAACACCAAATGCGTCTGTTAGTTTAGTAAGAACACCATTAATGAATATAGCATCTTGCGGACTTAGTGTCTCAAACCATTCAGCTTTTTCAATAATATCTTTATTACCAACATCAAGCAACGATACAATTGTATACGTAGTCAAAAATTCAGACGCCGGTTTTTTGAATATAGCTGACCTACGGTCTGCTTCTTGCTTAGCTTTTGCAACATCAGCGCCAGTTGCTAATCTAACTTTGATATCCATGCCACTTTTTGGTAACTTAATACTTATTGGATAATTATCAGCATATAGATAATTTACTTCAATATCATTAAGATCTCTTTCTATATCCTCAGTATGACCACATTCTGGGCAAGTAGTCTGTGTTCTAAGAATATTTCCAAGTGTAATAGCTCTAATCTTGAATAGAACTGCAAGAAAATCATGCTGATTCATGTTCTTTGCTTTAACTGGACAATCTACTAAACATGTATCAACAAACTGCTTAAGACCAGCTTCACTAGCATTAGCTGTTAAAAGATCTTTATATGCTTTTGTTGTGAATGGTTTTACTTTTACAATGCCATTAAATTCTGGGAGCTGATAAATAATACCGCGCGATGGTAGTAACAGATCTTCTGTGAAAGCCATACTATTCTCCTCTTCGTATATGTGTAAAATAATTGCTAGAACTAATTGCTTAAAATTATATATCATATGTAAACCTAATCAGGCTGACCTGCCTTAGGTCGTTTGTTTTCTACTTTCATATGAGGTAATCCACACACTTTGAAATGCTCAGGGTGCTGCTGATAATCAGCTTCAAGTGATTCAACAAATGACTCCAATGAATCTGTTGCGTACCTGAAAGTATTCTTTATTTTATATGGATATCGGACATGTATGCGGAAGTATTTGTTCTTTTGCTTATCGTAATAGACATCAATAACAGTGCTATCACCCCACTTTCTATATATTAGATAGTTATAGAAATTGATCTTACTCATTGGAGTGTTAACAGATTTCTTATTTACCCAATTCGGCTTTGCATGACCAATCCAATTATGAGTTTGTGTCTTAATTCCATTCTTTACGCATTCCATCTGCATGTCTATGTCTTCATAACCTTCAATAGAGTAGCGTATAGAATTCACTGTAAGATCGAGAAAGACAGCTGCCCATATAAATCTATTTGAAAACATCGGTGCATCTAGAGCGTGATTAAACATCACTCCACTCATTGTCATTCCGCCAAGCCCAGTCTCATCATCAAACTCTAAGCTTTTAAGACATACTTTTCCATCATGAACAACATTATCTTTGAATTCTTGCGATGGGCCACCAATTCTAAAGTTCATGATATCATCATCAAGCATCCAAAATCTTGAGATTCCATTTTGCTTACACCAGTCAATAATGTTATTCCTTCCCATGAATAGCTTTTCTCTACTTCCAATGTTTAGAACTTTGTGCTTATTTGGATCAAAACCAGATAAATTTTTTACTACATCATTTGCTGGAATATCTGGCCATGCTACAATATAAACGTCATCATCGATAAGTTCTAGCAGCTTTGATTTTCTTGTAATATCACCATGTAACATAAATACGGCTTCTGCAGTCTTCATACTAACTCCTTAGTTAATTTATTTATAAAAGAATCAACATGCATTGCGATAAATCCTAAATTCATTGGGCCAACTACATCATGCTCAAAATTATCACCAATAAATAAGCAATCACTAACATTAATACCAATTGCATTAAGCTTATTTGCTAGTAAAATATAGATAGCGTCGTTTGGCTTTTCTGCATCAGCTTCTTCACTTGTAACTATAAGCTTAATGTAATTATCAAGACCGAGCTTTTTAATTTTGTTAAACTGTACTTCAGCTATCATATTAGTACATATACAACAATGATGACTACTGAAAAAATCAGTAACCCAATCAAATGGCTTCATCATATTATAGAATGTATCATTATAGATTTCATACATTGAAATGGTGTCACTGATTACATTAGAGCTGTTAAGTAACTCAGCAGCTTTTTGAAAATATAAAAATCTACAATGACTGCTACTTCTTCTGCTATCCAAGTACGACTTGGCATATATTTTTCCGTAGTTAATAATGCCAAGCGCTCTTTTATGATCTAGATTAAACTTGCGTGATACCCAAGTAGCGACACGATCATATGAGGCGTTATCGCAGCTACTATAGTCATATAATGTATCATCTAAGTCAAATATGAATGTCTTGTACTCGCTCAACTTTCTCATTATAATAAGCCTTTATGAATCGCTCATCTTCAGCAATGCTAAAATTTATGTTCTTTAGAATGTGCATTACATTTTTAATATACATGAATTGCTTATCAATGAGTACTGATATTGATAGCTTTGGCGTATAACTAAAGTCGTTCACGATAAGATCATCATCTGACACATTTATAATAAGATCAGCATAGTGAACTTGCGGTCTAATGTACCTCTTTGAATCTTTGATTCTACGCTCTAGTGACTTTGTGACAGCGTCTTTCGTGTAACCTCTTTCTTGTATGTCGCGCTTGTATTTCCAAAATAATCGTAAATCTTCATCAGTATTAAGATATATCTTAACATCTGATAATTCTCTAATTCTTTGATCATATAACGCATGTAGACCAGTGAATATAATTCTATTCTTTGGCATTAGATCTTTAGGTGGATCAAACTTGCCAGTGCTATGATTATACTCTTTAAATGAGATGATTTTATTATTTTTTAGACTAAGTAAATCAACGTAGCACTGATCTATATTATTTGCAGCTGGATTAAGCGGTGTGAAATCATTCCAGTGAGTGTCATTTCTTTCCCATTTATGATACGCATCTCCCTCAACCAAAAGAACATTATTATCCCATAAGTTAGAGAGAAATTTAAGAAGAGACGACTTCCCAGCACCACTATCACCAGCAATAGAAATAAGTATATTAGACATCAAAGAAGCTCGCATTGTACTGTAGCTTAAAATCATCTAAAAAGCTTTCCCAGTACTTTACTGTTCTTTGGTAGTCTTCATAGTCTTTTGGAGTTCCCCAACAAAAGTACTTATCAACATTAAAAATCTTTGCTGATAGTCCTAGCTTTAGAATGTAGTTGATCACTTCATCGACATAGAATTCGTTATTTATTCGCTTATTATCAGCTATCATATCTTCGGCAGCTTTAACAAAATCAGATCCTCGCTTAAACCAGAATACTGCAGTTACAGCTGGGTCCTTCTCAGGATTATCTGATATAGCTTTCTTTACAGAAGCTGATAATATGTTGTCTTTATCATCAATCTTCATCCAACCATACGCATTTGGATTATCGCATACTGAGTCATTATTTGTAAATGTAAACACTATACAATCGCATGACTTCTTCAACTCTTCAAACTTTTTAACATCAATGTTCATTCCACAGTCACATGGGCCAATAAGAAGTTCTTCATCTGAATTTATGTAATCTTTTGCGCATAAGCAAGTTGAAGCCTGACCGTCTGTTAACTTATCAAGTGTGATAAACTTAACTCCCTTCCAATATTGCTTAATTGTGTCTTCAACTCCCTGAGATTTATGGAAATCTCTATCGATAAAGATCATAGTGTTGCTGTCATTATCAGCACCATATAGATTATTTGCAGCGCATACTACCATAGGTAGTTCTTTATTAGACTTTCTATCATATGTTGGAAGAAGTGGCTTTGGGACTTTATAACCTGATTCTGAAAATCTACTGCCCTCTCCGGCCATTGGGATAAGAATGTTCATCGATTAGCTCCTTTCAAAATATTCATCCACATATTAAATTCTTCTAAGTCTTCTGGAGTTCCCCATTGACAAAAAAATCTAATATTGTCTGGGCACCAAACTCTCTTATTATCTTTAACTAGATAGTTATACACGAGACTAGCATAAAACTCACCATTTAATGAATCATCTGCTTTTATAAGCTCATTTGAATAGTGATATGCAATGTCTCCTGATTTGAAGTAATATATACCAGGTGAGTGATGTGCAAGAGTCTTATCTTCTTCAAAAGAGAACTTTTCTCTAATCTCTTCTAGACACTGATTAGAGTTAATCTTACACGACGCGTATAAGTTCTTCTTGGGAATCAGGTGCGGATGAAACCCGGTATAGCATGGTATAGAGCCATCTACATCACGTTCTAAGCACTCTTTAATAAACTCATTAGAATTCCATAAGCAGAAAAAGTCACAGTAATTTATTATGGTTGGAAGTGATTTGTCAATCTCATCAGTTTCATATGCTCTACAAAAATCATTCACTGGCCCTAGCTTAATCCAGTCATATATTGGAACTATCTTTGTATGTTTTGCTATAAATTGAAGCTTCTGAAAATCTTTATCATTTACTAGATGCGCACTTCTACATATAAAGATAAACTCAGTAGAATCCTGATCATACATGGATACTATCCACTCGATCATGGATTTTCCAGCAACTTTAATGAATGGCTTTAAATGCTTGTAGCCAGCTTTAACAAATCTAGAGCCATACCCCGTCATCGGTATTACAACTTGAATCATAGTTAGATTTCCTTCTGTCTATACTTTTCTGAATCCCAGCCTAATAAGCTATTTACATCAGATATAGATAGTGACGCACTAGTTACTATAGCATTCGCTTTCAAAACTTCTTCAATCTGTTTACATCTAAGAAATGATTTACTTGCTATAAAATTATACCCATCATATGATATACACGTAGGTCTAACTTCACAGTCATCACTCATATGATACAGAGTCCCACCACTGTATATTACACAATCCGGAGTTTTTCTTAAGTTATCCATTGGTGCATCTGTTATTATGACATAGCAAATTTCATTAAACTTCTCATATAAATAGTTTTGAACATAGCTGATCTTATTACATATCAGTCTATAACCGGTTACTTTTTCACAGAATACAATAACATCATCTATAATCTTAAACACTTCATTAAGATCATTAGAATGAACTATTAATCCGTGATTATCTAGGAAGATGATTTTCTTATCACCAGTGATATGATCAGACAATTCAAGCCCTGGTCTATAATAATCAATAAACTCAGCTGTAGACTCATACTTATCAATTAGCTTTTGCTTGCATGAATCTAAAGCTTGTATTACTAGCGATGGATGAAGATGAACTGTGTACTTAAGTGTTTTAGCATGAAAGAATGTTTCAAGCGATGGCTGAGAACCTAATATTGTAGATGACTCCAAGAATTCTTTCTCAGAATCATATACTCTGTTATTGTTATCATTAAATGATTTAATTTCTGAAAGATCAACTACTGAGATATTCTTATCAGGTTCTACATCAAACAATGTACATCCAGATGATTTAATGAATAGCTCATCTCCATGCTTTATGGAGATATTCCCACCACCAGCCTGAACTAGATCTGGGCGTACTCCGTAATACTTACAAATACAGCTAAGTAAATCTCTAGTACTAGATGTCTGTGCAAATTGCGTCAATCTCATTAATCACCTCACTTAAATACTTTTCTTTTAATTCTGGCTGACCCTGAAGTTCTGGAGATACGAAACAGATCTTATAGCCAAGACTATGAATCTCATCTGCAATTTCTTTTGTGAGAGGATTTTTTGTAAACGTGTCAACCCAAACCCAGTTACATTTTCCAGCCATTGCACGTACAGTATCTAAACCCTCAAACTCAGAAAATCTTATAGCTATATTATGCTCACCATCAGATGATAGCTTATAAATCATTGGGAACGAGCAATCTAAAAAGAAGTAGTTCTTTATGTTGTACTTATGAATAAGTTCTAGACATCGGTGCTCAAGTCTTTCTTCTTTAATGTCAAGAATAAGAGTGCCATGGTTATAATTTGATAGCCACTCTTCAAAATCAACTCCATCACTATATGCTTCATGCTGTAGAATGAGCCTATCACCAATAGATCTAATGTCTATCTCAGCTCCATAATTAGTTGGCACGTTCTTTAGACAAAGAACGCAATTAATTCTGTGAGCAATTATTTCCATTGAAATCTCCTTTTGAGAAGAAAAATCTTTACTTAATTTATATACAACAAAACTCACTACGAGTAAATGTACTTGCATAGTGAGTTGCTATTTCTACTTATGTAGTTTTATGTAATCTTCTGGATGTTGATACATCTCAAAGAATTCAATTCTACCTTTATCAGTTAAAATATCATAATCCCATGTGCCGTCATCATTGTAGAAATATAGCTTAGTAAGATCTCCAGAAAGTATCATGCAGAATTCTCTAATCATAAGAAGCTTTGCGCTTAACTTCGCTTCTGATAAGCTTCTAAATCTTCCGTAAATTTCTGCGTCTCCATTCTCATCTATACGATAAAGAAAATAGTCATTTCTATCAACCATATCACTCACCTACAGCAAGATTTTACTAAGCCAATAATTTATTAGATATGTAGATGGTGACACTCTGAGCAGCCATTATGTTTCATACAAACACACCAGGCGATTAAATGGCCAAGTGACTTACGCAGCTTTCTAGCCTTTGTTGGCTTAAGGCCATTGCAAACTGTAGTAGCCTCAGCCAAAATATCTTTAATTGGCTGATTTACATTTATCACGCTATCGACTAGTACTGAGCTAATAAAACTTCTAATGTTACTTGGAGTATCGTCAGATGCTGCAAGTTCACTTACTTCTTGAAAAATGAAATCATTTACATCAAATTTCTCATATAGATGAGTAGCCATTCTCCATAGATCATTAAATGTAGCGCCTTCATCTTTAGCGTAATTCATTGGAAACTGGATGTAAATGTCAGACACTGGGTCATATAACGTTGTATGAATATCTGAAAATCCATTTAGATTAGAGCACTTGCTTGAAAATGTAAGCATTGGCTGAACAGATGCTCCAATTACTTCTTTAAAAAGATTCATACTTACTTGTAGTCCAGAAAGAACTTCGTCTGCTTTAACTAACACTTTATCATCAGTGTCATACTTTTCTTTAAAAGCAGCAAAGCAAGTAAACGATTGCTGATTTTCACTAACTTCGAATGGCCATGGAGAAGGACCGTTTTCAAACATAGTCCCTTCTTCACCTTTAGCAGCATTTATGTTTAGATCAATGATAAACAATCTATCTTCTGGTAATGCATAAAATACAAAGCAGTCTGAGAAGCACTTAAATAGCTTATTAATAATCGGCAGTGCTAAATCAATAACATCAGTTTCAGAGCAAACAGCGCTTAAAAGCTTTACCTTTACACCAAGTGAATCAACAAGCTTCTTAAGAGATGGCTTCGATAAACTGAATTTATCTCCATTAGTTGTTTCAATGATATACTCATCATCATTAGACGCGTCTTTCTTAAAAGCAATCACATCAGAGCTTTTAATAGAAAATGGCTGTGGGATGCAACTCTTAAGATAGTCAAAGTGCTCATTAAATCCAAAGCTTTCAATCATACTAAACTCCTATATAATCTATTAGTAATTTGCTGATGTTGCGTCAAATCTATTTGACGTTATAATAAACTGCGCGCTGTTATAAAATCTAACTACAGACTCTGCTGAAGATTTAGCTGTTTCATAGCCAGCGATTAGAGCTACACACTCAGCCTTCACATTAGTAAAGCTCTTAATATACTGAGACTTTACATTATATTGCTCTCTACTTTCTGGATTCATTAGCTCGTTTAATGCCTTTACTATCATAGCATTAGCATACTGTAGCTTTTGAAGTGAATCGCAGATAATGTTGTATTTATATGTTGCTTCAGAAAATAACTCATAAAACTTATCTGGAGAGCTTCTAAGCTCTCTGTATGAAGGTAACGATCCGGCAGTCGGGATTATTTCCATGCTTTCAATAAGTGAAACAATATATTTGTAAACATCTTCTATTCCAATTGGTTTTGCCATTTTTAGTTTGCCTTATTCAAATCAGTTAGTAAGTTATAAAGAGCTGCTTCTTTGTTCGCTTTTGATTTCACAAACCTACATATCGCTGGCCTTATCTTCTTTCCATATCGCTTATTTGATTGTATGATTAGATTAGCATAATGAGATGAAGCTCCCCTTATGTTTTGAGTCTGAACTTTATTTAAGAATGTCAGAATCGATGATGTAATACTAGCAGCATTATTCTTATTCACTGTTGTGAAGAACACACTATTAAGTACATCTTGTGTCCCAAGTATTGAATTATATAGTAAGTATACTGATTGATCTTCAGAGTCATCTACGTGAATAGAACCGTTGCTTATAAGACAAGTCTTTATCTGATCAAGTAAGCAGTCATACTTCATCGTGCTTATAAGCTTAAGCTTATCTTCTTTACGAAGCTTTATATACTGAACTGGTAATAAATTTTTAAGAAGGCTATCATTAGTTGTTAGATCAACGTCAAAATGATGATTATCTACTATTACCCATTTATCAGTAATAGAATTGAGCTTCTCTATAGACTCATCGCTACTTTTTCCACAGAAAATAATTCCGTTTGTATGAAGATTGTCGTATGAATTAAGATCTTTCACATACTCAAAACTCGGGTGAATAAAGCTCATAAAGCTAAGATGATCTTCTTGTATGTTGACTGATTTATGAAGTAATAGCTTATCATTCATTTGAATACTCAATCAAAGATAGTAACTTATCTCTATCATTCCTTCTATACTTCTTGACAAGATAGTCATCATATGATAAGACTGGGTTGTACTTATTATATATCAGCTGTTTATCATCAACTGATAAGTCATTGAACTCATCAGCATCATTTATCAGCATTTCTCTAGCTTTATTAGTCTTTATGAACCCAGCTCGATCTCCACTACTAACCACATAATACTTTCTAAATTCTTTCATTCTTGAGATCACTGTGCCAAGAATGTTATCTCTACTTGCAAGTAAAATAATGTTCAAGTTAGAGTCTTCTATAAACTTCAGTAATAAAGATTGCTCAAGCGGAGATAGAAATGATATATCACTAATAATGACAGGTAGCGTATAATTCTTATAGTGACTAAAGCTGTCTATCAGATTCACCAAGTCTTCTTTTGAAGAAATGTAATTGATGTTGTAGTTATAGTTATTCTTTTCAATGAATTTACAAAATGCTTTTGCTGCAGCCCCAATAAATAACTTCGGGAATATTTTCGGAACTGACTCATTGCTCATTCTTCATTTCTCTTTTCTGAATGCGCTCAATTTCCATTTGGCAGTAACGAATAGCTTTCTGAAGATCTTGAATCTCTGTGTCTTTGCTTTTCTTTCCACTTCTTAGGACATACTTAATGATATTTCCCTTATTGAAGTTGAGCTCATATTCATCAATAATGTCAATAACACTCATGTTTGCTTTATTGTAGTATGATGGTATAATTACAGATTCATCAGCCATTTCTAAATACTCCTCGCTTTACAAGCGCTAAATCACTAATAAATATATACAAATAAAGAGCATGGATTTTAATACCAACACTCTTTAGATATGTGCTGCATTAGTCTTCTCTACCAAGTTCTATACAGAACTGTGGTACTCCATTCTTATCGCTAAATAAAATTCTTGGAGTGTCTATCTTATTATTAACTTCTACATTTGTACAACGTGACTCAATAATATAATCTAAGAACTGCTTCCATGTAAATCCAGTGCCATAAGCATATTCCCATTTATTATAACCATTTTTCCACCATGGGGCAAATAATCTT